TTTCTCCAGTTTCTATTAAGTAACAAGTACTACCTGGTGCACAAGTACTATTATTGGTAAGTTCAGTTATTGAGTCAGTATTGTCTCCAAGATAATCTATAATATTATTATCTTTAACTCTTATAGTTTTTATCATATTTTATTCCCCTTTCCTATTTTCTATCTGTATAGATAGTTTCTCCTCCGTACAAATGTACGATATAAAAATTTGTTTCATCAACTTTTGCAACTTTTTTCAATACTAATCTACTATCTTCCAACTCTTTTATTTTGTTGTCTTTTTCAGTAACATCTTCTTCAAGTGCTTTTATTTCAGTATCAAGTAATTTGATTTTTTCTTCTAATTCAAGTATAGTTGCATTTAGTTTTTTATTTTGTTCTTCCAATTCTAGTATTTTTTTGTCTTTTTCATCTAAAACAGGTTCTTCTTTTTTAGGATAAACCTCTAAGTATTTGCCATTATCAGCAACCCATTGTTCATCGGCTATCTTATACCATGTATACTTACTATCTTTATAAATATCTAAGTAATTGTAGATAGCATTAGTTTTGACTGTCCCTATAACTGTAGCTGTAGTGTTATGGTCTTTTCTTACTCTTAACTCTGTAGCTACTACTTTAAACTGGTTTTTAGTTTCATCTTTATCCACAGGAGATACAACTGAAACTACTTTCACAGCAGGGTTGTTTATACAACCTAAATATTTATATGAACTACTCATACCCCAGTTGCCGTTACCTTTTGAACGTGTTTTGTTATAAAAGGCAGAACCATTATATGCAGACTCAGAAGTATATACTTTTGTTGCATCTTTTCCGTAATCAATTTCAACTACTGCCACATGTCCAGCACCATCTTTGTTTACACCAGCTTTTCCTTTAGACCAAACCATAATTCCACCAGCCACTGGATAACTTGTAATTACTAGACCCTTCTTTTTTGCTTTTGAATAAAAGTTTTCAGCATCTCCTTGCAAAAAGTTAAAATAATTTCCCTTATAGCCAGTTATCTCAGAATATATTTCACTTGAGCGTCCTATTCCATATCCAACGCAATTGGATAATACATTACAATTCTTATCTGTTGGTTTTCCTTTAATACAATTGCTATATCCACCTTGTGCTTGTCTAATATAATGTTTATTACCAGCTCCTGGTTTTGATTTTCTAACTGTAAAATTTGTCATTATTCGTCCTCCCTATCTAAATATACGGGACTATCTTGTTTTTTTTCATTCACATCAACCTTCACCTTCAACAATTTCGCTAATTTAGATAAATCTTGATAACCATATAAAGCAATACCAGAAACGAAAAGTATTTTCATGCCTGTAATTAAATTTACATTAATTCCACCAATCTCAGCAACCAAAATATCTGGATTTAGATATGAGCATAAATACATTAAGAATATTGCGGCAATAATGCATCCATATTTAAAAATTCCAGCCCAGAAAAGATTCCAACTAAATTCATTTTTTAGATTTGCTAACTTAGCCCCTAATAATATATTTGCAAGCATAGTAGCAATTAAACCTATTGTTATTTTTATCATATTCATCACCTCTATGAATTTTTACGTTAACATGTTCATAATTTATATTTATATTATAAGCGTAATTTACGAATTGAAATATAATCATATTTTTTTTGTTGTCCTCATTAATTTATTTTATCCTACTGCATTAGTTGAAGTAGACCATTCATCTTCCCCTGTTTTTACATATATTTGTTTTGCTGGTTTCCAACCGTTTTCTGTTTTAATATAAAGAACTCCTTGTATCCATACTCCTTGATTATTTTTTATCCATATTTTTTTATTTTTATCTAATGTTGTGAAATAACGAGATGCGCTTTCCACCCAATAAGATTCAGAATCAGGAGTTATATAAGTCAATACCTCTGCTGTAACTTTATAAGTTTCTTCGGGATTTAACTCAGATAAATAAAAGTAAGATGCATAATTATTTTGGTATTTTGAGCCTGTTCCGACTACAACTCCTTGACTATCTTCTATAGTATAATTAATAGAATAAAGGTCGCTAATGCTGTTTCCATTTCCATAAGATAAGTTGGCCAAAAATCCAACAGTCCAAGTTTCCATAGAATCATTGTTATACGAAGCATTATTTAAGTCAACTGTTATGCTGTTTACACCTATTGGATTTGGGCCGGTCGTATAAGTTACATTTACACCAGTAGTCTCTAAGGCACTATTAGCATTATTATATCCCTTTAAATTAAATGTGTAGGTTGTTTTTGGATTCAAACCCAATAAATAGATATATCCATCTTTATCAACTTCCTCCATATAAGAATAAGTTGTTCCATTCTCAGTATAAGAAACTTGAACCTGATTTAAAGCAATAGAGTTAGTTGAATGTACACCAACCCTTATAGAGTTATTATATATTTCATAAGAATCTACTTGAACATTTGGCGCCCTTAATATTTGAGGTGTATTCGTAATATTACCCGAACTTATTGTTTTATTTGCCGGCAAATAATTATAGCTAGTGGTATTTGGTTTATATACAACTTTAACGCTAAAAGTTAATTTACCTTCATCATCATGAGGTATATCTAAAGTTACAGTACATAAAGTTTTTTCTGAAGTGCTCATACTTCCAACCACTGCATCTCCGTATCCTATCTGCGTGCCACTTTTATTATATACATATACATAAGATTTTGGACTTTTGAAACCACTATATGTAAAATTTTGTAATCCTTTTCCATAATGTTTTACAGTAATATTACTTGTATTTGCCTCTTTATTTTGAGAATTTAAAACTACTGTATATCTGAAATTATAAGCATTGCTAGTTCCACCAACAGAAGAACCATTAGAATTGGCATCCTTTAATGTTGTGGCAAATAATTGAATATCTAATTTCATATTATTATCCCACCTTTATATATATGTCGCCTATTTTACCAAGAGATGAATCCGGCGTTCCAGTTCCATAATATGTGTCTACCGCTGTATCTGCGACATTTTTTAATGCAGCCGCAGTTGCTGCTTTTGTTGAGTCGTTTGTTGTAGCATTGTTTACTAATTGAACTGCACCCGGCGCACTTGTTGTTGCTGCAGACATTGACAATGTTCCACTATTATTATTTAATCCATTTCCAGTTGTTACTTTAACATGACCATAATTTCCAGATGTAGCAACTCCATATATATTTTCTGAAGATGCATGATTAATTGGTGCTTTTGTTGTTTCCATTTCGTTAAAATTACTGTTTGCTTTTGTTCTAAAAACTTGTGCACTATCTTGATTTTCTAAAATTTGTATTGCCATATATATTCCTCCTTTCTTTATTAATTAAATGTTAATTTTAGTGCATTAATTTCTACTGATACAGGTGTATTATTTGTTCCTGACATAGACTTAGCACCATAAGACAAATAAACAGTATTATCTCCAGATTTTGATGCTGATAATGCACTGGTTACATCTTTGTAATCAATTATATACGAACCAGAAGTATTTCGTATCGTAAGTTTTGCTAAACTAACAGTTACACTATTTATATTAGTTAATAATTTAGGTAAGAAAACACCAAATCTAACTTGACCTTTTGAAGCAGTTAAACTTCCACCAACAGTAATATAGGCTCTATCAGTAATAGTATAAACATCTCCTGGTTTATAATACATATCACTCATTGGTATAGTATCAACTTGTTTAGGGGTGTCATGATAACCTATTACTTTAGTAATATAAATATTGTTTGCAGTTGTATTTATTGTATTTTTTGGTGCAGCAGTAAATTGTGCTTCTGTTGTATTTCCATTTGTAATTGTGTTACCAGATATTGTTATTCTTTTTTGCTTAATATAAAGTGTAGTACCCCATCTCTCTATAGTTGAAATATCAACTAATTTTCCATCTGGATTATATACTCTTACACTAGAATAAGTGTTATCATTATCTCTATAAAATATGTCCATATAGTCATAATTAACAGCACTATCATTTAATGTTATAGCAGCGTTTGAACCATCAGAATTATCGTATAAAACTTGTCCATTAATATCTGCCCATTCTGTGTCATAATCAGTATCACTTTTCTTAGTTAATATTTGTCCAGTAGTACCCCCAGTTGGTACGCCTTGACCACCTGAGGAAATCTCTATATTACCACTACCAAGCACTGTCACACCATTTATTGTCTTGATATTCTCTCCTGATACTAGTGTGTCTTGTTTAGTACTAAGGTCCACTATTTGTGCTATATCTCTCCATTTAGTGCCATCATATATATACCCAGTTTTATCTGTCGTATTAAAGTAGATTTGACCTACTACTGGGTTAGATGGAGCAGTAGCCAAGTTTTGCACCCTAGCATTTTGTAATTCATTTTTGCACAAGTCTATATTGCTTAAATATTGCATTTTATCGTCTCCTTATTTTTTTATTAGTTTAAATATGCTTTACCTGAAAAGGCAGCACTGAATGTTATTGTAAGAGCATTCTTAGATGTATAAGTTATGTCACTTATGACAACAGACCCTGCACTATCTACTATTGTCACACTAGGGAACTTATCTAAATTATGAGTTATATTCCAGACTGAGGCTGGTACACTCTGATGGTACACATACGTCTTATCCCCTGCTTGAGTTCCTGAATTGTTTGTTTTGTGTTTTATGGATATCCAAGCATTATTGATGCAACCATTTTTTGCACATAATTCTACACTATCTCCTATATTAAGTACATTGCCACTTTTGTTCGCCACATTAGTAACAATATTTTTAACATCTGGAGGAATATAAAGATTACAAGTTCCATCAGAATTTATTCCATAAACGATGGCAGACACATATTTGGGTATTCCTGCCTTTTTTAAAGAACTTTGCGTCATAGCATCTATTATACTTTTTAATTCAGCAATTTCGTTTTTATTCAAATCCATATATATTCCTCCTTTCTAATAAGATTCGGATTCTACTTTAATTAAACTGTTTGATTTATCTATAGTGAAGTGTTCTCTCAAAATCCCCCCATGTTCTTCAGTCCAATAATATAATCCATAATAATAGTTTTTATCGTCTTCTCCATCATATTGAAGAGTAAAGTGCTCTCCAATTGAACCTCCAAACCAATTCAAAAGCAAAGCAACTGCTTGTGCCTGCGTTTCACAAGGAACATATTCCAAATCTCCATATGGGTCTGGAGTAAAGTTTGTTAGATTAGAGCAAGATAAAGTCATTTGATTATCAGTACCTAAATTATATGATATTGATTGAATTAAAAACTTTTCTCTTTTAAATCCGAAAAATGAATCAGTTATTGTTATTAAGTTATCTACAAACAAAAGAGGATTAAAAGAAACATTAATATTACTTGTAGTACCTAAAATTCCTCTAATTCTTAATTCATATTTTGCTCTATCTTTTGCTAATTTATTACTAAAAATGTTAGTATCATTTATATAGAGAATTCTTCTTCCTATTCTTTGTATACAGATTGGAGACAAGGCATTAGTGTTGTCGGCATAAGCATAAAATATATCCTCATTAATATTGTCACCAACAACATGGACAGAATTAATGGTATTTTCAAAATCATATGTCATAGAAAAATTAAATAGTTCTGCTTCATTTTCACTATAATCCCATAAAACAGGTTTATCAGTATCATTAGATGTAACATTAATTGGAATAAAAGTTAAATTACCCATATTGTTATAAAAACATTCTGCATTTAAAATATGCGCAATATCTAAAAGCATATCTCCTAATGTGCCTCCAGCATCTTTACTTAAAGTATAAGGCATTTTTAATCCCTCAAAATGCGCATCATAAACAAATGGTTGACAATCAACGGGGTATCCCATACCATTATCTAAACCTAGAATTCCACCTATTGCATCTTTGATATCTGTTCCCTCTGGTATTTCATATGTTGCTTCCAAAGTGCCTACAGGCCCTTCTAAATAAGCAAATTTATCTAATAAATTTAAGTTTATTTTTTTATCAGAAGAGCCACGGTCAGCACTAGAATTTCCTAATACATAAATGCCTCTAGGAAACCAATAAGTATCAGTGTAATATGTACTACTAACACCTACATCTAGTCTAAATCTCGTATTAATCCATATATTATTTACTGAAGGAGTATATTTCCCCTCTGAATTGTTTAGAGAAATATTTAAATTTCTTCTTTGTCCATTTTCATAGTTTTCGCTATAAGAACCTTCTGAAAAGAGAATGTCTTCCTCTGGAATTTCTCTATTTATAGTTTCGTCTTGATTCAAAATATAAAGTCTATAGGATGTTTTAATCACAGGAGCCTTTAATAAATTAATCACTGTTTGTAAGTCTACATAATCAGGAGCATATACATAAGTAGATTCTCCAAGAGATGTACCTAAATTGCTTAAAACTTCATTCATTATTCAATAACTGATATTTGGTTGTGAGACATAACTTCAACCCAGTTAAAAGAAACAGTATGATACTGTTCTCTACTTTCATCAGCAACTTTGTTGGAAGTATCTTGAATGTCAACAATCCAAACATTTCCCTTTCTATCTTTTAATATTTTTAATCTTCCATTACCACAGAACCAATTCCATCCTACCATACCCCCGCTGTATTCCTGGTATGTATTATCTTGTATAGTTCCTAATATAGCATTAAGACTTCCTTTTGAATAATTATTTTGTCCAACTGATATTTTTGGATATTGAGTTAAATTATCATAAACAGTTTTATTAAATACCTGAGAAGTATCCCCACTTTCCAAGTTAAGATTTAATATGAATATGTCGTCTACTACTTGATAGATTTCTTTTCCGTTACTTTCATCTATTTTTACAAAACTTGCAATAGACCATGTATCCCAATTTGTTCTAACAACATTAGTAATATTTGCTTCAGAAATATAATTGTCATCTTCTTTATATATATAATACTGATATGAGGTATTATTTTTTACATTATGGTCGACAATAGATAACCTCCCACTTGATAAAGTGGCAACATAATCTAAAACCTTAGATTCTCCTTCTAATTTATATATAGAAAAAGTATACCCTAAAGCGGTATTTGTAGTTCCATAACTATCATATAAATTTTGCATAGTATCATCAAAACATATTAGCGATACTGATGTTGTGCTAACAACAGGTTTATAATTTGGAACAAAGATATTGGCATTACTACTATCTGCGGTTTGAAAGTGGAAGAAATCAAAAGTCACATTTGGGCATAAAGTTATTTTTTTTATTTGCATACTAATTTCCTCCTCTTTCTAATTTAATCGTGTTATTTGTTATTTGTAATTTCCACCAGTTTCCAGCAACTCTTTCTATAGCAGTTCCTCCTTCAACCCAATACTTTGCGTCAGCCCATTCATTTCCTTCGTCTATCCATCTATAATCTAAATTAGATTGAGGATTTTTATTAGTTTGCAAAGCAAAAGCATCTTGAGAATTAGCATAGAATGTTGCAGTTAAAGTGTTTAACATTACATAATCTTCTCCTGCTTCAGGGGCAAAAGGCAAACTTTTATTTAAAGTTGCCATTTTTGTGTTAGAATCATAACTAATAATTTTTTCAACATATCCATAATTTATAAAATATATATAAGGAGTTTGCTCTAAATTAATATCTTCTGTTAAATGAATTTCCGTTTGAGTATTGCCAGAACCTAATTGTTGAACATTGGCTACCCCATTAGAAAGTTGAGGAGTCCCAGCGCAAACATCATATTTATGTATAAAAATTATCATCATCCCCGTAATGCCATCCGTTGCATCACTTTCTATAATTGCTAAAGGATTAATATCATTGAATATACCTTCGGCTCCATAAAAAAATGAAGGGTCAGGTTTAAATTGCATAGTTATATTATAGTTTTCGGGGTATGTTCCTATACCATTCTCTGTTTCTTGATTTTCATATACTAAAGAATATTTACCCGTGTCAACAGAATTAACCCCGGAATAAGGGTTGTTCCTTAATAAAGTTACAGCGCCACCAACAGGTATGTCAGTAACACCTGATATTATATATTTTTCTCCCGTCTCAATTATCTCTGGAACAGCCTCTTCTATTGTTAACAATCCAGAAGAAGCATCATAACTCTCTATAGTAAATTTAACATTACCAATAATAATATTAAATCCCGGTAATATATTTGATAAACCTTTCTCTATATAAAAAGAGTTAGTTCCCATAGTTCCGGGTTGAATGTTTCCAGAATAAATATTATTGTCTATTAGCAAAGGAGCAAAATCAGTAGGGGCAACCCAATCTATTTGTATTGCATTTTTATTACAATCAAGTCTAGCCACCGGTTGCTCTAAATATTCTAAAGTCTCATACTTAACATTAAAATATATAAATCCACTATATCCTATATTTTCATAAGTAGAAGTCACTTCTAATTCCGCTAAATATTGTATTCCACTTCTAAAAGCATCATAAGTAAAAGATAAGTTTGCATTATAAATATCTCCTGTATCATAAACAACTTCAAAAGTACCATTTCCCGAAGGTATACCTATAAGCCACCTATGACTTATAATAGGTTCATTATCTTCTTGAGAATAGGTTGCGTTAAATGTATAACTTTTTGTTGTTAAAGTTGTCGGAGCATTAGTTATAGACACGGTTGGCATCTTTCTAGCGTATAGAATATATTCTGGAGTCGTTTTTATAAAATCAGAATAAATAGTGTAAGTCGTACCTGCAGTAGGAGTTAAAGAAGGAGCACTTTCTAATACAACAACCCCCGTTTCAGCAGAATAAGAAGTTATTTTTATTGAATCTCCGCCATATTTAAAATACATCCCCGGCATAATATTTATATTTTGTTGAATAGTAAGTTTAGAGTTGCTATCTACACTTTGAATTATTCCATTTGTAATATACATGTTTGCTTCTTCTTGATATAAATAAACATACCATTTATAATCGTTCCCGTTTTCTAAATAACTAATTGACGGTGCGGGTATTTCAATATATAAAGTGTCGCCGTTATATAATGGCGTAGACAAATTAACTTTAGAACCATTATATCTTTGATTGTTATTCCAATCTAATATAAATAATTGATATGCTATTACACTACTGTTTGTAGATATTTCCATAGTTAAATGTTGGTTAAGAACTCTAATATCTACAGATTTTTTCGTTGGCGTAACATTTCGTGGTTGATATATCATAATAATTCCTCCTTTCTATCATAAGTGCTACCGACATAAATGTCGGTCGCCGGCACGAATGTCGGCGACTATAGATTTTTATTTATATTTGTTATTGTTCTTAGTTCATTTAAGAATTGTCTAGCGTTGCTAACATTTGGCAACACTAAGTTATCAAAATTGTAAACTTGAGTCGAACCTCCTCCGCCAAATTTAATTGGTGAAGTTTGAGGTCTCTTTAGCATAGAGTAAAGATTTGCTGCCTGAGCGTTATTTAAAACAATTTCAGGTTTATTAGAAGTTCCATGAAGTTTTGCAAGTCCAGTATAATCAACGACTCCACCTTTTGCATATCCAGGAACAGTTTCTAACCCTATTTTGCCGTTTGCAGCATCGTCTCCCGTTGCATTTTCAAGTTTTTCTAAGTCTCTAAGAATTGCTAGATATTGGTTTTTGAAGTTTTCAAGTATTTCAAGTCTTTGATTTAAAATATCTTCTTCGGCAGTGGCACCCATTTGTTGAGCAAGAATTAATCTATTTTGTTCTTTTTCATATTCATCAGCAATATTTTCCCATTTGTCACGATATTCTTCTAAAGAATTAATTTGCTCTTCTAATGCTTTTACTGCTTCTTCTTTTTGTGCCTCTAAATCAGCAATTTCTTGTTCATTGTTAAAATCATCAAGAGCCTTTTGAGCATCAGCAATGGCTTGTTCATCAGCCATCCATTGCCATCCCATACCTTGAACATAAACTCTCTTAGTTTTATTTCTTTTAGCATTTTCTAAAGCCTCTTGTAATCTAGCGAGTTCAAGTTCTCTTTCAGTCTCATCATTTGCTTTTTCTTTAGCAGCAATTAAATCATCATAATATTGTTCCGTTTCATCTTTTAACTTGTTAATATTATCAAGTTCATCTTCTATCAATTGAACAGCCGCATCTTGGACTTTCTTCATGTCAGAATTCTTATCTTTAACTAATGTCTCAAGACCCTTTTTGATTTTATCTGCAAAGTTGTTCCATTCTTTAGTACCTTGCTTGTAGGCTTTTTGAAGTTCTTTTAATCCTGCAATATATTTTTCTACACTAATAAGACCACGATTATAATCATCTTCCAATTTTTCAAGTTTAGCATCTCTTATGGCTTTATCTAATTCCTTGACAGCGTCTTTATTTTTCTTATATTTATTCCTTAATGATTCAAGTTTTTTGATATATTGCTCAATAGTTATTTCGCTATTTTTATATTGTTCATTTAACTTCTCAAAATCTTTTTCCCATTGAGGTTTTGAAGAACCGCTGCTTCCACCAGAACCTTTGGCTTTGCCACCAAACTTAACCGGTTTAGAAATAACATTCCATGCTTTTTGATAAACATTTTTAACAGCATTAATTTTTTTTGTTATATCATCCGTTATTTCTTTGCCATCTAATGCTTTATTAGCAGCGTCAACAGCGGCTGCAAAAGTAATAAATTTGCCAGTAGAATTATTTACTTGGTTTCCAGACTTTTCTGCCGCATTTCCTAATCCGTTAATTGCTGATTTAGCCAATAAAGAAACATCTTCAAGCCTTCCGTCAGCAATAGCCGCAAAATCTTTAGCCATTTTGTTTGCCAAAGCGGCTGAAGCAGCATCTCTTTCGGCTTCGGCCATTTTATTTAAATTCTTCGTATTTGCAACTAATTTACCATTTTGTAAATCTAAATAGTCTAAAAGACCATTATCCATTATATTTTCTAAAGTTTCTAATGATAAGAAACCTTGTTCATTATATTCATCTACGGCTCCAGATAATATGTCATATTTATTTTTTAATTCATCTAAGGCGGTTGAATAATTTCCTAAAATATCTTGTAGGCCTACTTTTTTTAATCCGTCTAATTTATCAACAAATTCATCAAAAGTTAAACCAGCCGCTTTAGCAGCGGTATCCATATTGATAAATTCTCTAACTATTGCAGGGAATTTCTTGGCAAGTTCTTCGTCTATATGTCCATCTTCACCTTCGATTTTATCAAAGATTTCTTTAACTCCTTCTGCATAAATATCAGAGCCAGTATATTTTTTAATGAAATCATCAATTTGTTTTTTATATTGTTTTAAAATGTCATTAAATTTAATTTCATCTTCTGCTTCTTTTGCACTCTTATAAAATTGACCCCATATTTCCCAAACATATTCATTTATTGCTTCTTTTTGGTCTTCACTATAATTACCTTCTTCTAACATTCTTTTAAATGAAGGTAAAAATTTATCCCATTCTTTTTGTAAATCTTTGCTATCTTTTATATCTTTTCCAGTAAAATCATCAATGGCCTTGCGAATATCATCATTACTATTTAAAATTGCCTTGATAGTTGTACTTTTATAATCATCAATGTAATCATAAGTTCTTTTTTTTAACTCTTTAAAAGGATTTTTCCCTTTAAATAATTCAAGATAAACATCTAAATTGCTAATGGATAGTCCCAGAGCATTACCAAAGCCCCCATATTTTTCATTATCATCTAAATATTCTTTAGCCCTTCTCTTTTTTTCTTCATCAACAATTTTTTTTGTTAATTCTAGTTGTTCTTTTAATTTAGAATTATCCTGAGATTTTAATAAAACAATATTCTTTTTATATTTTTCATTTAGTTCCTTCTGCAAAGCAACTAATTCTTCCATTATTTGTTTTTGTTCTTCTTTATTAGCATTTTTAGAACGAGAACTCATATCTTCCAAAGAAGAACTTTTTGATTCTAAATCATCTGCCACTTCCAGAAAATCTTCCATTGACTTTCGAGTTTCTTCAAATTTATATTTTAGAGCCGTCAATGTCACAGTTATTGCAGCAATAGCGGCAATAATAGGATGGGCTTTTAATAAATCTAATGCTTCTTTAAACTTTAATGTTGCATATTTAGCAATTCCAGCTTGCTTTCCATATAATTTTATAGAACCTCTTAAAACATTGATTTCACTTTTAATTAGGACAAGCATATTTTTAAATGTAACGCCTTCTCCAGCAATAGTTTGGAATTTTAATAACGCCAGTGCTTTACTTAGCTTTGTTATTGCTAGAGTTAATGCGGTTGCTTGCACTAAACTTGTGCCTAAAGTAGTTTTTGAGAATTCGGCTAAGCCATTAAGCATCTTTAATAATTGAGTTCCTATATTAATGATTACTTTAATAAAATCACTATCAACTAGCGCAGTTGATAATTTTCCCCATTCGCTTCTTAATCTCTTTATATATCCATCTATACTTTCCAAAACTTTTGCATTTTCTCTTGCGGCACTTCCATTGCTATCAAGAGCAGTTGAAGTTGCCTCAACGGCAGTTTTCCAGTTATTTAAAATAGCGGCAGCATTTTGTGCTTGGAACTTTCCGGCGATAGTCTCCGTAACATATGCTTTTTCAGCATTTGTTAATTTTGGATAAACTTCTGCTAAAGTTCCTAAAATCTCATATGTATTTTTAAGTTCTCCATTTGCTTTATAAACAGAAATTCCCATTTTATTAAATAGACCTTCCATTTGCGCTTGAACTTCAAGGTCTTTTTCTCCTTCGTCATTCATTCCTTGTAGACGAAGAGTTATAGTTTTCAAACCGTTTGCTACTTTAGTTGCATTACGAGTAATTTCAGTACCAGCCGTCATTAAACCAATCATTTGTTCTAATGAGTTTCCAGCATTAGCCATTACCGCACTGGCTCTACCTAAGTTGCTAGCAATATCAGCACTAGAAACAGCAAAATTGTTTGCTACTTCATTTACCGCATCAATTACATGATAAGCGTTTTGTAGTGTTTTAGTCGAATTTTCTGATTCTAAATTAAATGCTTTCAATTGAGCAATAATAAAATCGGCAGAGTCTGCTGCAGAAATCTCCTCATCCGCTATGTTAGTATACATGTTGGCGATTTTACCTAACTCTAAAGCCATGTCTTCATCATAACCAGATTTTTTAAATGAAGTTGCAGATTCCATCATTTCTCTTCCGGTCTTTGCTACTGCTTCTCCTGCCTCATATGCTTTTTTTGCATATTTGTCTAAAGATTCTCCAGACAAATCAGATACTTTTTTAAATTCAGTTAAAGTTTTATCTAATTCTTTAACCTCATCAACCATGCTTCTAATGGCACGAATACCCTGATAAAAAACAGTTGTTACAGACATATAAGTCGTAAATGAACGCATAGCCTTTGTCCAACTATCTTTAAGATTAAGCATCCATCCACCTTGATTACGGATTTGTGCATTTATTTCTCTAAAAGATTGTGATAATTCGTCAAGTTTTATTTTTTGTTTTCCATACTCTTCAGTTAATTGATTAACTAATCTTTTATTGCCTTGAGATGATGCTTGAGTTATTGCAATTTCAAGTTTAATCATACTTTCATAGGTTTCATCTATTTCTTTTTTTAATCCTTCGGCTTTTTTTGTTTCTGCAGTTTTTCTTAATGAATTTATACCTTCATTTAAACGATTTATTCTGTTATAAGTCTTCTCTGCAGATTCTGATAAACTACCAAAATTATTTTGAAGTTTATAAGTAAAATTCTCTTTCCCAGTTTTAGTTATTTCCTTAGTAATTGTTAATACTCTACCTAAACTATCAGTATATTTTTGAACATTACCAACTTCGCTATCAAAACTAAACTTTTTAAAATCAATTCCTTCTTTGCCTAGTTTTTCAACTACTTTATCCATGTTATTTCCACTGTTACTTATTTGGATAGCATATCTTTCAGCAGCGGCAGTCGCTTTGTCTAATGCTTGTTGATTTTGTTTTAACTCATTATTTAAGGCTTTAAAATTCTCGAGATTTATATCTTCATCATTTAAAATAGCCTTTATTTTTTCAATTCTTCTTGAATAATTATCTATCTCTTTATTTAAATTTTCATAAGTTTTTTTAGACTCAATAGCATTTTTATTCATGCCTTTATTATCTAATAAAGTGACTAAATTGTTTAATGTATCTTTAGATTTTTGTATTTCTTCTTCTGCTTTTTTAAAGTTTACAGAAACATCTTTGACTTCTCCATTAACTTCTCTAATTTTTACAATCATATTTTGAATATGTGTATTAACAGTTTCTGTGCCAGTTATTAAACTTTTAGTTATTTCTTTAGAGTCTAAGTTCAAAGTTTCATCATAAACTTTGCTGCCATCTGTACTTATGCCTTTACGGCCTCCAGTTGAAATTCCACCTTCGGCTTTTTCAGATACTTTAATGGCTTTGTTTTTTTGTTCAACTAAATTTTTAAGAACTTCAACTTGCTTTTGCATAGCATCTGTTTGAAGATTTATCATTTTTGTTTGTTTTTGAATAGAATCATTTAAACTGTTTAATGCTTGTTGTTGTTGCTTTAAAAGTTCATTGAATTCTTTTGTAACACTTTTACTTTCTTTTTTTTTCTCAGTATTTTCTTTGGTGCTTTTGGTATTTTTTTTAGTAGAGGCATCTTCTTCTTTTAATGCCTGTGCTCTTTCAAAAATAGCATCGACCAATTCTCCTTTGTTAATTGAACTCATGAGTCACACCTCCTCCCTTTATAAAATTCCTTTTTTTATTAATTTTTTAGTTGCTAAATCCACCAACATATCAAATACTTCTTTTTCAAAATCTTCATCTGGTAAAAAGTCATATCCTGGGTGATATTTTTTTTTTAATATAGTAAATCCATCATTAAGCCAATAAGGCAAATTTTCTTTTACTTCTTCGTCATCAGGAGACGGACTTGTCCAAGGCCAACTTCTATGATGCCCCAATTTCTTCATGTAAGGCTTCCCTCTTCTTGAAACCTTCATTACCCCATCAAAAGAATGTATTTCTCCTGGGTTATAAAAATCAGTATCCCAATCATAACTTTCAGAAATATTATATTTAAAATTTTCAAACGCCCTTTTCAAATCTCCGGTTCTGTCATAATATTTAGAAGGACGGCTTAAATAGATTTTGCGATTTATAGCGCTTACTATATCCTTAACCTCATGCTTTTTAAAAGACTCCATAACCTCTATGAAAGCATTATCTAATTCTTGTTCTATTATTGCTTTTAAGTCATTCATATGCTCGCCTCCTCATTTTTGCTATTTTCTAAAAAAAAAGACGAGTATATAAACTCGTCTTATTATTCTGTTTCTTCTCCTGTCGTAATTTTAGAATATTCTTCTGAGACATTTTTCCAAGTCTCTTTTAATTTTTCTATATCTACTTTTGATGGGATTAAATTAATTATTTGATTTAAAAATTGATAAATTAATTCATCGACTGAGTCTATTTTTTCACAAACTTCTCTTGCTAATTTATATGCTTCTTTTGCATTAATAATATCTTCTCTTAAAAAATTGTATATACCTTTATTAAAAATTTTTGTATGTAATTCAGCATTAAAGTTTTCTATACATAAATTTCCCAAATTCATGTTGAATGACCTCTCAGCAAGTATAGGATTTTTATGTAATCCTACAATATTATCTATTTCTCCATCTAATCCATTATTAAAAATTTCTATATAAGATTTAATTAATGTAATAAAATCTTCTTCTGTTAAGTTTTCTTTATAATTAAACTTAATTCCATCTTTATTATATTCTTTCATTTATTTTTTTCCTCCTTATTTTCTTGAATATATGCTAAACCTAAACAAATAGCCTCTGCTTTATCATCATCAGTTTGCCTAGTTTTAGTTTCCGTTTCATTATATACAAAGTCAAACCCATAAATTTCATTGACTTTATTAACTGCGGCTTGCTTCTGATAATCTCTTTTCATACCTTCACGAGTTCCATTATATAATCCTATTATAGACCTCCAAGCACTAGGATTGTATAAAGCATACTTTAGTTCATTTTCAAAACATAAACTTAAAACTACTCCTTGCAATATACTTAAATCTTTTCCTGTCTTTAAATTATTGTGGTTATTTAAAGGAACATCTTCAAAAACTACAACATTAATTTTAGGAAACTCTAAAATCTTTCTGTATATTTCTTCATATATTTCCTTCATTCTTTCTTTAGCATCATCTTTTGTCGTTCTAATTACGCCATAATTTAAAAGATTTCCTTCAGCGTTAAATAAAGCCCATCCGGTCTTTTTTGTTGCCATATCTAATGCTAATATCATATTCTAATTTCTCCCTTTTTACTTTTTTATATATTTCTTTTTTAAATTCTCATATTCTCTTTCAAACTCTAATTTCTCTTTAATATATCTCCACATAGTTTCTTTATATATTTTGCTGAACACAGGTATTAATAACGCTATGCCAAATAAAATTAAACAAGTCATTAAAAGTTCCATTTATTTTATCTCTTCCTTTTTAATATTTTCTTTTCTTCAAAGTTATATAATTCAGGATTGATTCTATTTATATTTCCTTTGTTATCAGTATATAAATCTATCAACCAAAACCCCATTTCTGACTCCATACCCATTGCTTTAGCAAAAGGAGTATACCCTTGCAAACTAGGAACATTGAAACAATAAATATTTCTATTTTTGAAATATCCACTGTAATGAAAATGTCCCTGCAAAAGTATATCTGGTATTTCATTTATAGGTAAAGTTTCACAATATTTTTGAAGTTTATAAGACTTGCTATAACTTGCAGAACCAGCGCCATGTCTAAGTCTTATTTTTATCTTTTCAAATTTTAAATCAGCCAAATCCTGCCCTAAATAAATAAGTTCAGGTCTCTCTTTTGATATCATTTTACCCACATCTGCTCCGCAAGTTTTAACAAAAGTTAAGTCATGATTCCCAGTAATAAAATATGTTTGCAATTTACTCTTAGGATAATTGTTTATTACATAATCAACTTGTTCCATACCTAAAGCCTTAACTTGGTATATATGGTCAGGTCTTTTATTATGGAAGTCTCCTTCCAATATATCTCCTGAATGTGTTACAAAATCACAGCCTTCTTTTTCTGCAATATCGTAAGCATGTTTGATTAAATCTAAATTATCCCACTTAGAACCACAATGAGTATCTGATAACGCTAAAAATTTAATATGAGATTTATCCTTCGGTATAAAGAATCCTTCTTTATTAACTAAATCATTTTGCGTTTGAACTATCTTTCTATCAACACAATCAATGATATATCCACTCTCTCTCATCAAATGAATTAATCCCAGAACTTCATAATCTTTCATTTCTAAAATTTCTGCAAGTTCATCAACTGTTTTTTCTTTCTTAGTTAATTTATATATTTTATCAAACAATTCTTTATAATCCATCATAAACCCCCTATTTTTCTACTAAGCAATTTATTTTTTCTTCAATAAACCATACCAGCTTATGTGTTAATTCTTCATTTATTGTCTCTTTAATATCTTTAAATTCAATACTAACAAATCCAACGGGTGCACCATTATCGTCTTTAATTATATAATTGTAAAGAGACCTCATATTCAAAGACGCACATATTGAATACTCTGGTTGCATATATTTAAACTTTTCAAAATCATCAACGACAAAATAACCTTTTTCTAACAATTCCTTAATTAAATTGGGTAATATACTTAAAGGTAATTTCTGTAGAACATTTTGTTTTCTTTCCACCCCATATCTAACAACTTCATAAGAAGCAGACATTCTTAGAGCGCTTCTGCCATTAGCAAAATGCTCTCCATTGTGAAAATCAAATACTAATATTCTATCGGCTCCTAAAGCCTCTTTAATATGTTCCATTTTTGTCAATATTTTATTATCAACATCAGATTGCTTGATTATTTTTCCCGGAACATTTGTTTTTTTATGGTCAAAATAATCGTCCATTTTCTTTTTAAAAGTTATTAAGCCAATTACAACTGCTGCAATCATAGAGCCTATAGAAACAGCAATATTTTGAACTATCTCCCAATTCATAAATTTTCCCCTTTCTATTACACGAATTTCTGTACTGCCCAGAATATAAGCCCACTCGGGAATCGTGATAAAAAAAAGGAATATTATAATTCTACAATATCCCCTTGTTTATAATTATTTTTCTCTACTATTTTGTAGTTATTGCCATCTTTTCTTGCAATATAAAAGTTAGCAGTCGCCAAAATCACAATCGCTTGTTCTTTCTTTTTTGGCTCTTCTTTAACTATTTCTTCAGCAGAGTTTTTTTCTACAGCATCTTTTTCTACAAGAATATCTTCATTTTTTTGAAGTTCTTCATTTTTTTTAGAATAATTTCTTTTATTAGCCATGTTACTTTCCTCCTCTGCTATTAAAAATGGACACTTTTTATATCCATCTGTATGTACTACTTTTTTCTTAGTTTTGCATAATCTTTGATATTTACAATATGTATGGGACTTAGAACAAGTTAAATATTGGTCTAAGCCCTCTTTTACATATTGTGCATATCTACAATAAGATTCCATTAAGCGCTAGTTACTGTTGCTAGAATATTAGCATCTATTTCTGGTTTTGCAGTTATAGTTGCACTAATAGTTACATTACCTTCTGAAGCAGCAGTTGCTACATTTCCAGAAATTGTTACAGCAGCGCCACTAGATGCTAGTGTTATATCTTCAGATGGTGCAATAAATGCAGCGCTTCCATCATTAGGAATAGCATAAACTGTTAATACTTTAGTATCTCCTTTTTTCATATTAAGGTCTCCACCTTCAAATGCTAAACCAATAACATTATCATACCAATTTGCATTGAAAATTCTTTCAATTATTTTTGCATAGATAGATTGTCCACCAGTACATCCACCTTCATTTTGAGTAGTTGCTAATGCTCTGATTGTTAATGGAGTTTGAGAAACACCATCAGCAGTCATACTTAAAGTAAATTGTCCAGTCATTGATGCTTTTGGAACGATAATTTGAACAACACCGATTTGGTTAGTTGTAGAATCAGAACTACATAATTGCGCTTCCATTACTAATCTAATGTTAGATGGTAACATATCTGCATTAATAGTGATTTGTCTTGCTGAAGAAACTTGTGTGAAGTATCTTACGCAAACTGTATCATTGTTTTCTGCTTCTCCTATATCAAAGTTGTTACCACTAAATACTACTCTTTGAACAGTTCCGTCTGCCTTAGTTACCCAACCATAAATAGTTGAAGTTGATAATTTTAAAGGTGTTCCTGTTTGAACAGTTCCTTGTCCATTAGTTAAAGTTACACTTTCTTCAACAAACATATCTGCACCAGTTTCAGGAGTTGTACCTGTATTAAGTGCTAAGAATTCTAATGAAAATTGAGTTTCATTAATTGTGATATTCATTTCTGCAGTATGATAATAGATATATTGTAATTGATTTCCTCTACCACCACGAACATCTGTATTAGATAATGTTGTTTCTATAGATGAATCTATAAGTGTTTTACCTACGAAAAGTAATGAGTCACTTGAGTCATATCCATAAACATCTGCAACTGATACTAAAAACTTTTTCATTTTATTTCCTCCTTTTAATTTTTTTTATAATAAAAAGGTTTTAACCCTTTATTACCTCTTTGCCCCATTAGGGTTATTGATGCCATCAATTTTGCTTTGCATCTCATCTTTGTCAATTTTAACATCGCCGTACTTATCTTCTTGAGTTAAGTCACTCATCCAATGTTTTATTGAATTTTTGTCTTTAAACTCAACAAAACCACTCATAGAAGCACTTAGATAAATTTCATAATGCATTTTGTGGTCTATTCTACTTAATATTTTAGAAAATTTTCTTATAGTTAATTTATATATATCTTCTAAATTTAAACTTGAAGATATTAAAACACAAAGCATTTGGTCTTCTAATGAGCACATTTTATTTTGATTTTGTTGCATTTTATATTCTTGTGCTTTTTTTAAAGCATCTCTTATTTCTTTTTTTACCGTCTCATCTATTTGTTCTATTTCATTTTGAATACAAATTATATTTTTAATTTTATCAAAATCTTCGCTAGTATATTCTTCTTCTTTAACAGAAAAATATGCCTTTTCTCCTTTTTTATAAAATTTTAAATCATCTTCTTTTTCTATCTTCAAAACCATTTTTAAAAGCATAAAACATAGATATAAAGCAGGAGACTGCTCTTCTTCCGTTAAATAAAATAGATATCTAAGATAAGACATACTAATAATTTTTGGATTAGGTATGCTATTTTTTTCATACAATAAACAAGTAACATAAGCATGAAAGTCTAAATAATGCCTCATTATAGCAGGATATATTTTCAGCCCTTTGTAAGGAACCGGTTCGTCATAAGTTAAATAAAAATCTAGTTCGCTCATAGTTATCCTATATTTAAAGACATTGTTAGCATTTTACCTTTATAAGGTTTCATACCTATAGAAACTATTTCATTGTTACGGCTTCTGCTATTATCAAAATATAAGCAACCCATATTACTTATTTCTGCACCATTCAAAACTCTCAAAAGAATTTGAATAATATCATCTACCCTAGTTGTATAATTTGATAAATGATTAATTTTTGAATGAGTAAAAACTTCAAAATTTATTGAACAAATTCCAACAGTTCTATTTGTAGGAATTAACTCTAAAGGATATATTCTTAAATAAGTAGATTCTTTATAAACAGAATCATCCATAGTAAAATCCATAAAAACATGATAATCCTCTTGGTGTTCTCCTCCTGGATAAATTAACGATGCTTTTTCTTCCATTGTTAAATTAGGCCTGTTCCAAGCATCGGGTTCATCATATTTAAGTAATTTCCACAATTCTTCCGCTTCTTCACTCTTCATTAATAATTCTATTATTCTATATGTAAGTTTTGGCAATTCAGCATACTTTGCATAAGGGTCTTCAACTTTCATTTGCATTAAAATAACCCCCTTAATTTAATTTCCACATCTTTTACATGCTCTCCATCTTTACATCTTACAATAATTGGATAATTTACAAACATCTTATAATTTTTAACTATAAAATGATTGCCATCAATTACATTAATAGCATAATTTTCTCTTGGGACATTAGAAGAATAATCTATAAATTCAAATTCATCGTTTTGTTTAATCCCATTTTTATATAAATAACAACTATATTCTAATTGGTTTCCTTGTAATATGTAATATTGGTCTGGAGAAATATCTATAGAATAATCATCTTCCACAGGCTCATTTGATATTTTTACCACCATATTTTCAAAAACAGAATCATTATCTTCCATAGAAACAGTAACGGTTACTTCTCCTTCTGCTAAGGATATGTATCCTCCAACCTCACTAATTTCTAAAATTGTTTCGTCTGAACTTTTCCATATCACGGGTTTATCAATAACCTTACCATTTTTCATTACAGTAGCGGATAAACTGCCGCTTGTACCAACGGCTAAGTCTGAAATTATATTGTCTATAGATATAGAGAAATTATGCATATATGCATTAGCAAAGCCATTTTCTAAATCATCATATTCTGGATTGATTTGGTAATGTTGAAAATAAAACTCAGTTAAAGTTGGAGATGTGTCATCCATAGTATGAGTATTAAGTTCATTTTTCATTCCGCCAGCATATAATCTTATAGCATATCTTTGATTTGGTGCACCAAATAAAAATTTATCATTTGGTTTAATAGTAGTTGTTCTGCTATTTCTTTGACACCAAATTTTTTGTTCTTCTTTACCAGTAGTTATAGGCGGCGTATCAATGTTATTAGTAAATCTCAATGTTGTATCCATAATGCAAGGTTCATATATTTTATTGCCGTTCTCGTCAAAGAACCTTAAAACATTATTACACCTTCTAACTTCACAGGATACCGCCATATTTTTTGTGTTATCAGTATTTATAACTAACCAATAATCTTCTCCCCATCTAAATTTCATCCCATATGTAGGGGTAGGAAAATCCGGTTTAAATATAAATATTTTATATTCATCAGAATTAACCAGCATAGAAGTATTATAATCAGTAACACTATCTACTCTAATTTCTGGTATCATAATGAATTCGTTTGAACCATAATTTAATTCAAATTCAATTTCATTATAAAAAATGTTCGCAGCATTGTCGAACGAATGTGCCATCATGGCACTAAAATCATTTATATAAGAATCCTTAGGTTTTTTAGAATAAGAACCTTTCCTATAAGCATCATAGTATTTAAGCGTCATTAAAGACCTCTGTTTTCATTTTTTCAATTAAATGAGTACAATGGTTTACCATGTATTTAACTCTATCGTGCTCATCTTTAGTAAAGTCTCTCATTCCATTTAAAATCATTGCAAGTTCATAATAATATTGATTATCTATCCATATTTTGCTAGCACCTGAAACTTTTGTTATCAAAAAAGTTAAATGCTTTTGATAGTTCTCATATGCCTCTTCTGGAGTATAAACAATATCATTATTGATATCTTTGCCTTCATATATTGGTAAAAGTTTCCAACATTGATTTCTTAATATTTTTAAGGATTCATTTATCGCTATGTCGCCTAATTCAAAATTATAACCCATAATTGTCATTCGCCCATTCTTTCCAAGGATTATTTCTTAAACCATAACTTGTCTTTTTATAAGAAACATCCTCATTCATTTGTATGCGGCGCTCCCTCTTGGCATTTAGATTATTTGCCTCTGAATATCTATGGGCTTCATTTTTATTTTGCAACATAGCAGTTATTTGCCTAGTATCGTTAATTTCTTTATCTAACCACATTATATCAGTATAATCTGCTATAATTTCTTTTTCTCTGTCGGTTAGTTCAAAATTAAAGGAACGCATATCGTCGTCTCTATCAGAAAGGTTTTTGACACAGTTATCAAAATTAGGTAGCCCTCTTATCATGAAACCATCCATTATAGTCTTAAATGTGTCCATAGAACCTTTAACATAATCATCATAAGAGCCATATTCTCCGTCTCTTATTTTATTAAATTCAGGTCTAGTTACAGGGTCTACAGGTGGTGTTTGTTGAAGACATGCCTGTTGGTATTCTTCATATGAACTGCTATTAATTACTAAATCATAATTATCTTCCGCAACTATGTTATTCGCAAGCATATTTAATTTATAATCCTCTATAGTAACTAAAGCAAGGTCTATAATTTCATCATAGGTTGTGTTCATATTCTACCTCCCTATTCCATTAAATTTTTACCATTTTGTATCTTTTCTTCAATATCAATATTTAATTCTTGATTAACAATGTAGATTAAATTTCTATCTATCTTTTCCCCTTTAATTATTTTTTGAATTAATATATCAGCAAAAGACTCCTGTTGGCCTCTTGGTATTCCTTGAAATATCTTTTCAAAAGTTTGAACATCTTCTTTAAAAAGTTGAGATAAACCTTTATAATCTAAAATTTTTTCATAATCTTTAGTAAGTCTTTCGTTTTGTATTATATCTTCATCATCAATAAAGACCTTGCCGCCCTTTATAAATGATTTGTTATTTTTTATTATATTTTTTGCATCAGAATAAGGTATCATTTGTTCTTCTCCAAATTCATGGAATGTATAAATTTCTCCTCCGCCATTTCTTGCAGTTGATAAATTTAAAGTTCCAAGACATAAAGATATAAAAAGAACATCTCTATCCATCCCTAAAACTTCTTTTTTAGGACTTTCAACAGATAAATTAGCGTTAACTTTACTCATCATCTCATTAAACAATTCTTTAACTTTATCTTCATCTAAACCTTGCTCTTTTGCCTCATTTGGTTTGTCTTTTTCATCGGCTTTTACAATTTTTAATATCTCAGCCAAAGTATCTTCTATTGTTTTAACTTCTTTTTTTATTTTTTTTATTTCATCAGTATTATTTGCCATTTTTTTCTATTTCTCCTTTTTTTATTAATAGGAGCAGAGAGGGTTTCCCCTCTCAAACACCTGATTATATTACGCTAAGTCGATTTCTCCAACTAAAGCAGTTGTAGCAACACCTACACCGTAACTCTTATAAAGAGTAGCAGTTTGTAGTAAGTTAGCATTGTCATAATTTCCATCAACATTTGATAATGTTGAACCTTCAACGAATACTTTAACTACTTTATCAGTTCCTGGTGAAAGAACATAAATTTTATCATCTGCTAATTTAACTGCAAATTCAGTTGTATAGTCAGCGATTTGTTCTAATTCAACACAAGGTACTCCAAAGAAATCTCTTAAATATCCAACTTTAACATATTCGTCACCTAAAAGGATACGAGTGTTAGTTGATGCTGGTAAAATTTTGCTTAATGCTAATTTAGTTCCTAAGAAAATTGCTTTCTTACCACCATTCCATGCTTCAACCTTTTGTGCTAAAGCGATTGCAGAATCTTGAGAGAATCCTGTAACTTTTAATTGTCCTGCCCCTGCAGTTGCTGGAAGATTATCCATAGCAGCAGCGAAAGCATCATAAATATCATATCTCATTTGAGTTTCTACAGAAAGAACTACTTTAGACATGAATTCTGCTAAACTATAAGTTCCTTTTAATACATCATATAATGCGATGTCTACAGAGATAGCATGAACTTCTGGAACAATAGTTTTTTCACCCTTATATTGTCTTACAAGGTCATAAGTTCTTCTTGCTCTTCCACCTTTTGCAACAACAAATAGGTCTCTTGGTCTCATATCAACTTTTAGACTATCTCCCCATGCTCCATTTTTAATTTCTGCAATTGTTCCTAAATCTTTATATAAAGTATCAGCAAGAACTAAGTCAGTCATTATACTAACGATAGCAAATGCGCTTTCTTTAACATCAGTGAACATGCAATATTGTTTTAAATCCATTTCAGGATTAATTTTTCTACCAGACATATTTTCTATTTCTTTAGTAAAGAATTCTAAAACTGCTTTGTCCATTTCAGCGAAACTTACGCCTTTTGAATTAGCACTTTTACCATTTTTGTAACATTCAAAATATTCTTTGATTTGTGCATATGAATTTCTTCTAGTTTCATCACTGAATTTCATAATTTCGTTTGGTAATCTGTTCATATTTATTTTCCTCCTTCTTATATTTTTTTAAAAATTAGTTAGCAACACATTCAAGTTTGTAAGCAACTATTCTTTGAGAACCAATAGCATTAGCGCTTGCAACTGAAATGTAAGTTGGTTTGATTATTTTGAAACTTAAAGCATTTTCTGTTTGAGTGTTTCCAAATGCTAATTTGAATACTCCATTAGCAGCATTAACATATAATGTAGTTCCTTCATTATAAGTTCCTTCGATTCCGTCAGCACTAATAGTGATAATATCTCCTACTTGTGGTTTAAAAGCACTAAATACTAATCCTTTTGGATTTGTAAATGCTCTTGGGTCTAAAATTCCTGGTTTATATTGATTTCCTGTTGCATCAGTTAAAACTGTATCAATTGGGCTGCTAGCCATCCATAATCCTTTAAGGTTTCCTTCTGCTGGTGCTGCTATTTCATAAACTTGCTCAGAATATTCATCACCTTTAGCAAAAACTGAACCATTTTGTAAATCAGCATTTTCATAAATAAAACTACCATTGTAGATATTTACATTTGTTGCTGCTGTTAAAGTTTGTTCTAAAACTGCGTTCATTTTATTTCCTCCTCTTTATATATTTTTACCATAAACCGTTTGCTTTCTTTTCAGCATTATCGGTAATAGCCATCTTTGTGTATGAAGTTTTATCTTCATCTTTTGCTTCTGTCATTTTTTCAAAAGCGCACGCCTTTACTTTATTTTCAAAAGCAGACATTTCTTCAAGAGAATAATTCTTTGCATCTTCTCTTAAATTAGAAATTTCGTCTTGACTCATTACATCTACAACTTTACAAAGTGCAGCCTCAACTGCTCTCGCTTTGTCTTCTTCTTCATATTTGCAAAGTTTTTCATGAAGAGCACAATTCTCTGCTTCTAATTCTTTAATTCTAGCGTCTTTTTCATCTAAGTCTTTTTCTTCAGATTCTTCCTCAGAAGTTGCTTCCATTTCTTCGCCCTTTTCTTTTTCTTTATAGTCGTCTATTTCAGAGCGTTCGTCTTCTTCTTTTTCCTTTGCTTCTTCTTTGGCATCATCTCTGTCAGACTTTTCATCTTCTTTTTCAGAATCCAAAGTTTCCATCTTTTCTTCTTTTTCAACTTCAACTTTTTCATCTTCCATTTTCTTTTCTTCCTCTGGCATAGATTTACCTCCTTCTTCATTTATTTCAAAATTTTCTGTTGAAAGCCCAAGTTCTCTATAATGTCTAAGTAAATGTTCTTTAACTTTTCCACTAACAATTCCTTCCTGTGATGCTCTTTGAAAAGCAGCAACTACACCTTTAACATTCAACACTAATTCTGACCCTTTTATAGTGTGGTGAGGATATTTCAAATGTTCGCTTGGAGCATCTTCATAACCGCTCTCCACAATTAAATAAGCCTCATTTAATAAACTGCGCTTATTATCTGAATTTAATAGAGGCTCATATAGTGATTTTCCTGGATTTGACCAAGATTCACTATCTATAGCAGATTCTTTGTTATTATTAATTTTTATATCTTTTTCCATATATGTTGTATCATCTGTTTCAACAGGCATCTCTTTTTCAAAATATTTTTTCTTAATACTTTGTGAAGTTAAATGCTTGTCATAAATCTTTTTAGCACTTTCTTTGCTAAATTTAACCATAGTGGCACTCGCACCTTCACAAGCAGGCATATGGTCTGCTCCTAAAACAGTAACTGCATTAAAAATGAATTTCTTAATTTCAGTTTCGTCATTATCTGGGTCATCAGGATATAACTCCTCAAAATCTAATACTTCTATTTCCATAGAAACGCTTTTATTTTTATCTCTTTGAAATATATCATAAGCCCATTTTGCATATAATTTAGGCATTATTGCTTCGGCAACTAAATAGGTTTTTCCATTTTTTTCTACATAATGCATATGAGAACTCTCAGGAAAATATCCTATTAATACTTCATCAACTTCATGACCTTCAAAATCAAAGCCATTAAATCCAGCAACAAGAGGTTTGTTTTTTAAAGTCTCTTGTGCCGCTTTAATAGTATCTAACTTTATAGGTAAATTATGCGCATTGTTTCCATCATGACAAACATAAACTTCTATGATTGCTAAATGATTATCTAATACTTCATCAGAAACTTCTAATCCATCTATGGATAAAGATACTTTAAAAGGTCCTTTTTTCATTATTTCTTACCTCCTTGTATCTTTTTTAAAACTTCTTTAATTTTTTTTGTGTTAGCAAAAATCATATCTTCATCTATTCTGCCTAACAAAGGTATTTTTTCTTTTATTATCTTTTCACCTAATTCTTTATTACACCTGTAAAATTTATTAGATATTTTGCTAATATTATTTATAAACATTATTTAAACACTCCAAAATCATTAATATCGTGGTCAACTTTCATCCAATCTTTAGGAGTATCTCCATAAAGTTCCATCTTATCAATAATTAATAAGAGGTCTTTAGTTATAGGTATAACTTCTAATAAAGCGTTTTCCAAAAATACCAAGGTAGTGTAATCTTCTTCTTCTTTAGCAATCATAATAGATTTTTTTAAATATTTTTCTAAATCTAAATTCATTTCCAATGACTTATTTAAACATTCTAAAGGGCTATCATACACTTGGTCTCCTTTAGGTGTTTCTCCATATATAGTAGTACAATCTCTTGAGTCCATATATTCTGTAATTTTATCTGCAAAAGCAGGCGCCCAATGGGCATAATTATGATGATATAATTCTGCTGTCTTAGGCATTACAAATTTTACAGAAAGGACACTAACTATTCTATCTGCAATACGATTTATATAGAAACAATGAGAAACAACATTTTCTAAAGATGACTTAATTTTTTCACTTATTAATCCTTCCATTATATTTCTCCTCCTCTTTCAATATTTGCTCCGGTAGCCTGAGTTATTGCCGTACTTTCACTTATTTCTGTGCTGCTTTTTCTTGGTCTTCCGGTAACTCTACCAGAGGAATCTCCTGTTCTAGCAGTATTTAAATTTATCATTTGTAATAATTTATCAGTAAATCCAGTCTCTTTTGCTTCTTCTAATTCCCTTTCTAATTCTATTTTGTTTAATCCTATAGAACTAGCAAGTTTGTTTGGAAGTACAATTCCTTTATCTGCATAAGCCATAACTTCTTCTCTTCTACGCTTTTTACTTTCAAAATCACCACTTCCAACGAATTTAAAGAACCATTTATATTTTTTAGTTTTTCTATTAACATAATAGTTTAAAAAGTTAGCAAATTGAGGATAAACAGATTCAACTAATAATTCATCAAGATTCAAACTCAATTGTGTTTCATAAACATTCATTCTTGTATTAGTAGAAAACAAAACTTTGCCTCCACTTAATAAAGAACTTGTTACGGCCATAAAATTTTTATAAGTATCTTTATCTGTATTTTCAAATTCTACACCTTTTATATCTTCGGTTGGTAAAGCCAACACTTTAATTGCTGCTTCTAAACCTTGTGTAGCCAATCCTAAAAATTTACCTAAAACATCTGCATCGATTGCTAATTGATTGGCAACACTTGAAGAACGCTTATCTTGTAGATAAGGTATTTCACTAACAAGTAATTTTCTAGCAGCAGCCATACTTTGATTAACTTGTAAATTTCTCATTAAAGGAACGATTGCCATCTCAGGTAACATTGCCGTATAGAATGGAACTTGTAAATTATGTTTTGGATTGAATTTAAAACACCAGAATCCTTCTTCGGGAGATGTCTGCGTCCACATTCCAAATGTCCCAGTTCTTTTATTTAACTTTCTGCTAGGTAAATAATCTTTTTGTTTTCCATCAACAAACATTTCTTTATACTTCTTTTTGAAAAATTTTGGATAACAATCTATATCTACTTGTGGTTGCAAAAAGTAAGACATATCTACATCATATAGAAGTCCATATTCAAATTTCCCTGTTATCATTGCATATTTCCAAGGAAAATCTTGCAATACAGATTTTGTCTCAAATTCTCTAAACATACAGAAGTATGTTTCACTCATTAAAAGATTCCATAAAACATTTTTAAATTCTGTTCTATAATCAAAATGGTCTAAAAAATCTTTAACTATCTGATAATCTTTTTTATAAGCAGGACTATTATAATCTTTTCCGTTTGCATTTATGCAAGTTAATTCTAAATCAAACGAAGGTAAATTTGCTAAATATTCATGATTTCTTTTATACATTAAACTGCTAAAATAATAAGATTGATTATATCCTATCAATTTATCTTCATTGTCAGCAGGTTGTTTTAAAGCATCCTCCACATTCTCTTTATTTGGTTCTTGTGTATGAATGTTTAAATTTTTCATTAAATCATTTTGCATTAGTGGTGTATAAGCCCCACTATTATAGCCCTTAGCAAATTCTTCTATAGAGAAGGCTTTATTTACTGCTTCTAAAGTTTCAACTACTTCTTCTGGGGTTAATAATATCTCTTTTTCTTTTTTCAATCAAAATCCTCCTCCTTTAATATATATATTTCGCTAAGTAATCTAAAACGTCACTTTTTGGTTTATATTTTTTTGCTTTTCCTTCTTTTTCATATTCATAAACAACAGATAATCCATACATTAAACTTGTTGCACGGTCTCTTTTATTTTGTTGAACTATACGGCCATAAACTAAATTACCATTTGAATTAAATTTTTGAGTTATATTACTTAACTCTTGAACAAGAAAATCTTGCTCTACATGAGTAACTTGCTCTTCGGCACTATAATGTCCATCTTTGTATTTTTCATCTACTTCTTGGCTGTCAACAAGAAGTCTAATATTTCCATCCTCAAAGCAAGTTTTCATATAAGGATAGAATGTATTATTAAATTCTGCATATGCTTTAATGCCTCTAATAATAGGTAAAGCATTTGGCATCATACTCTGAGTTTCTTCATCATCATCACAAATTAGAGGAGGGAATTCTGTTCTATTTCCTTTGGAGTCTTGATAAATCCAAGGCTCTGCTAATAAAGATAATAAACCTTCTCCTGCACTTTGTGCGTCTATCACTAATTTAGTTGTATTAGGAAATCTCACATGCAATAATTCTCTTAAAAATTCTTTTTGCTCTCTAAGTGTTGCTCCGTTCATTACTTTAGTAAAAACTAAATCTTTAGTAAATGTTCCATCTTTTTTAGGAATTAGTTTTATTACATGAGTACAAGCGTTATCCGAACCTGCTCTTCCAGATACAGCAACATCGTGTGTAATGATATATTCATAATTGCAATTCTTAGGCTGTGATAATTCACAACTATATAAACTTCTACACTGAGTTGTAATTTCATATGGATAATAAGAATCATTTGAACTTCCTACGAATACTCCGCAATATTCATAAAGCCAACTGTCCCAAGTAACATTTGGGTCATTCTTTTTGTCTTCCATCTTTTCTCTCGTCCAAAGACCGGCATCTATTCCAACATTATAATCTAAACTAGCAACAAAGTACCCTTTTTTGCCACTTCTCATTGAATTAAAGTATGATAAAAATCTTTGATATAAATCGCAAGTTTTTAACCAAGCAGAAGAAATATACATCATCTTACTTTCTTCAATTTGAGCCTCTTCATATTTTTGCATTGCTGAAATATTGTTTGCTCTAGGAGTATTAGTCATTGGCTCTAATACATCTTTTATTATTGCAGAACGAACCAATCTTGCTTCGTCAACTAATATTAATTGAAAACGCCAACCACGGGCACTATCGCCTTTTCCATTATTACCAAGAGATATTGCTCTTATAGAACTTCCATTTTTAAAGTTTACAATACAATTATCCTGCCCTGTAGTGATAGGAAATTGTATTTCTCTCTTAATATTTTCATATTTAATTAGTTCGCCTTCTATTTTTTGTTTTATAACCATACGGGCTTGATTCCCATTTCCAGAAACTATTCCAATACTAATTCCTGGATATAAGATTGCCATACAGGTCATAAAAATTGCGGCGATGTATGATTTAGTTAAACCTCTGCACATAATAAGCATTATATTAGGATACCTTCCCATTGCTCTAAGCAACAATCTTTGAAAAGGGAATAAATTATCCATACCTAAAATATCAACGGCAAATTTATCTATGTAGTATCTATAATATGAAAGGAATTTCGTCCACTCCTCATAATTTATCTTTTTCATTTTTTTAGGGTCATGACTTAAAGCACTGTCAAAATTATCATATGCTCCTTCTTTTATTGCTCGACTTTTTCTGCTAAAATTTTTATAACTAGCCATTATATACTCTTTTCTATATTGGCAAATTGGTCTAGCAATTTGTCATACATATCTTTATCTTCTGGAACATAAGTTGGTACCCAATTATGTTTTTCAACAGCATCAAAAATTTGACCGAAACTTCCAAGCCCAACATCATTTGCCCCTCTTTGACTTTCTGCAAATTGAGCAGATTTAGATAAATTATCAAACATAGAAACTAAATTTTTATAAGATTTGATATTATCATCCGTTGGCTCTTTAAGCATAGCGGCGTAAGCCTTAGATTTTAATAAAGAAGTTTTTGCTATTTCTTTAGCATAATCCATATGATTAATTGTTGATATATCAAAATCTTTTTTTAAACCATCTATATAATTAGTTAAATATTCAATTTCTTTTTTAGTGTATTCGCCCTGCCACTCTTCATTCCACTCTGGAATGTCATTATAGGCAGAATTTTCTTTTATTTCTACTTTTGTATCTGTTTCTTCGAGTATAGAATCTTCCCATTTTAAATTTTGATATTTAACTTTACTTATTTCTTTCATATACTTTTCTATAAATTTATTTGTATTATTAGCACATACCTCTTTCCATATATCCATAATAAAAGGTTTGTCTAACTCTTTTAAAAAATCCTGAACCTCTTGTAAATTATTTACATCTATATTTGTCTCAACGCATTTTTTACAAAAAGGATAAAAAGGTGTAGTCGAGTTGTTTGCTTTGTAAAAATTTGTTTGAGGTTGATATCTTCCTAATTTTTCACATTTAGGATTTTGACAAACAAGTTTAGGTTCAGATGATTTACCTCTGTATCCCATAAAATCACCTTTCTTTCTAAAATGGCACGACGGCAAGGACTTGCACCCTGATAACTGGTTTTGGAGACCAGTGTCCTACTATTGAACGACCTTCGTGTCTGGTACCGACTCCAGGAATCGAACCCAGAACCTACTGATTACAAGTCAGTTGCCCTACCAATTGAGCCAAGTCGGCATGGTCGGATAAGCCGGATTTGAACCAACAACCCCACGCTCCCAAAGCGCATGTTCTACCAAATTGAACTATTATCCGAAATAAAAAAGCCTCATAAAGAGGCGCACTCATTAGAGTGAAAATCCATATTTCTATGCATTAATTAAAAATCTAATTTAATATTATTTTATATGTTTCAGTATGGCCACCATATTCGCTTATACCAAATATTTTACAGGCTGCTTTTGAGCCTTTTAATAATCTATCAGAATAAGGGTCACTACCTATAAAACTAGGGCAAACATTTACTTCTGCATCGCAGGTAAAATTTTCTCCCACTATATTTTCTCTACCACTATGATAATGTGCTAAAAAAACAATATCATAAAAAGTTTTTCTAAGTTGTGATAAATCTTTTAAAGAACTTTCTATATTTTTAATTTGATGACCATGCATCGCAATTATATTATAATTAAAAATTTCAAATTCTATATATTCTTTACCAAAATTAGTATGAATATTTATTCTTTCATTATCCGCTAAAACATCTTTTATATAATTACTAATAATATATTCTATATCTTCTGAAGCAAGTTCACTTGCCTTTGCATTTAAACTCCTAATTTGACTATGATTAGACGTAGGACAATGATAATACTCTATGAAGCAATATTTAGATAATTTATTTAAAAAATTAGAAATTAGTTTAGAAGCATAAATTGTTGCCTCTACTACGCTTGATTCATTTATTTTCAAATCATTTAATCTTAAAATTCCCTGAATAGTATCTCCTAATTCTAATATATGTAATTTACTTATCTGTCTATCTTTAATAAAATCAACCATTCTAGCATATAATATATCAAATCTATTTGCACATTCTTCTAAAGAATAATTATTATTTTCGCTTTCAAAATTTGCTCCACAATGAATATCTGCTATAGTTAATAAATATTCAATTTGATTTTCACCATAAGTATTTATATTTTCATATTCTGGAATTTTAATTTTTGATATATTGTTTTTTATATCTTCATAAAATAATTCAAATCGAGACTGTTGCCTAATATCTCTATTATATTCATTCCTAGTTGTATTTAACTTAATTCTTTCTTTTTGAATGGCTCTTTTTACTTCTTCTAATTCTTTAACATTATCAAATCCTTCATCTTGTATTCTTTTTTTAAAAACATCTTCATAAAAATCTTTTGCGTATTGATAAGGTTTCCTATAAGCGCTAGATGTTCTATATAATTCTTCATCGCTGCCGAATAGTTCTCTATTAATAATGTCTCCAAGTTCATCCCAATTTAAATCTAACAAACCTTTGTCTTTATAATCACAAATTCTCCATATATATTCATTTGTGTTTTCATTATCTAGTTTTTTTAAATTCATCACAAATTCTCCTTTTATTCTATTTCATATAAAGTATTTTAGCATTTTTTCGTGCAAACCCTTTATTTTAGGGCGTTTGCGAACATTTGTACTTTTCCTGTTTTTTTTGTTGATTTGATATATAAAGGGCGCAAGACTTACAATATTTCTTTGAACCGGTTGTTTTTAATATCCACTTTCCACATTCTTCACACTTTTTATATTTATTTGGTTCAAGATATGAATACAGCCAAAATAGCAAATTATCAAAATTGTCTATCTTAAAAGCAATATCTCCTTCATTTTGAACAAAAGGGATATAAAAGTAGTTACTATTTTTAAACCCAACATTTTTATAAAAATTATTTTTTATCAAATAATGAAAGGTTAAATTCTTTTGAATTGACCTTAAAGACTTCAATTTAGCCAAAGCAATTAAATCAGAGTCGCTTTCTCTCACCAAAATACGATTTAAATTATGACTATAAAATTTATAAGAGTCTACAGTTTGACCCCATTTGTAATAAATTAAACTTACAAATAATAAGTCTCTTGCTTTTTTATCCTGTATACTCAAAATTTTCTCCAATTCATCTTTGTAAACAATAACTTCTCTTTCTTTAATATATTCATATTTTAATGCTTTATTATATATCTTTTCATATATTTTATCTTTTTTTTCTTTTGAAAGATAAGCAAATTCACTTCTTGAAAGTTTTCTTAATGAAGAAATAATTTCTTCTTTATTATATCCATTATTAGCCATATATCTTACTAAAACGCATCTTTCAAATCCATGATTTTTTTCTGTTTGATATTTGTTTTTAGTCAAAATATCTAATCCATATAAATCTTCTCTAAATACTATCACTTTTCTTCTCCTCTATAATATACCTTTTTCCTAAATATTCTTCTCCATCTAAACTTTCTTTTACAACATAAGTGTTAGCAGAAGGAATAACATCTATGATATCTTCTTTTAATATATCCCATAAAACATCATAATTTTTTATATTATATTTCTCACACATCTTTACTAAGTAATTAAATAATTCTGACGAAGAGCTAACCAAAGCATCCATTCTTTCTCTTATATTATCTTTTATGCCATACATAATATCTTTAATTATTTCTGTAGTCTCTTCATCCTTTATACCTTCATTTTCTATAAGAGCCTCCACACCTTTATATCCTTTGGTTGATTTAAACTCTCTATATAATTGGTAAATTTTAAATAAGATTTTATCATCACATTTAAAATCTTTATCATAAAACTTTTGTATAATAGAGTCACTTGTGTTTCTATATGAAATATTAAACTCTAAATCTTCAATATGCTTACATAAAATATTCATAGAGCAATCAGTCTCTATAACTGGAGAATACTTTTTATACTTTCTCAAAAAAGATGCCTCTTCATCAGTTTTATTTTCTTTCAATATTAGATTTTTTAAAGACATTCCATAATTTTTAAAACTTAAATTATTAAAAGAATTTTTATAATCTTTGTAATCTTTCATTAATGTTTTATATAAGTAAATAAAGAAGTAAGGTTTCTTTTTAACCACCATAGAGTTATATTTATATTTTTCAGCCTTTATTTCGTCGGTGTCATTCTCATCAATTTTTTCTGGGTACTTCCATTCACGAGGAAACGAAGGAGGAGTTGTTCCTTTAATTTTATCTATTTCTTGCCCTTGAAACATTCTACACATCTTTAATCTTTTTATCATTTCAGAATGTTGTTCCGCATATTCTTCTTTTTCAAATAAAGGTAACATAGAAAACATACTTGTAGAATAATTTGTTATTTGACCAACCTTAGTATCCAATCCCCTTAAATCACACTTTATTTGATTTGGTAAAGTTATTTTTTGAAGAGGAACGGTTTCTTTATCATAAATAATAGGTAACTCTTCTCTTCTGGCTCCTTTTATAAAATATTTATTATCGGTGCTGAAAGCAATATCCCCATCGAAGTCGCTATCTGCAAACCTCATAACGCTAATATCATAAATGCTATAAATCATTCCGCTGTTAATATATCTATACCATTTATCCATTTCATCATTATGAACTAATTTTAAAGGAACAACTTCTGAAGAATAAGTTAAAGGGCTTCGACAACAAACTACTTCTTCAGATGAGGTTCTTATATTCCAAAAATTAGAATAAACACTATTTTCAGGTATCAATCCCTCTGGAGATAATCCAAGAGCATTTCTACACTGTGCAACGGGGTCACTTATCATGAATTGATAATTTCCTTTAACCCATATTCTACCTATTTTTGCTTGTCTTATACTCTCCTTAATAGAATTATAAATTTTTCTTTGAATATATGAATCTTGTAACATAATTGGATTTTTAACTATAGCCTTTGTAAAGGTACTCCCACAAGAGTTAATCATAGACTCTATACTATCATTTTCATTTTTTACTCCTACATTATAAAGCATAGTATATAATTTGTTCCCGCTGCAAATTTTTTGAATCCAATCTTTTGTGTAAGATATCAATCCTTCTATTTCATCTTCACTTAAATTTAAAACTTGAAGATATTGATAATTAGTCAATACATATTCATCATCGAATTCTTTATTATATCTCGCCACTCCCCATTTTAAATTGTATGAATGATGGCAACTAAGATATCCTTCCCAAGAAGAATAATACTTAGCCATTTTAAATTGACTTTCAGATAACAAAACATCTATATCTTCAATATTATACTTATCTCCATATCTATCAGTTATTTCAGTTATGCCATGTTCTTTCGCATAAAGTTTAAAGTCAAACGGAACTAAATTACCTTTTACAAATGCTGTTCTAACTACAAAAGATGATGGAATATAATTTAAATGCATATCTTTAGCCCATAATCTTGCCATTTCTGGGCTTATCAATCCTTGCCCATCTGCACTATTAAGTTTTATATCTTTAAATATTTCTTGAACTTCAACACCGTCTTTAGATTCAATTAGATTAGTAATCTTTTGATTTTTAATTGTTGTAAAAAAATCTTTAATCACACAAACTCTAGGTTCCCTCACCCATAAAACAGAAGAAAAAGATAAAGCAAAATATGCAGAAAGTTTAGCCAAGTTTATAGTTTTTATCTTTCCATCAAGTCCACACATTAAACTTTCTTGCAAATAAGAAAAGATTTCTTCATTAATAAATGTAACAGTATTTCTTCTCATTTGCCCTGAGCCAACCATAAATCTAACATAATGTTTGCCATTTAGGTCGAAGCCATTTCTTGCTAATTTAGCATATTCTTTTTTTGCCATAACTTTAACATTGATAACATCTTTTACAAATAATAAAGAATCTAATTGACCTTGTAAATTTTTAATTTCTAAAGAATTTTCTTTTGAAGAAGGTTCTTTTCTAATTCTTTTCATTTCTTTCCTAATGGCCTGAACTTTATTATATAAAGTTATATGGTCGTCAGAAATGCCATAATATTCTCTTATTTTAGATAAAACTAAATTATCACCTATAGAAACTATGTTTCCATCAATTGATGCCTCTTTAAAAGAATATTTAGAAAGACCAAATAATTTATTAGAAGGAATTTTCATGACATAATATTGGTTTTGTAATACTTTTGCCATTATTCCTCCTGTTTAAATATATCTTCTTCCATAATTGAAAAAGCAATTTTCTTCGCACAGTTTTCTGCTTCTTCAAGAGTAGATAAATTTAGTCTATCATCAAAACTAAAATCATCTAAAGATGTTTCACTAATATGTTTCTTTTGTTCTTCACTTAAAGAATTATTAAAAGGATTTCCATCAGCATCTGTTCTGTCAACCCTATAAGTATAAATCATATCTCTTCCAAATTTAGATAAAGTATAATATATCTCATTTGGATATCTAACATCATCTATAATTACATAATCTACAAAGTCATATACTATTTCTATATCTTCACACACACGACCAACATGGAAGTCCGGTTTATTCATCTTTTTTCTAATAATATCAGTTCCAAGTTTTTGTAGTAATGTTCTTCCTAATTCATCTTTTTGTCCATTCCATCCACAGTAATCTTTTGCTATTTCTTTTAAATACTTAGCATATCTTGTAATAACAACTTTATATCCATTATTTTCAAAAACTTCCTTCATTTTATTGGCAGCAGTAGTTTTACCATTTTCAGCCTTACCACTTATTAATATTATTTTTTTCATAATTATTTCTCCTCTTTTTCTAAAGTTCTTATATTATAATCTTCATAAAAATCTAATATATCTTTTAAGTTAGACCAATCTTTAATTACATAAATATTATCTATTTCTATAAGTCGATTGCTTTCCAACTCATTTTCAACATATAAAATTTTTAAACTAGATTTGCCGTTCATATCTAATAATTTATCACTAATATAAATATCACAAAAAGCATCTTTTTCTTTTTTATCTGTGAAAATTATATTGTAATTATCTGCGTTAATTATAGTTTTATATAAGTTAGGTTTAATATATAAACCAGAAAAAATATCATCTATTAATAATGACTGACTTTTTTCTTGATGTTTCTTTACTTCATCTAAGACTTTGTTAAAACCATATTTAAAAGCAACTTCCCTTTTTATACATACGGTTTTCATTAATCCTCCTTCCTGCTACTCTTAACTTAATTACATTATACCACATTTCGTCGTAAAAAGCAATATATTTTTGTGACGAATCTTGACTAAAAAAACAAGATGTGATATAATTACAATGGTGATAGTATGGACTTTAAATATGAAACAGTTACAATTAATAAAATAGACCTTAATATCATTATTGATGAAGAAGGAGTTAAGTGGTATCCACTAAGTCGTTTTTTTCAAAAAGTTCTTTTAAAAGCAGAAGAAGCAAAAAATTTTAATAAGACTGCTATTTCTAAAGATATGAGATTGTGGCCTATTAAAGAACCTACTCCGGCAGTTACAAATATTTGGTATATAAAAGAATCAACTTTAATTAAAATATTAAAAAATATTCAAGTAAACCCATACACAGAGAAGACAATAGATAGAGAAAGGGCTTTACACGGCGCTCTTAAATATTTTGGTATAAAAAGACAAGACCGTGGGAATATGTATACCGTAGTAACCCCAACACCAAAAGAGTATTCTGAATGGGAAATGCTATGTTTTGAATTTGACAATGATATAAAAGCAAATATAATTTGGAAAATGTGCGATAAATGTAAGAGATATTTTCCTTGCTCTAAATATTATTTTCAATCTGAAACGTATGCCAAAATTACAAATACATGCTTAGAATGTTGCGGAGAAGAATTAATTAATAAAAATCCTGACATACAAGCCATGAAAAATTTTAATAGAATGGAACTTGTAAAATATATAAGAGAAGATAAACCAGTAGCCTTATATAAAGAGATAGAAAAAGAACACTTCCCATATGAACTTCATTTCTTTTACAATAGAAGCAGAGTGTTAGAAGTTTTAAAATATATTGAGGGCAGAAAGAGAATCACTGGAGAAGGTGGATTTTATATTTCTAAGATAGCAAGTACATTAAATATGCATACTAATAAATTAAAATATATCATTGGAGATAGTTATAAAATAGGTTCAACTGGGCCTCTGCCAGAACATGTTTATAGATATATTCCGGATGACCTTACAGAAGAAGAAAAAAGAAAAAAAGAGTTTCTTGAAAGAAATAAAGAGGAGAGAAAAAAAGCAAAGAGAAAGAGAGATATAGAAAATTATAAAGAAAGACAGAGAATGAAACATGCAATTAAAATGCAAGAAGAAACTAAAAAAATTATAAAATGGTGTGAAGAAAATGATTTTGAATCATTACCAAAATCTGTTCTTTCAAAATATTTTACAGGATTAGAATATGCTTTCATTACTCCTTCAGGCATACACATATTAACGCACGAGCCTCAAGAAGCAAAAAAAATATTTATACATAAAATCCCTTTAAAAATTGATGGATTTAATAGAGTACAAAAAGAAATGGAGGAAGCAAAAAAAGAATATGAAAATTAACATAGTAGATGCAATATGTGGAACGGGTAAAAGCACCAGTTTAATAAATATGATAAATGAAGACAATTCAAATAATAAGTATTTATATATTACTCCTTTTCTAACAGAAGTTGAAAGAATTAAAATTTCTTGCTATCAAAAACATTTTAGAGAGCCAAAAATTGGCCCTGGAAAAAATAAGTTAAAAAGTATTAAAGAATTATTTAAAAAAGGAGAAAATATCGTTTCGACTCACGCCTTATTTAGAAAAATAACTCCAGAAATAATTGAAATAATAAAAAAGCAAAACTATATCTTAATTATGGATGAGGTAGCAGATGTTTTAGATACATTAGATATTACCAGTGATGATTTAAAAACAATAATAGATAAATACGTTTCACTTGATGAAAATAACATATTAAAATGGACCGCAGAAACTTATGAGGGTAAATTTTCTGGATATAAAGAGATTATAGAAAATAATAGGGTTGTAGCGGCAAAAGATGAAAAAGGAAAAATTAATTCTCTCATTAAATTTTTTCCTATAGAAATTTTTAAATCATTTAAAGAGATGTATTTATTAACTTATATGTTTGATTGCCAAGTTCAAAAATATTATTTTGATATGTATAATGTTAAGTATAAATATTGGTATATAAAAGATTTTCATCTTACTGAAGAAGTTCAACAATATAATGAAAGAGCAATAAAAAATCTAATTAAAATATGCTATATAGAAAAATTAAATTCAATAGGTTCCACAAAAGGAGCATTATCCCTTGCCTGGTTTGAAAGAAACAAAAATGACAGAATAATAATCCAATTAAAAAACAATATTTATAATTTTTTTAGAAATGTCGTAAACCTTCCTTCTAACAAAGTGCTATGGACAACATTTAAAACCTCCAAAGAAGAAATGAAAGGAAAGGGATTTGCTAAAAGTTTCGTCTCTTTAAATATAAGAGCCACCAATCAATATTCAGACAGAATTGCAATAGCATATGCCGCCAATAGGTATTTAAATCCATTAATAAAAAATTATTTTTCTAATAATGGTATAAAAGTAAATGATAATAGATATGCTTTATCAGAACTAATTCAATTCATATTTAGAAGCGCTGTAAGAAATAATAAAGAAATTTTAATATATATACCTTCAAAAAGAATGAGAAAACTTCTTCAAGAATGGATTGACAAATAAATATATTATGTTATTATTATATTAACAAGAAAGGGGATATTATGATTGAGTTACTATTAGTTTTATTAATAGCACCAAAGATATTTAACTTTTCAAATGATAGTTCGGCATTAAAAAGAAGTTGGAATAAACAGAGAAAAAGAAACCAAAATTTCTAAAAAAAAAGAAAGGTTATTTACTTTCTTTTTTTTATACATTCTTCACATAAAACTTTTTCTTTATGTCCTTTTCATATTTACCACAGTTATCGCACTTGTCTTTATAACTATTTTTCTTCATATTCAAAAGTTTGCCCAAAAACAAAATTTACAGGAAGAACATCAACTATTTTTATATCTTTATTCTTTTTTAACTTTAATTCGTCATCATAATTCTCTAAGTAATATTTTAATTTATTCTCTATATTCACATTTTTATTAATGATGAATTCTGAACCTTCTTGCCCAGGAATAGAAACTTCAACACATATATCCATACCGCAACCTTTAGTCAATCTAAAAAATCTTTCTAATTCTTGCTTGTCAAGTTCTTTTTCCTTATATCCAAATTTTAATGTTCCTATTTTTTCACCATCAAAGTAGACAAAAATTCTATTATAATCATCTATTTCTAGTTGACATCTTTTATAAATACCTTTTCTAACGCCTGCAGCGAAAAGAAATCCTCTAATGAAAGATAACTTTTCTTCAATTATTTCAAGCACTCTATCCCTAAATTCTTCTATTGCAGTGAATAATTTATCTGGCCAAGGAGTGATTAAGAAATCTCTTCCTGCCAACCCTGATATTATTAATATTATTTGTTTGTCAAATTCTAAAGTTTTTAAAATTTTATTTACTTCTTCACTTTTCATAAAATTACCTCCTTCTTTTTCATTGATGAATACATTATATCACTTAATTTGAATTATTTTGTTCTAATTCTTTTTCTATCTTTTCCACATCAACTCCTAAAACATTATAACTTTCTTTAAAATATTCTTTAACAAATTTTCTTTGAGTCGGAGTTATAAGTTTTAATTCTTTTTCAGTGTCATGTTTCCAAGTTCCATAAGGGCATCCCATACAGCCAGTTCTACAAATATGATTATAGACCTCTGGTATTTCGATGTTGTATCTTTTATAAATTTCATTCATTATATCATCAGACATATCCCACAAAGGTGTAAAAGTCCCTTTTTTATTTAAACAAGATTGATATTTGCTTTTTCTGGAAATACTTTCTCCTCCTCTTATACCAAGAATGGGCTTTAAACCACTTTCCTCTTCAAAATCATGAGCAGGTTTTTTCTTTAAATAAGTACAACACTTTGGACTTACTCTATGCAGTTCTCCACTCAATAGTAATCTTTTCGCCTTATCACTCAATCTGAACATAGTAGGAGTTCCATCTTTATTTACACCCTCTATTCTTTCTATGGTGCTTTTAGCACGACTTCCCCTTTGATACCTATCTATAAAATCATCTTGCAATTTACTAAAACAGGGGCTTCCATATTTTTCTTTAATTTCAAAAGGTTTTAATTTAGGAAGGAGAACTATGTCGCAATTTTTTAAAATTCTTTTTAATATTTCATGATGTTCCATATAAGTATTGATACCAACTATTTTAATTTGGTCATCTTGAAGAATCTCTTTAATAAACCAATATAAAAAATGGCTATCCTTCCCTCCGCTATAAGATAAATAATATTTATTAAAATCTATTTTTTCTTTAAATCTTTGCATTAATTTAATTAAATAATCATCATAATAATCTGTTTTATTAAGAATATCCATTTTTTTGTTCAATTCAATTCCAGAGTCATTTAATTCTCTTAATTCTTTTATTGTCAACATAATAATCCACCTCTAATTCTGACTTATCCCTTCTTCTATTTTTATGCGTTCTGTTATTTAAACAGTATTCACATTCCCAAGGATTCCTACTTCTTCCTTTTCTACCACCATGATTTCTGCAATGCATATCCACCGCTTTAGCATAATTTCCATGCTCACGACCAAAAGGTTTCCTTTTTTCCTTTCTGTGTTCGATTGCTTTCTCTAATCCCATACATATCACTCCTTATCTTTAAGAGTTATTTGTAATCTTTTTAAAACCTCTTCATGAATTATTCCATCTATCCTGTTATATACTTCGTCCATAACTGATATTAAAAAACTTCTTCTTTTATATCCATCTTGACCATATTTTATTTGGCTTAATATTTCTTTTTCAATCATATGTTGTAACCTATTTTCATCATTAAGACACTTGTCTACTTCTTTTTTTACAGTATTCTTTACAACTTCTAATGCCATTTCTCTAACTTCCTCTTTTGTTAAACCTAAATAATTATGAATATAATTTTTAATATCTTTGTAGTTTTCTATTTCAAAGTTCGTCTTCGTCATCTACATCACCAACCTTGATACAAGAACAAAGTGCAAAACCCGTGAAACTTCCAACTACAAGTCCTAGCAAAAACACCCAAATCATAATCATTTATCCTCCTTTCTAAAATTTTCTTCATATAAAGGTTCTTCGCTTGAAATCAAAATTTTCCCTTCGTCCCAATCAATTCCAATATTTATATCTTTTACATTTACACAAAAAGTTCCAAAATATCCTGATTTAGGAACGGTCAATATTTTTACTTTCCAATTTTCAGGATTATAAGCGACAGAATTATTAGTTAATAATTTCCTTCTTTTTAATTCATCATATATTTCATCTATTTTATTTACAAAATCTTTAAAGTTCATAATAATTCTAATATCTCCTTACACATATCTCTCTTGGCTTTATCTATGGTATATATATGAAAACCCTTTTTAGACTTATTCATGCTTGCTTGCAATTCTTGAATTTTAGAAACCAAATAATTCTTCAAGACTTCTACTTTCTTTTGCTCTTCTTCTTTCATGAACTATTTTTCTCCCTTCTTCTTCCCTAATTTTATTTATATATGTCATTTTTAATCTCAATCTTTTATAAGCGTTGTTGAGATGAACATGAACCATTTGTCTTGTAATCCCATATAAAACAGATATTTCATCTGCACTGAATCCTTCAAAATAATATTTTATAATTATTTCTTTTTGTCTTTTTGTTAAGAAATTTTCAACACAATATTTTAAATCTTCTTTTTGTATATTTAATATTGCTTCCTTCTCAGTATTTTGTTTTTCATCTTCTATAAAATCCCCTAGTTCATCTTCTTCGTTTTCTTTACTTATATAAGAATTTAAACTAATATTATATTTGCCTTTAATTCTTTTGTCTCTATTTTCAAAGCATAATTCTTTACAAATTTCATTTTTAATACACTTTACATAATATGTACTGCGTTGGTATCCCTTAGTTTTGTCATATGTTTTTATACCTTTAGCAAGTCCAACTAATCCTACATCAAAATATTCATCTTCTTTATTTCTTAAATTCATTTGATTTAATACTAAATAAATAAGTCCACGGTCATCTCTTTCATTCATTGTCAATTTCCTCAAAAAGAATATTCATAGGTTTATCACAATTAGAAGAAACATAAAAAGGAGTTTTATCATCATTTTTAAGACCTTTGGTTGCTAAGTCAACAAGTTCATTAATAATATCTTTTAAATTCTTTGTATCATCATATCCGTCATAGTCACATCCTATATCAATAATCATTTCTAAATATTTGTCTTTAATTTTTATCTGTCTTTCTTCTGACATGCTGAACCTCCTCAATCTCTTTATTTAATTCTAAAACCCTCTGATGCCAGTAAGATACTCCAACCATGCGATTTAAAATCTCATCTCTTTCAGTAATAAGTTCTTCTAAAGTTTTAAGTTCTTTAATCTCTACATTCTTAACATACGGTTGGTCAAAAACTTCTCTATATTCTTCAATATCATTCGTAACTAAATTTATGACATTGTATTGTGTCTCTATGATGATTTTATACATGATGCCTCCTGCTAATCTTCCCTTTCTTTTTTATTTGTCAAATATACAGTAACTTCACAGTCATAATCCGGATTATATTGAATATAATCTACATAACTGTTTATTATTTCTTCAGATAATATTTGTTTACATCTATCCCAAGTATACTCTTTATGACCAAAATCCCATATACCAAACTCAAACCACTTGTCTCTATAAGAATCATCTGATGGTGGATATATTCTAATAATACAAGTGTCATTGCATAAATCATTTTTATCTCCAATAGATTCATTAACATATCTAAAATTATATGTTTTTATAAACTGTTCAAATGTTATGTTATTCATTATTATTCCTCCTCTCTTGAGCTACTCATTCTAATCCCAAAAGTATATGGCTGCGTCACTAATTTATTAAGAGTCCACTCCAACATTTTATAGTCTCTTTCAAGAGTCCTATAATTTTCTTTTAAGTCTTCATAATCACAAAGCATATTGGTAATGGCTAACCCAGAGATAAGTGGCACATAAGCATCAGTCTTAAACCCGAGCATGTCATAAATTAAACATCTATAAGAACAACCCTCGTCTTGAATAAGACCAGCAATAGTGTCGAAAACTTTTTTAGTTTGGTCTAATCTTATATCATATTCACTCATTTTTTCCATAAAAATCACCTCAAAAGTTATTTAATCTTTGAATTTTATATAAAATTTCTTCACTTTCCCCCGTAATAGCATCAAAATAATCTAATTTTATTGAATTATCTTTAATAATTAATGAATTTATCGTGTTATTTTTTAAATTTCTTGCTAATAATTCTAAAAAATCAAATCCATGCATTACTTTTTCAAAAGGTTCTTCATAATAAGTTCCCGTTATTTCTATTCTATAATCACTATAAATATCTATATTCATAATTTATCCTTCCCATTTTCCAATATGTATAATAGGTGCTTGGTCACATTTGCTTAGTGATAAAAGTCCTTTGTATCTGCTTCTTTCTCCAGTAAATATAGTAAATGTTTGGCCAATTAAATGATTATATAAGCACCATCTTTTTTCATTAATCTAATTCCTCTAACTGTGCCATAACGGCTTCCATTTCTGCCTTGCTATATCTATAATAAGGAGCAAATTGAACTCTCTTATCATTGATATTAAACATAACTCTAATTATTTGAACCCCCGGGTTCATCTCTTTTTTTTCATATATAATCATATCTGGGTTATATTTTTTTGGTAATTTTTCATATCCTAATCTTTTAAATTTTTTCGCTGGTTTAACTTTTATTTCCATATTATTTATACCTCCTTTGGTTTAGTAATGCCATAATAACTCATATTATTTAATATATTTTTATCTTTTTCTTTTACTGCTTTTATACAATTAACTAGCATATCGCCTGCTTTGCCTTGTGCAATTCTATAAGCAATATCTTCATCCGTTGCTTTAATTTCAATATCTTTAATAAAATTAATTTGTGCTTTCAATCTTACTCTATACTTATTCATTTATATTTCTCCTTTAACTTTTGTATTTCATCTTTTACAATATTCCAAGCATAATCTTCTAGCGTTTCTTTTAACCATTCTTCTAATTCGGCAACAATTCCTATATCTTCAAGTCTATATCCAATTATAGTATCTTCTCTACGGTTATTACTTCTTTCTAAATATTCAATTCTTTCTTGAAATTTTTGATTTTCTTGTTGTAATTTCTTCACATACTCTAAATCATCAAGATTTAATTTATTTGCAGTATCATCACATTGCATATCGTTTAAATATTCTCCAAATTTCAAATAATTGTTTTCTTCAATTACTATTAATTCAGTACTTGGTAATTTGTATTTCATTCTGACACCTCATTTAATAATTTATTTTCCAACCAATTGTCTTGGATTGTAGAAATCCAACCACAATGAACTGCTTTTATACTACCATCAGGTCTATAAAATTTTTGAGCGTCCCAACCTTTATAAAGCTGTATTCCAAAATCTACTTTGCCATTTTTGATACTATATCTTAATACATCACTTACAATAATTATGAAATCAATTTTTTGTGCAACCAAATGTCTTATAAACTCTCTTACTTGATTAAAGGGTGGATTAGTTATTACTAAATCATATTTTGAATAATCAATATTTCTCCATTCTTTGTCATCATATTTAACATCGTAATAACAATCTTTTAAGTATTTATAAATATTGCTATTTTTGTTATCACATGGACAAATAATTTTTTTACCTCTCAAATCATACTTATGCAATTCTCTTACGCAATCTTTGTACATTGTGTAAAATTCATCATCTAAGGTTTTTCTTTTACAAGTTTTTATTTGTTGCACTCTAACACCTCCTTTAACATATCTAATACTTCAGCATAATTATCAGCAATAGCAATACCATTGACATTAATATATTCTTCAGTACATAAGAAGTTTTTTATACATTCTCTTAATTTATCTATTCTTTCTTGTTGTTTTTTACTTTTATTCTCAAGTTTTTCATAAGCATGAGCAAGAGCACATACATACCAAAGTTGTTCTTCGTTAAAAGTGTCGACGACTTTCATTTCGTCCACATCATCAAGCACAGGAATTTTTACAGTTATATATTTTCTCATAATTATTGCACCCCTTGATATTCTGCTTCACATCCATGACATACAAATGTATCATCATCATAATGAGTGAATACATTAGCATTGCAGTGAGGACAATGAAAATTTTTACCAGAGACGCTAACCATAGAGCAGTTGCTAATTATTGAGTGTCTTATTTTTAATAAATTCTCTAAATTGTAATTCATGTTTTCTATTTCGATTACATCATCCTCTTTTAATAAATCTTTTATGTTTTCTTCATACATAGATTTAGCATTTTCAAGCGCTCTATAATCTTTTTCTAGTTGTGTCTCATCATATCTCTTTTGTAATCTTTTAATCCATTCTTCTTTAAGTCTTAAACTAGGACAAATAACTTTAAAAAAATGTTTTCTCTTTTTTAATTCTTCTCTTACTTCTTTATGAGAACTAATAAAAACATCATAACCTTGTTTTGATAAACTTATAGCAACATCACAATAAGTTTTATACCAATCATCCTCATGTTTAAAGTTGCTACTTTCTAAATCAATATATTTGTCTGTCCCTCCAAGACTTGATTTGCCAATTCCTTGATAACCTACGTATATCATAATTAATCCTCTTTCTTTACATTAAGTTCATTCATTAAAATATCAACTTCTTCCTTTTCTTTTTATTAACTTCGGTCAATATATATTTAGCCAGTATATCCAAATTTGGTAATACCTGTCCATAAACATCAATTTTAAATTCATTGTCTTTAATTGAAACAAGGCCTTTACATATAATTTCATATTCTGCCTTACTACAAAAAGCATAAAACAGAGCACTCCTTAAATCTTCTCTAAACTTTTCATAAGTCTCATATTTCTTTAATGCAACATTTAACCACTTATCAAAATTTACGCTGTTAAATATATTAAATTGTCTTATCTGGTCTGAATTAAAATCGTGTTCTAAAACGTACCACTCCAAATTTTCAGCCATCATAATCTTCTCCTTTCTAGGTTTGATTTCCTCTTCTCTCACAGTGTCCATCCTCCATAAGCCCAGTGGCCGTTTATTTGTCCACAGTCTTTGCATATACAATCATATTCACAAACCACACCTTCAGGAATGTTCCACCCTCCAATCTCATAATGTCCGTTTTCTAAATTAGTTGAATCACACTTAATGCATTTAATTGGAGTTAAATCTTCTCTTAAATATCCCTGGTCTATTAAATATTCAACACATTCTTCTGTGGTCATATCTTTAGTTATTTTTAGAAGTTCCTCTTTCATAAGTTCCCCTCTATCTTGTAGCGTGGTTTCATATTCTTTTCATTCCTTCTACTGGGTAACTCTGTATATATTCTTTTACATCTTTTAGATTGCTAAATATTCTAATTTTATTGCTTTCATCTTTAATGCTCTTAATACAACATTTATTACCAAGCAAGTAAACATATTTGAATATACTATTTTCTATCTTTAATCTTCTCCCGTTATATATTGTTGTTCTATTGCTAAGGCAAGTAATGTAATTTCCAAGTTCTAAAAACTCTTTCCTTGTCATTATGTCCTCCCTTTATCTTGATTACATTGTATCATATTAAGCCCCTAAAGTCAAGTTATTTTGAACCAAAAAAGTTGGCGGCGGGATTAAGGGGTCAGTCGCTCTACTGTCACGAGATAATGAAAAATAGTGCTCTATTTTTTATGTTGTTCTTTAATATATATTTAAGGAAGATACCTGTTTTTCCCAGTAAATATGCGGCTTTCTTGAAAATTCTAGCACTTTTGAGGTGCTAAAAAGGTGCTAAAATTAATAATAATGCTAATAAATACACAAGCATTTTTAGGGTGCTATCGCCCCCCAAAAGCGAAATAGCATCCCGTTAAGAAAATGTGCAGTGTATGTCCAACGAGCATTATCTATTTATGTTTTCTGTTTGCTCAAACCGTTTTAACGGAACTCTTTAACGCCTTGAGGGCTAAGAGTTCTCGAGGACTAATTTCGCAAACATAAAATATTATATTAGGAGCATTATTTATCATGATGTTGTTATTAGGAGCATTATTTATTATATTATTGTAATAAGGAGTATTATTATTAATATATTTATTATAAGGAGTATTATTGATAATATTATTGTTATTAGGAGTATACTTATTATTAATTATTTATTATAGGAGCATACTTATTAATTATTGTTATTAGGAGCATATTTATAAAAAGTAATAGTTAAATATACTATTTAAGATATTTACTATTAAGTAATAATATTTTATTAGGAGCATTATATTTAATAGTATACTATACATTTTAAGAGCATTAATGATAAGTTAGTGATATTATACGGGTAGGATATGGAACTCTGTTGTATGGGCTTGAAATGATGCTTAAACGGGAGTTTTTTCTAACAAGAGTTCCTGATTGAAAGTGCTTAATAGGGTTTTATGTCTAGTAAGTGATTTTTTTTGTAAAGTGCTCCCATATTTAATAAGATAACTTTTTATTATTTAATCATTTTTTAAAAAGTGATATTTTTTAAAATTCTTTTTTTCCTGATGCACTTTTTACACTTTTTTTTAATTCTATCTTTTTTTATAACACTACTAAAAAAAAAGAAGTATTTTTTTATACTTCAATTTTTAACTTTTTTTAATCTTCTATAAATTTATAAATTCTATAATATTTGTTATTAATATTTATTTTACTTTTATTTTTAATATATGTCGCTATATGTTGAGTATTAACTTTATTATTTAAATAACTACATATATTAATCAATTTATCATCAATAAAACTTGGTATTTCATCAACTTCAATTCTTTTTATATCTCCATTTTTTAACTTGATATTTTTTTCTATTACTTCATAAACTCCAAAAAACACACTTTTATTTTTAATCATCTTTTTTTTATCTCCTATTCTTATTATATAAAATTTATTTTTTTTACTTCTTCTTCTAGTAGTATGCTTTCTTGATTTAATACTTTTTTTAATTCTTTTATACTTCTTAAAATATCATCTTTTTTGATATCTAAAACTTCAACTTTTAAAGTCTTTTCTTTTGTGATTTCGTTTTTTTCATTTGTAAAAACTCCATTTACTAGATATATTGTGTAACCTTTAATATTATTTTTTAATAAAATATTATAAACTTCTTTTCTTGCTTTGCTTGTGTCAATTATTTGTTTTAGTTTTTCCTTATCATTTAAACCAATATAAATATTATATTTAATCATTTTTTTTATCTCCTTTTTTTTTATTATTTATTAATATTATTAATATAATTGTTAAAATTTTCTTCATTTACTTTCACAATATAATTGCTTAATTTTATAAATGAATAAATACTCATAATTATTATTAATAATATTAAAGTTATTTTATACTTTTTTTTAAGTCTATAAACAACTTTTTTGTTATTCATTTTTTTTGCCTCCTCCCTTTATTTACTAATTATATTTTACCATATAATTAAAAATAATTCAATAGAATATTAAAAAAAAATCACTTTTTTACACTTTTTTTTTATGTGGTAGAAATAGAACAAAACAGCAAAAAATTTTAAAAAAATTTTTTGGTGGCATACTGATTTTTTTTATTTTCTCATAGGTGCATTTATAACTGCAAAAAAATTTTTTATGGGGGTTTTTTGGGTTTGGTTTGGTGGTGGTTTATAACTGCCAAATTAAATTTTTATGTGATTTTTTTTAAGGGCATTTTTAGGCATTTTAAGACACTTTTTAACTTTTTAGTATAATTCATCAAACAAAAAAAGTTTGTTGAAATATAATTTAGAACAAAATAATTAAAAAGGTGTGGTATAATAAAAGCAAAAAAACTTCATTATATAAAAAAATAGAACAAAAAAATAAATATAATATGATATAATTAATTTAGAAAAACAAGAAAAGGAGATTAAAAAATGTTTAGTAAAGAATTAAAAAATGAATTTAAACAAATATTTAATAGCAATAAAAAAATTGATGAAGAATTAGTAAACATTAAAATTGCTATTCATAATTTGGAGAAGTTAGGACTTGATACAAAAAATTTAGAAAAATTACTTGATAATGTTGGTATTGAGTTTTATAAATTAAAAGAAGAAATTAGAACAAAATTTTAATGTTTATATGGTATAATTAAGTTGTAAAAAGGAAGAGGAGATTTTAAAAAATGAGTTTAGAAGAATACGAAAATTATTTAATTGAAAATTTAGGAGTAGATGAAGAAGTTATCAGTGTTGTATGTGCAATTAATGGTTATAATGAACAATCTTTAGATGATATCTTATATGTAAAATTTGGTTATAGAGATTTAGAGCAATTTTTAGAATATGAAGATAAAGAAACATATAATCAATATTATGGAGAAGAAAAAGAAGAAGATGATGAAATTTAATCATCTTTTTTTTTGGAAAAAAATTAGAACAAAATCTTAGGAAAATTATGATATAATAAAAGGTTAAGTGCATTTACTAGGACGACGGAAAAAATTTGATTAGAATATTGGAAAGAAATTTAGAACAAAATTTTAATGTTTATGTGGTATAATATTATTAGTAAATGAAGAGGAGATTTAAAAAATATGAAAAATTGGAAATTAATTAAAAATTATAATTCAAGTAATGAGGAGATAAAATTTTTTGATAGATTTAGTAAAAAAATACTAGATTATATGCTAGAAAATGAAAATTACATTTTATTGTCTTATAATTCATTTGTAGGAGCATATATTTACATTGATGATAAACTAGATAAAAACAATAAAAAAGTGGTATTAACTGATAAAAGAATTTATTATTAATTTAGAACAAAATATAAAAATTGTTATGGTATAATATAAATAGTTAAAGGAGATTTTATGAAAAAATTAGAAAAAATAAGAACTAAAAATGAGATTTTAGAATTACAAAAAAATGAGGAGATAACAATTACAATTACAAAAAGACAAGCAATTTTAATTGGTTTTGCATTAGGCACTGAAAAAAAGGGAGTAGAAAAACTTATAAAAGACATACAAGAAAAAAACATAACAAGTGAAAATAAAGAGCAACAAAAAATGTTAGATGAAATTTTAATGAATTCTTATAAAGACTATAAAGAATTAACTGATATGCAAGAAAATTTAAAGAAATTTTATGGAGTGTTAGATTTAAAATAGAACAAAATTTTAATATTTATATGATATAATATATTTAGAAATAAAGGAGATTTTAAAAATGAGTGGAGCAAGAAAATTTTTAGAAGAAAATTATAATATGAATAGTAGCATAACATTAGAACAATATTTAAGGACATATTACAATGGTAGAGAACTTAACAATGTAGATATTTATGGACTTGATGATGATACCTATGAAATGTTTATTGGTTGTCTATCTTATGAAGATTTAAAATTTGATGATAACAAAAAATTAAGAGATTTAAAAGTTATATTTATTAATAATAGCAATATAATTGTATATATCGAAAATAAAGATGATTTTACTGAATATTATTTAGATTAAAAAAAGAAAAGGAGATTATAACTGATGAAGTTGGAAATGTTAGAAAATGGAGATATTTTAGTTGAAAAAGAGCAAGAATTCTATTTAATAGATAAATTTAGAATTAGTGGTACATTAATTGATAATTATGGAGTATATAAAGACATTTATGGAGATTTAGAACTCTTCAAAAATGGAGATAACAATGAAAAATATTATTGTGGAGATTATGCAACATTAGAACAAGCATTAATGGAGATTTATTTAGGAAAAGTAAATTAGAACAAAATAAATTGATTTATGTGGTATAATATAAGTAGAAAAGGAGATAAAAGAAAATTATGGAAATTAGAGTTGTAAATGGAAAAAAAGGAAATAAGATTGAATTAGTAAATGAGAGTTGGTCTACAAGCAATAGTTGGGGACATAAAACAAATGTTATAATTAATGGTTGTGATTATGGAGAACATAAAGTTAGATATTACAATAGAACTTGGGAAATGTATGCTTTTCAAACTTGTATGAGTGGAGCAATTAGGGAAATTATGGAAAACAAAATAACAAGATTTATTGAAAATTATAGAGAAGAAAATAATATAACTAGATTTAAAAAAGGACAAAAAGAACAATTAATTAATGAGTTTAAAACTACTGATGATTTAATGGTAGATTTAGAGCAAACATTACAAGCAATTAGAGATAGGGAATTCAATTAAGAATTCTCCTATCACTTAACAATAAATGGAGAATTTTATGTGATAGTGATTATTACAACACTTGTGATTTAATAGAACAATATAAATTACAATTAGAAGAATTAGAACAAGATAATTAATTTGGTGTGATATAATATATACATAACAAGGGAGATAAAATTTTATGGAAACAAATGAAAATACAAATGTTAAAAAGTGGTATATGGAAACATATAAAACTGATGAATTAGGACAAGAAATTAATGGAGATTTAACTTTTTATGATATTTTTAGAGCATTAGATACATACAAAGATATTTATGAGGTTTTAGAAGTTGAAGATAGTTTAGTTAGGGAAAGAGTTTTTCAAGAACTAGCAAAAATTATGCAAGTTGATTATATGTATATTTACAATCAATGGTTATTAGGAAATTAGAACAATATATTCAATTTTATATGGTATAATATATTTAGAAAAAGGAGATATAATGATGATTGAAAAATTAAAAAATAAAGTAGAAGATTTAATACTTAATAGTGAATATGGTATTGTGAAAATTAAAGGAATATCATTAACAAGAAGTGATTTGGAAACTATATCAATGTTTTGTGATATTTTGAAAGAAAAAGGCAATTTAAATGGTTATATGGTTTTAGGAGAAGTTAGAAAAGTATTTGAAAAATATAATATAATTTAGAACAAAATATTTAATATTATATGGTATAATTATATTAGAAAAGGAGAAAAAAATAAAATGAAAGAAAAAGAAATAACTGAATTAGATATTAAAATGTTAGGTTTTACGGAAATAAAAAAGGAAATAGAAACAAGTTTTCAAAAATTGGAAAATATGAAAAAAATTATAGAATTTAACAAACAGGAAAATTACATTTATGCAATTACAAACGGGAAAGATAATGATTTATTAGATAGTGAAGTTATATGCTATTTGATTAATAAAGATTATGTAATAACAAGCAAATATACTGATAAAAAAGTGGTATTTAAGCACAAAAAATTAATAGAACAAGAAGAAGAAGAACACGAAAAAATAAAAGAAAAAAGAGGTTATTAATTAGAACAATATAATAAAGATTATATGATATAATATAGTTAGTAAAGGAGATATAAAATGAGAATTAATGGTAAACAAGTAATTGGAGATTATTATGCTTATGATAATTGCCATAAAATATATATTATAGAAGATGAAGATGATATGAAACAAGCAAAAGAATATGGTTATAGTATATATGATATTGAAACATTACAAAGAGCATTTGAAGATAGTTGTAGTTTAAGATTTATAAGTAATTGGAAATTAGACAAGAATTATGTTAGACAATTTGAGAGTGCAACATTTGAATATGTAATTGAATAGGAGTGGAAACTGATGAATTCAAAAGAGAGAAATTGTATATTGTGGTTAAGTGATTTAAATTCAATTCTACAAGCAAGTGTGTTTAAAAGTAAAGAGATAAATACTTGTTTAAAGAATAGTTTAAAAGCATTACAAAATGGTTTAGAAAAAGAATTAGAAGATTTAAAAAATAAAGAAAACAATATAACAAGTGATTTAGAATTAGTGGAGAATATTTTAAAGGAGATAGAATAATTATGGAATTAAGTATTGAAGAAATTAAAGAGATATTAATAGAACATTACAATTATATTTAAAATTTAGAACAAAAAATAAAAGGTTGTATGATATAATTAGATTAGAAAAAGGAGAGAAAATAATGGAAGATTTAGAAAAAGAAATATTTAATGAGTGTATTACTCGTATGGAAATTTTAAATTTAAGTAGACAATGTATTGGAGCATTTAAAAAAGGTAAAATTTGGGAAAGTGAGGGAATTGGTGCTTTATATGAGGTAAATGAAGATGAACAAAAAATTATAGATGAATTTGAAAAAGAACATAATGGTTATAAAGTATATCATTTAATTCATAACTTAACTGAATTTGGAGAATTATATAGTATATTTTATGTTAGTACAAATGAAGAAGAGTGGGAGCAAGATAAACAAGATTTAAAAGAGGGTTATGCTTTTGTATATGTATATAACAAAGATGATGAATTTTGCAGTGAATTTGGTAGCATAGGTTTTAAAAGAAATATTGGTGGACTTGTGAGAATATCATAATTCTACCATTAAAAAGGAGATATAAAGATGAATAATATTGTAAATACTTTTGATAGATTAGAACAAGAAAAAAGAAATAGAATAGAACAATTAAAACATAATGAAGAACTACTATTTAATACATTAACATATTTTAGTGAATTTATGGTAAAAAATGGTATTGGTTATTATGATGAAATTGAAATGTATAAAAAAATAGGTTTTACTGATGAAGATATAGAATATTTTGGTTTAAGAGATTATGAACTTGAAAGAGAAATAAATTGTTTTAATGGAGTTGAAACTGATGAAAATTAGAATTTTTGATAAAGAACAATTTGGTCGTGATTTAATAGAAGAATTTATTGTTGAGAATTCTTATAAAAAAAATGATTTAAAAAAACTACAAAGATATGCAAACAAATGTTTTTGTTATGATGATTTAGTAAAATTTATTAAAAGAAAATTTAAAGTATTAGAAAATAAAACTGATTGTAAAGCATTTTACAATATAACTTTTTAAAGGAGATATGAATATTATGGAAACAAAATGGAGTGTAGATTTAATTATTAATGGAGAATATACTTTTTGTGAAGAGTTAAGCATAGAAGATATTGAAAAAATAACTAATTTATTTAAAGAAATTATAAAAAAGAATAAATAAGGTGCATTTTAAGGTCATAGACAAGAATTATATACAAAATGGTATATCTATATCAAAAAATAAAAAAGTGCTTTAAAAGTGCTAAAAAGGAGTTTAAAATGAGTAAAAAAGAAAAGATAAGTTATTATATGAAATTTTATAAAAAAAGAGAATTGAGAAAAAATTATTATGGTTATTATGAAATAGATGATTTTAAAGCAATAACAAATAGTTTTAGTATTATCTATTTAAAAGATTTAAGTGATGATTTTGATAAAATTAAAAGTGATTATGTTATTGAAGTTTTAAAGCAAAAATATGATTTTATTAAAAGTGATTTAGAAAATTCAAAAAAAGTAAACTATGATGAATTATTAAATTATGTATTTACAAATGAAGATGATTATTCATTTAAATTTGATGAAACATTAATAAAAAGGGTAAAAGAAATTATTGGTAGCAAGTGTGAATATTATATAGTAAATGAAAAAAACTATTTTATAAATGAAGTATTAGTTATTAAAAATAAAAAAGGAGAATATGCTTATTTACTACCTATGAAAATTTAGAACAAAAATAATACTTTCTTATGGTATAATTAGATTAGAAAAAGGAAGTGTTATAGATGATTGATAATATATTTTATGCAATAGTTATGAAAACAAAAACTGATAAAAAAATATATCTAAAAGAGGGCAAAAATAATAATTATGAGTGGACTTTTGATAGAGATGAGTGTATATGGTTTGAAACTGATACACAAGCAAAAGAATTCTCAAATAATTATTTTAAGAATTTTAAAAATTGGTTTGTAGAAGAATTTGAATATAATTATAAAATAACATATCTTATAAATTAGAACAATATGTTTTAATTTATGTGGTATAATAGTAATAGAAAAGGAGAAATTAATATGAGTTATAGTATTTGTAAAGGAATAGCAAAAAAAGGAGAAAATATTGAAGTAAATGTTGCAAGTAGTAATGTTTTTCCTAAACATTGGTATAAAAGTGGTTATAAAGGAAGAAACTATGAGGAGCAATTATTTTGGTTATATACTGATATTGAGGACGGAAATATTCATCTAAACAATAGTTTATATAAGTATAATTATGCTTTTTTAAAGGCAAGAGAATTTATGAAAGAAAATAACATTAATGGTTATTATGATTTATTTGAAAAAAAATATGATTATTACTATGAAAAAATCAAAGAACTTATTGGAATTGATTTAAAAAGTGATTATTGGAAAGATGAGGAATTAAAAAATACATATAACAATTTTCAAAAAAATAATGGAGAATTAATTGATAATATTAAATTTGAAAGTGCTTATAAAGTATATGGAAAAGTTTTTGAAGTATTCAAAAAAGCATTAGAAGAAAAAGAAGATAACACTTTATATACATTATATTGTGAAGATTATAAAAGTTTTATCAAATGTGGTAGAAATGGTAAATTTTGGTATGGTTATACAAGTGCAAAAGAAAAAGGTAAATATAAAGAAATGTATTGCAAGATGAAAGAAATTGATAGATGTGGAGTTGTTATAAAAAGACTTGTATTAACTGATAATGAAATAAAAAAGGAACTTGAAAATCAAGAATTAGAAAAACAAGCAAAAGAAAAAATTAAAAATTTAGAACAAGTTAAAGAAGATTTAGAAAAGTTTAAAAAGGGACAAATAAATATTGATAAATATTATTTAAAAGAATTATGTAAACTATATAACATTAAAGAAAGATTTAATGATAAAAGAATAAATATACCTAAAAATTTAAATTATTTAATGATAAATGGTTATAATTTTTATGGAAATTGTAATTGGAAAACAAGCAATAAAATATCTTATATTAGAAATGAATTATTAAAAAGGGTGGAGAATTAAGATGAAGATACAAAAAGAAATTAGAGAAGAAATAAAAGATAATGTTAGTTATGATATTAATGGAATTTATGATAAATCTATGGAAGAAGAAAATAGATTTATAACTGATATTGAAACATTAATTGATAATGATTATAATAAAGCAAGAATTCTAATAAATGTTATATATCATTATATTAATCAATATTATGATGAATTAGATTATAGAGTTTTTAAAAATTTAGAACAAAATAAATAAAAGTATATGGTATAATATAATTAGTGAAAAGGGAAAACTATTCACTAGAAAGTTGGTTTTTTATGAATTTAGAATTTCATTACAATAGTGGTGGTAGAGAAAAATATTTTGAAAAAGAAAGAGTAGGAGATTGTGTTTGTAGAGCAATAGCAATAGCAAATGATATGGACTATTTAGAAGTATACAATATGATAAATGAATATGCTAAAAAAGAACATATCACAAAAAGAAAAAAGAAAAAATCAAGTGCAAGAAATGGAGTATTCAAAGGAACTGAAAAGAAAATACTAGAAAAACTTGGTTGGTCTTGGGTTGCTACAATGGAAATTGGCAAGGGTTGTCAAGTGCATTTAAGAGCAAATGAGATACCTATGAATAAGACAATAATAGTACAAGTAAGTAAACACTTAACTTGTGTAAAGAGTGGTGTTATTAATGATACTTATGATTGTAGTAGAAATGGTAATAGGTGTGTTTACGGTTATTGGGTAAAAAATGAGATAACACAAGAAAATAAAAATGTGGGTAAAAAACTTAATGAAATTACAATAGATGATATTAAAGATTATATTAAAGAATTAAAAATAGCAAAAGAAGTTTTAGAAAATCAAATATATAAAAATGAAATGATGATTGATTGGTATAACAAAAGAATAGATTATTTTGAAAGTAGGTTATAAAATGAAAACAAAAGAAAAGTTGGAAGTTATTAGTAAACAATTAGAAAGACTTAATTTAAGATTAAAAGAAAGAACATTTAAAGTTAAATTTGAAAACAAAGGGGGAAATAATTATTGCTTAAATATGCTTGGTAAAGACTATAAGTTTAATACTTATGATGATATGATTAATTGCTTAACATTTATTGATACAATGTTTGAAAAAGCAATAGAAGAAATTGAAAAGAAAAGGAAGTGTAAATAATGTATTTATTTAGAGAAGATATGTATAATGAGTGGTCTTGGGAAAATGGTGCTACTGATATAATATGTTTATCAAAGAATTATAAAACAATAATGAATTATGTAAATGATGAATTAGATATACAAAAGGGACATAATAGAATTATAGAGCAATATAAAGATAATATATCATTAGAAGAACAAATCAAAAGACTTGCTAATAATGATGATAGTGGAGTTTATATTGATATTTATGAAAATGAAGAAGATTATTCAAATGGCAAAAATATGGCAACATATTGTATTACTTATGAAAGGGTAGAAGAATAATGGAAAGTATATTATTATGGTTTATTGTTATTTTAATAGGTTTAAATTTATTTTCATTAGGTCTATGTAAATATACATTAAGTTTATTTAGTGAAATGAGAAAAGATTATAACAAAATTATTGAAAATTGTGAGGAGAGAATAAATCTTTATGAAGAATATTTTAGAAAAAAAAGCAAAGAAATTTATTAAATTATCTACTGATAAAGAAATAAAAGAATATGCTTATAAATGGGTTTTATTTCAATATAAATTAGAAGAATTAAATGATTTTATAGATGAGATAAGGAAAACAAAAGAATTAGAGGAAGATTTAGAAAGTGAAAATGGTTTGTATAGTGGAGCAAAAGGGAATAATTCACTAGAACTTGAAAATACTTTAAGAGATTTTCTTTTAAATGAATATATGTAATTTAGAACAATATATTTAAAGTTATGTGGTATAATATAATTAGTAAAGGAGAGAAGATTATGAAAATAACTAAAAAACAAATGGAAATTTTGGAAGAAAACTTTAATGTTGATGAAACTGAATATTCAAATGGTAAATATTTATCATTAGAACAATGGACTAATGGTGGTGTTGATATGATAATTTATATTGACACAAACAATGATTTAGTTGAAGAACTAGAAAACTATATTAATAACTTTGATATTGATGAGGAAATTGATTTACACAGAGAAAATAAAGATTATAGAGATAATTTTACAATTAGTGAAAGTTTAAAAGATTTTGAAGATTATATTGAATTTATTAAGGGTATAATTGAGCAATTAGAAAAAAGTAAATATATTAATGAGTGTGGTGTTTGCCCTAGATGTAGGGAAGAAGATTTAGAATATGGTTCTATTGAATTAAGAGATGATATGTGCTACTTCCCTTATGAGTGCAAAAGTTGTGGTTTAAAGGGAGAAGAGTGGTATTCAATGCAATTTGCAGGGCATAATATTTATAATGAAAATGGAGATTATATAGAATTATAATTTGACACAAGATACAACAATTTATGTGATATAATGTATATATCAAAAGGAAAAGGAGTGTTACAATGAAAGTAATAGGTAAAGAATTAAGAAAAGATTATTGTGGAGGTGTTTATGTTGGGTGTTCATTTGTATATGTAATTGATGAATTACCAAAAGAGAGAGATTATATAGAGATAGGCAATAAAAAAGGTTATGTTATATCTAGTGATTATGATGAACAAGAAAATTGTTATTGCATATATCTTGAAGATAATTTAGATGATTGGAACAATCAAATAATTGATATACCAAACACAACAATATTTGTAACACTAAAAGAAAATAGAAAAGGAGATGAATAAATAATGAAAGATGATATTTTAATGACAATGTTTGGTGGAGGAACACTTGATTGGGAAATGTTAGACAAGTGTGAATATGATTTTGAAGATATATATGAAGATATGAAAATGTTTTGTTCTTCTTATGAAGATTTTGATTTTAATAGCATTTTATTAGGTGCTATTGATTTATATAAATATCATATTCAAGATAAAATTGATGAAAAAATAACTGAAACTGAAAGTGATTTAAAAGAACTTGAAAGATATATTGATGAAAATAATGGAAATGTAGATATAGAATATGTTGATGATAAAAAGAGATTAGAACAACAATTAGAAGATTTACAAAGTTTATATGCTAGTGATGATATAGAATACTTCACAAATTATTTAGATACAAGTATATTTATTGTTAATGATGAAGTAAGAGCATTATATAAAAAGTATTTAGAAGAAGAAGTAGAAAAAGAAAATGAACTAATTGGTTTTTGTTATTTAGATTTAGATTAATAATTTTTATCAAAAAATGAAAAAACTGATTAATTTTAATAATATGATAACAAAAAGGTGGTGTTTTATGAAAGATTTAGAGATAACATTAGATAAAAATTTATTAAATAATAGAGATTTAGATTTTTTCCATTATATGCAAAGTTATGAACTTGCAAAATGCAAATATGGAAAATTCTATTTAGTTAGTAGAGGAGAATTAAAGTGTCATTATGTAGATGAGAAAAATAATGTTGATACTTGGAATTATAGTGATATAGTAAACTATTACATAACAAATAATGATGAACTTGGAAAAGCAATAGATGAAGATAAAATATATTTTGATATGAATAATTGGTTTTCAATAGAAATGATTGATAATAATGGAAATTATGTTGAAATATTTGATTATTTAGACAATGTGTATGGTAGCATTAGAGAGGGTTTAAATTCTTTTGAAGAATTAATGAAAAACAAAGAATTTATTGATGATATTTTAGGGGAATTAAGAGTTACAAATGATTGAGTTTATTAAAGAATTGTTGAGATTTATTGGTTATGTTTTATTAGTTTTTATTCAATTATTAATGATAATAATATAGAAAGTAGGTGTAAGAGATGAAAGAAAAAATATTTGAAAAAATGAGAGAATATGGTTGGAATTTAGATAATAATACTGATGAAGACTTTAAAAAAGTATATAATATACATTATAATTTTATTGAGGGTTGTTATGATTACATAAGTGATTATGATATCAATGAACCTTTGAGTTTAAGTGATATTGATACACAAAGTTTTGAAGATATGATAACATTTATGAGTGATTTTTTGAGAGCAATAAATGATATTGATGATACAAGAAAAGTTGGAGATAGTGAAATTGATTTATATAATTCTCATAATATACCTTATAATTTATCTTGTATGTGTTTAGGAGATACAAAAGAAATAGAATATAAAATTAGAAAATGTAATTTTAATGGTTTAGAAATTTGCCGTATGTTAAATAGTTTATATAGAAGTTTAATTTATAAGAATTGGGAAGTTGTTATAGAAACTGATAATATGATTACATTAAAAGGAAAAGATAATAGTAATATTGTTTATTTAGATATTAGAACAAAATAAATAAAATTATGTGGTATAATATTATTAGAAAGAAAGGAAAGAAAGATAATATTATGTAAGATTTAAAGGGTAAAACGGACTTATAGAACAAGAAAGAATAGGTTATTAGAAAGAGGTGTTTTTAAAAATGAATAAAGAAGAAATAGAAAAGTTATATGAAGAATTAGGTTGGTGTAAGATTGATGATTTATATACTTATAGTTGCTTATTAACAAGTGGTTTTGATAAGGAACAAGCATTTGAACTTAAAAGTTTATTAAATGAATTATGGTTAAAAGATGAAAATGATACAAGCATTAGTAAATTAAGTGATATGCTTTATAATATCTATGAAGATATTGAAGATAGACTTGATGATATGAGAACAAGAGAAATATTAATTGAAATGTATGAAAATGAATATTAATAAAGGAGAGTGAAAATATGCCAAATTGGGTTAAAAATAAAGTAAGAATTGAAAAAAAAGAAGTTATTAAGGAGTGTTATAGTCAATATGAAAATGGTTATGAAGATTTTGATTTTGATAAAATAATTCCTATGCCTAAAAGTATGCACTTAACAAGTGGTGGTATGCAAGATACTTCAATACATTATGCTTTAAGTAAAAAAGACAATGAAGAAAAAGAAAGAATAATTAACAAGTTAAAAGAAACAAAGTGTGATTTTTATGGAAATTATTATAATAAAATATTTAGATATTATAATAATGAAAATTATACACAAGATAAGTTTGACAAAGCAAATAAAGAATTAAAAGACATTATAAGTGGTAAAAAGAAACAAGATTTTGAAAATATTGATTATAAAGGACTTGGAATAAAGAATTTAGAAGATTTAGGTAATACATATCTTAACAATATATTAGAATATGGTTTTGATACTTGGTATGATTGGTCTTATGAAAATTGGGGAACTAAATGGGGTGCTTGTCATACTTATTATGTTGATGAAAATAATATTGAATTTGATACTGCTTGGTCTTGTCCTTTTAAAATCTTTGAAGAAATTAGTAAAAAATATAATACTAGGGTAGAAGTAGAATTTGCCGATGAAGATATTGGAAATAATTGTGGTATTGTTATTTATGATAAAGGAGAAGAGATAGATTTTATTGAGGGAGATAGAGAACTTGCATATAGAGTATGGGACTATACTGATGAAGATATAGAATATTGTGAGGGAGAAGAATAGAACAATATTCTTCTCTATCTATGGTATAATATAATTAGAAAAGGAGAAATATTATGATAAAAATTATTGATGAAGAAGAATATAACAATGGAAGTTATATGAGAGATGAAGAGGGGTGGGACTTCCCTCTTGAAGAATTAGATTATCTACTAAAAGAGCATAATGGAGAAGTGTTCTTACTACAAAATGGTAGATTATATGAAGTAATGGACTATGTAGATTTTATTGATAATATTAAAGGAGAGTGAGTAAAATGAACTATCAAAATTTAGTCGACAAATGTAAAAAAGCATATAAAGAAAAAGATTTAACAAGTGCTTATAAATTTTGGAAAAAGATTTATGATATACTTGATGAGAGATTAAATAAATTTGATATAGCGAATGATGAAAAAAGAAATAAATGTTATCAAGAATTTAACAAATATATGAAACAATTTACTGATGATGAAGTTTATACAATAACTGATTATGGTAAGCAACAAGCATATAGAAAAATGAAACTCGAAAAAACATATAATATTTTAGATAAGAGTATTTCTTTATATGAATTAACAAAAAAAGAAGAAATGAAAGCATTAGAAGATTTTATAAGTTTTTATGAGTGGTGTGTATTACAAAGTGAAACTGATAAAAATAAATATAATATTTATGATTTGCAAACAAATTGCATTATAGATGACGAAGAAAAAACTTTAAATGAAATTATTGTAAGATTAGTTGATAGAGCATTAGACTATGAATTATATGAGGGTAGTGAAAATTTAGATGATGAAGAATATGAAGAACTTATGAACTCTAAATATATAAAAGATTTATATAAAATACAAGAAGATTATTATGAAGAACTAAAAGAAGAATTAACAAAAGAATTAGAATATTTGGAAAAAAGATTAGATTGTTGTGCTTATGGGAAAAGTGATTTACAAGAAATAGAAAATTTAAAATGGAAAATTAATAATTTAGAAAGTAGGTGTTAAATATGGAAAATAAAGAATTAACTATTATGGAACAATTCTTAATAGATGAAATTAATATGATTTGTGAGTGTTGTTATTTGGTTTGAACTAGATATTGATACTGATGATGATTACTTAGAATTTTAAGAGAGAGGTGTTATTTTATGTTTAATAAAGAGGAATTAAATTTAAGACTTAAAGAATTAAATGAAAAAGGTTATGGGAAAAATGATTTAGCAAGAGAATTAGAGTGTGCTTTAATTGAATACATTATTAATAATATGGAAGAAGATGAAATATGTAAACAAGATTTAGAAAATGTGGCAAATGGCATTGTAGAATATATTTTTGATATTCAAATTGGAGAAAATTTAGAAGATTATATTGAGGTAATAGACTAATGGAAGATTTAAGTAAAGAAGAATTATTAGATTTAATAAAAGCATATAATGATTATGTAATAGATTTTTTTGAAGAACACGATTTAGGTATGTATCCTATAAGTGTATATGAATTTTATGATAATGAATATCAATTAATGAAAAAGGGAGAATATGATAAAGAATAGACAAGAATTTAATGTTGGAGATAAAGTTATTAACTATTGTGATGAAACATTAAAAGGAAAAGTTGTTAAAGTTGAATATGATGAAAATTTTGGGTTTTATGTATATCTTGTTAGATATGGTTGGAAAATGAGATTTAAGAAATTATGGACTTTTGGTTGTGATTTAAAAAAGATAGAACAATAATAAAATAAATATATGGTATAATATATTTAGAAAGAGAGGAAGATATTATGGAAGAAGTAAATAGATTATTTATGGAAGAAAATGATGAGAAAGCATTAACATTATTATATGAATTGACAAAAGATGAAGTTGTTAAAGTTGCATTAAATTGGTGCAAAGAATATGAATTAGAATTAGACAATGTTTATAGTAATGAATTATATATGTATAATGATATAATTAGTGCTTTGTATAAAAAATACAATATTGGAGAATAAAGGTGGTGTAATTATGTTTGAAGATAAGAGAAAATATTTCGATTATGAACTTGCCTATAAAGGTTTTAAAAAAGCAAAAAAATTATTTGATAAAGGTGGAATACAAGCAATTCTTAATAGTGATGAATTTGAAATTAGTGGTGGTGGAACTATTGAAGATTGGTCTTGTAATGGTTATATAGATATTTATGGAAGTGGTTATAATTTTTGTATAGTTTTAGTTGATAAAAACTTTGATACTGATAATTTAGAAAATAAATGGTATATTAGTGGAGAAGTTGATATATATAGTTATGGTGGTGGAGATGATAATCTTTATATAACTGATATTTCATCTATTGAGGAAAGAATTGGTGGGTTATTAGATTATGCAAAAGATAATGACTATACTATTGAAGATTATGAAAAGGAATTGGAAAGTTTAGAAAAGGTTTATGCTATATTAGGTAAGAAAAGTATAAAGTTTAATTTAGATGAAAATAATAATATTCAAAGTGTTGAAATAGAAGATATAAATAACAAAGTGGAACATTATTTTAATGAAGAAGATGATGAAGAAAAAGAAGAATATTATAATTCAAAATTGAGAAATATTATAAAAGATTATGTTGATTATTTAGAAGAAAATAGAGAAGAGGTGTAATAATGGAATTAGATAAATATTATCAAGATATGATAGATAACATTTTAAATGGTGCAAGTGATAGAGAACAATTAGAAATAATCTTAAAACTTGTAAGTGGTTTAAAAGAGTGGAATATGAATTGTGGTGGTTATTGTGAATTATTATATTATAAAGGGTTTAATGAAATACAACATAAAATAATGGAAATAAGATATAAAGAAGATTATTATAATTCTCTTTATAAGGCAATTAGAGATTATAATGAATTAGATAAATTATTATTTCATTTTATATTAGTGCATAACATACAAGAAAATAAATATGGTGCTTTAAGCAATTTTATTAGAGAAGATAATAGATTTTCAATAACAAATGATTTAGTTGAAGAAAATATGATAGATTTTTGGTTTAAAGATATTCTTTTAACAATAAAAAAAGATAATGATGAATATAAACTTTTTGGAATTGAAGTTTATGATAAAAATGGAGATTTAATTGATACATTTGATAATATAGAAGATTTAAATAAAAAAGTTGAGGTGTTAGATAATGAAAGAGAAACTAATTATTAAAAAACAAAATACAAATGAAAAAATAGAATTAGATTATAATGATTTAGATTTTGGTTTTGGTATTGGAGATTATTATTACAACGGACAATGTAGTGGTAGTCAAATAGGTTTTTATTGGGTTGAAGAATTAGGACAAAAATATGTAGAACACTTATTCTTTAATGTTTATGTAGGAAATGATGATGAAAATGACATTATTACATTAGATACTATGTTAAAAAACTTAACTACTGATGAGGAATTAGTTGTAACACTTTCAGTTGAAGATTATGAGGTTTTTAGATTGTGGTATAGTGAAGTAGAAAAAATTGGTTTTCATTATTATACTGATTATGAAATTGAAGTATTAGAAAATTATAAAAATAGTGCAATAGTAGAAATGGAGAAAATGAAAAATGAAAGAAATATTTAAAAATGATTGGAAAATATAGTGATATGATTGTTGAAAGTTTTATTAATGGAGATTATATTTGGAATTATATTTATTAGAACAAAAAGGAGAGCATTATATGGTATAATATTCTTAGAAAGAGAGATGATTTGATTGAAAAAATATGTTTATGTAGTATATGAAGTTTATACAAAAGATTGTATGGAGATAAATAATTTAACAAAAGAAATACAATATTTGGCAACTTATGAAACTGAACACGAAATGATTAGTTGTGTTGAAAGTGAATTAACAACTCAATGTGAAGATAACGAGGGTTGGTCTTTTAGAAGAGTTGTTGATAATAAACATTATAGAGGAATTGTTTTTCTAAATGGAGAAGAACAATATAGAATAATTGGAAAAGAGGTGGAATTAGTAAAATGATGAGTTTAAAAGAGATTAAAGAACTTAATAACAAATTTAAAAAAAATAAGGAAATTGCTTATAAATATGATGGAACTGAATTAAGAACATTAAACGGAGAACATATTGGTTTAGATTTAATGTTAAGTGATGAGGGTTTAGAACTACAAATTTGTAAAGTAAATGAAATTAATTATACTAAAAATGGAAAAGAAAAAATATGGGAAACATTTGCTTTTGAAGAAATTAATATTGATAAGTTTGAAACTGATGAAGAATTAGATAAATATTTAGAATATGTAGTTAATTTTTATGAAAATAGAGTTAAAAATGATATTTTTGTTATAGAAAATCAACAAGAAAAATTAGCATTAGGAATATTAAAATTGGTAGAAACACATAAAATTTTAAAAGAATTAAACTTTAGTGATTGTGTTTTAAATGAAATTGATAGTATTACTAATGACTTAAAAGGACTTATAGAAGATGAAAATATAGAAAAAATTATTAAGGAGAGTGAAAAATATGTTTAATGAAAAAGAATTAGAACAAATGGTTATTGATTTAAAACTTGGAGAAACAAGTGAAAATTTTAAAGAAATGTTAGGAAAAGTTAGTCAAGATAATAGATTATATAAAGAACTTGTTAAAACTAGCAAAGAGGAAACAATAGATAGAACAATGTTATTTTATGAATTTAGGGCTTGGTTTACTAGAAATATGGAGTTAGATATTTTATCTTATGTAAAAGGGGTGTTTTAAAATATGACAAATAAAGAAATTTTAGGAGAATTAAAACAATGTTGGGAATATATAACTGACATAAAAGATAATGAATATGAACAATTAACAAAATTAGAATATGATAAATTAAGTGTTATTAGAAAAGAACTTTATGAAATTTATGAGGGTTTATATGGTAGATTAGAAAAAGGAAATAAAGAAGAATTAAGGGTTAAAAAATTAGAAGAAAATGACAAAGTTTATATTAGTGATGATATAAGTGGAGATTATATAAGTGTTAGTGATGATACACATTATTTCACTTATCAAGATACTGATGATGATTATTGTTGGTACAAAGATGAAGATTTTTTAACTGAATATAATGAGGAAGAATAATATGATAATAGAAGATTATGTTGTTGATTTATGTAAAGAAAAAATAATAGAAGAATATCATAAAGAAGATTTATGTATGGGAGAATTATTGGCAAGTATTAAATGTATAAATTTATCGGTAGAAGATAATTATGAATTATATAAAGATTTAGTTGAAAAATATGATTAAAAGGAGAGTGATTTTGGTGGCAATTATAACAAATAAAGATATAAAAATTATGGTAGAGGTAGAAGAACTTTTACATAACAAGTTAGTTAAAAATAACGGCATAAAAGACATTGATAAAAATGGAAAAGAATATTATTATTTTGATGAAAATGATAAAGAATATAATATTTGGGTTCAATATTGGAATTTAGTTGAAAAGTTTATTCAACATAAAAAATATGCTAATAAAAAATCAAATGAATATAACAAGAAAAATAAAGATTACCACCGAATTATGAATAATATTTGTGCTTGTAGGAAAAGTGGAAATGTAGAAAGATTAGAATATTGGAAAAATGAAATGAAAAAGTTAAAGGAGAGTGAATAAAGTGAAGTTTATTGATAGAATTATTGAAGATATACCTATGGTAGAGATAGAAAAAGAAGATAGTGAATATCATAATGAGTGTAAATATCTTATTGATAGTAGAGTTTTACTAGACAATATGAGGGAATATGAAGTAGAAATACCACAAGAATATTATGATAAATATCAAAATGATTTTGGCAATGGTGTTCTACAATATATGGCAAAATTAACTAATATGGAAATGGAAGATTTTAAAGGAACAAATACATATAATTGGGGTGGAAGAATAATTCACGATTTTGATTATAGATATGTAGAACTTGAAAATGATTATTATGTTGCTATTCGAGTTCATAGATTTGGAGATATTAGGGGTAATTATACTGAATTTGCTTTATTTAAGTTTGATAGTTTTGAAAATTTTTATGAAACAATAGAAGATATATCTATAACAAATTTTAGTGGTTGTTTCGAGTATCAAGCAAAACATTATTACTATGATATATCTATTTTTAGTGAAAGTTTAAGAGTTTGGTGTGAAGAAGAACAAAGAGATTATGAATTTTATGTTTGTGATGATGAAAGTTTTATAGAAGAAATAAGAAAGGAAAGTGATTAAGATGACTAATTATGATTGTGAGTGCATATTTTATTTAGGTTTACAAATAAGTAAAGCATTTGATTTAGAAAAAAAATGGTTATTAATTGATGAATACTATAATGGAATTAAGACAATTTATGAAGATTATAAAAAATATGATAACAATGGAAAGAGTTTATTAGATAGTATCAATGATTATATTGATGAACATATCACATATATCATTGGTATAATTAAAAATGCGATTGATTAAAAGGAAGTGATTAAAATGTGGAATAGTGAAGAAAAAGCAAAATTAGATGATTTATATAGCAGTGCTATTGGAAGTGATAATACTGATTATGTATTAGAAAAATTAACTGAAATTTATGATATGATTTGGAACGAGCATATTAGTTTTGAAGAAAAAGATTGGGAACTAATTGCAGTTGAAAAAAGAATTAAATTAAAATACGATAAGATTGAGAATAAACTATATCAAATATTTATGTGGTTAGTTGGCAATTTATCAATAAATGAATTAAAAGAAATTGTAAGAGGTTTGAATTCATATATTAAAGAAGAAAAATTAAAGGAGATGAATAAATAATGAGAGAAGATTTAAAAGAATTAATTAGTGATACAATTAGATTAAGTGGAAGAAATGTTATATTTTTTAAAAACATAACAAGTAAGCCATTATTAAATGGGGAAGTAGATTGTGAAGAAAGAATAGTTTTTAATAATATTTTTGAACTTGTAAACTTTTTTAACAATCTTAAAGATGAAAACATAGTTGGTTATTATGAAGTAGAAGATGATAAAAGCGATTTATATGTTTATTTGAAAGGAGTTGAATAAAATGAGTACAAGAGGTTATATGGGTATTCAAAAAAAAGGAGAAATGAAAGGACAATACAATCATTTTGATAGTTATTTAGAGGGTTTAGGAAAAGAAATTATTGAAACAATAAATAAAATACCAAAAGTAAATAGAATAGCAGTTTTAAATGAGGTATTTAAAAATATAATTCTTGTAAATGAAGATGATAAACCAACACAAGAACAAATTGATTATTGTAAAGAAAAGGGACTTGTTGATTTAAATGTGGCAACACAAGATATTAATGATTGGTATTGTTTAGCAAGAAAAACACAAGGAGATTTAAATTTTTATATAAATGGTGGAATTTATATGGTAAATGGTAATGATTTTCTTGATAATGACTTATTTTGTGAATATGGTTATGTTATAAATTTAGATGATAATACATTAGATTTTTATCAAAATGGTAGAAAATTAGTTTTAAAAGTAGATTTATTAGATTTAAATTATAATAAGATTTCTAAAAAAATCGGTGATTAAAATTTCATATAACAGGAAATTTAAAGTTTTATATGAAAATCACAAGAGTAGAACAACAAAGTTTCTATTCTTGTGGTATAATATATTTAAAAGGAAAAGAGGTGCGATATTATGATTAAGTATAAAGAAGAAAATTTGATAGGGAAAAGATTTGACAGATTGGTAGTTGAAAAGGAAGTAAGAATAAATAATTTAAGATATTTTCTTTGTAAATGTGATTGTGGCAAAGAGAAACTTGTAAGATTTGGTAATTTAATGTGTGGAGCAATTCGTTCTTGTGGTTGTTTAAGAAAAGAAATAGTAAAAGAAAATGCAAAAAAAATGGGAGTTAAAAATAGAAAAGAAATGTTTTGTAAAATTTGTGGCAAAAATCATTATGCAAAAGGTTTATGTAAAAATTGTTATGAACGAGATAGAAGAAATGGTCATCTATTATATGGCGAAGAATAAATGAAAAAAAGAGTTACAAAACACGGGAGAAAAAGAATTAGAGGTCGTGTAGGAGTTAGAAATGCTAATTATATGTATAGACTTGCACGACAAAAAGGAAGAAAAGGTAAGTCTTTTAAAGATGATTTTGGCAAACTTCTTGCTTATTTAGAAATAAAAAGCAAAGGGCAAACAATTGTTTACAATAATTTCATCTATATAATTAAAGGGGGTAAATTAATTACAGTCTTAAATGTACCATATAAATACCAAAATTATAAGGAGGAAGAAAAAAATGAAGAATAATGAATTTATTAAAAAATATGGAATTCAAAATTTATATAGTATAATGGAAAGTGTTAGAGCAAATTTGGCAGCATTATATTATGGGAAAAAAATTCCTAAATATAAAGTTAATAATAGAAAAAAACAAGTTAAATTTTATATCAACGGAAAGTTTTTGATTTTTGATATAGCGGAAATTTATTATATGAGTGATAAAAAAATAATTATGGAAATAAAAAAAATGGAAAGTAGGTGTTAAAATGACAAAAGAAAATTTATTTGAAAGATTTAAAAAATATAAAATTAATATTGAAAATGTAAATTTTAAGTCAATAGAGCAATATGAAAAAGACATAACAAGATTTTTTGATTTTGTGGGCAAAAATATTAATAATAATGAAGATATTATTAATATAAATGCAAATAATGTTAAAGATTATATTGAACATTTATCATTAGAAAAAAAAGAGCCGACAACTCGAAATAAAAGTCTTGCAATTATAAAAAGTTTTTATAAATATTTATATAGTGAAGAAGATATTGATGTAGATAATAAAATATTTTTTATAAAAAAAGCAAAGTTAAATCATAAAGAACCTTTATGGTTGGAACAAGAAGAAATGGAAAAATATATCAATTCTATTAAATGCCCTCGAACAAAAGCAATGGTTGAAATGTTATGCTATACAGGGATGAGATATAGTGAATTGATAAATATAACATTAGAAGATTTTTTAAACGGGCAAGCCGTTATTGTTGGTAAAGGAAATAAACAAAGACAAGTTTATTTTGGTAACACTAAACTTCAAAATGTTGTTTATGATTATATCATAACAAAAAGAAAAAAAATTATTGAAAGAACTCATAAAGAAACTGATTTATTATTTATAAATAACAATGGAAACAAAATGGTGGCACAAAACTTTATTAGAACATTGAAAGATTGTGCTAAAAATGTAGAAAATTTTAATAGAAGCAAGGAAATGTCTCCACATAAACTAAGACATAGTTTTATTACAAACGCATTATTAAATGGAGAGCCTATTTCAGTTGTGAGAGATGCGGTAGGACATTCAAGTATATCAGTAACAAATAATTATGCACATTCTACTAAAAAATCAGTTGAAGAATTAATGAATAAAAAAGGAAAGAAAGAGGTGTATTTAGAAGATGAAAGAGAAATGTTTAGCTTTATTTAAAAATAATGGGAATTGTGTATTAGTTGGAAAAACAAATGGGAAAGAAATCATATATCAAGGAGAAGACCCTATGCAAATTTTAGAAGATTTGAATTGGGATGGTCTTATTGGAGAAAAATATTTTAATTTTGTTCAAGAAACGGCAAGATATCATATTCAAAATCCAAGTGCTTATGAAAAATCTATGTGGAAACTTATAAACGGAAAGAAAAAAATTGAAGAAAATGAAAATTCAATATGGTTATTTTCTTGTTGGGCGGAAGATAAGTTTAAAGGAGAACAAATCGTATCTATATTAAGAAGATTTGCAAAATTAGACAAATTTTATTTCAAGTTCGTTTGCAAAAAAGAAAATGGTATTAAAAATGTTATTTTAGAAGGAGGAAAATAAAATGTTTAGCAATATAAAAAGATATTTTAGTGAAGAAGAAAAAGAAATTAGAAAAGCAAATAAATTAAAAGAAGAAACAAAGAAAAGAAAGGTAGCGGAAAGTGTTGTGAAAGAAGTATCTAGCAGTTATGATGAACTTCAAGAGAAATATATTAAAATTTTAGAAGAAAAAGGAGAAAAATTTGATAGATTTCTTGAGTATCACGATTTATGTAAGACACAAGAAGTTCAAATTAAAGAATTAAAGAAAGAAATAAGTGATTTAAAAAGCGAAAACAAACAATATGAAACCGAATTAGAAGAAGAAAGAGAAAAAAATGAAAAACTAGAAAAAGAATTAAAAAAATTAAAAAAGAAATATAAGATAAAAGAGCCAAAAAGCAAAATAGAACAAGAACTTGATGAAATTTTAAATAAGAAAGAGGAGGGAAAATAGTGAGTATATTTAAAAGAAAAATCAAAAACACATTTGATGTAGCAAGAGATATGGGTGTTGATGAAAAGAAAGTTAAAGAATTGGTAAAAGGAGAAAGGGAAATTAGAGGAGAAACTATGGATAAAGTATTAAAATCTATTAATAAAAGCAAGGTTGAGAGAGATTTAGAAAAACTTAATATTTTTCAATGGTATCAAGAAACTGATTTAAAAAAAATGAGAGAGGAATTTGGTTATGAAAAACAAGCACATTTGTCTAGGGCATTAAAAGTAGACAATGGAGAACTTAATAGATTTGAGAATAAAAAATTTAATAAAGTTAATAATTTTATAATTAAAATGTATGATTTTTATCATAATGATTTTAATAAAAACATAGAAAAAACTCAAGATGTTAAATTTTCTAATAAAAATGACATAACAGCAAATTCTAAAAAAGACATAACAAGCGAAAATAAAAAAACTGTGGAAAATAATGTTGACAAAGAAAAGATTTTAGATTGGTATTTAAATACTGATTTAATTAAGTTAAGAGGAGATAAACCTCAATTTGAAGCCGCTAAAGAAAGTGGAATAGTTCAAGGAAGTTTTTCTGATTTGGAACTACATAAAATAACCGGATGCTCTAAAAATGTTATAAAATTATATAATTATTATCATCAAAATGATGAAAATGAAAAATCATATAACAGTGAAAATGAAAATTTTGACAAAAAATTTACAATAATTAAAAAAGATGAGGTAAGTGATGAAGAAATTTGGAAATGGTATACTGAAACTGAAGATTTAAGAAAATATGGACAAGATTTTGGTTGGTCAAAAAATAAACTAATGAGCGAACTTAATTTAAGTTACGACCAAATAAGAGATTTTGAAGGACATCATTATAAAAGCGCTACTCCAATAGTGAGAAAAGTTTATGAATTTTATCATAATGAAGAAAACAGAAAAAAACCAATAGAGTGGACACCTCCGGCTGATAAAAAGAAAGAAAAAGACAAAGTCTTTACAATTAAAAATAATGTTAATGATAATATTACTGTTGGTTCTTATGAAGGGAATACAAGTGTAACTAAAATAAACGAGCCTTTAACAGGAAGTAATGATGTTATAGGACATCAAATTGTCGTACCTTATTGCCATATAATAGAAGATACACCTTGTGAAGATAATTCTTCAGAAAGGGAAAATGAAAAATTAAAAAAAATTATAGAAGAACAAAAAGAAAAAATTACGTCATTGGAAAGACAAATTATGCTTTATGAGAAATTAATTGAAAAACTATAGAAAGGGAAAGAAAAATGGATTTATTTGTTGCAGAATATAGTTTAATTCAAGAAGCCTTCAATGTTGAACCTTTAAGTTCTTGTATCAATAGAAATATTAGAAATATAGCATCAGGGATAAACACAGGTTTTCAAATAATTGGTATAGGGAGCTATGAGCAATGCTCTAAAATTTGCCGTGAATTTGAGAAAAATTTTAATAGACCTGTGTGCAATTGAAAAGAAAAAAATATGGGGGAATATATTTTAAGAATATACCCTCTTTTTCATAAAGTTATTGACGAGGAAAAATAATTTTGCTATAATGTTATCAAAATAGAAGGGAGAAGAAATATGGAAGAAAAATATAAAACATTTGATTCTATTATTGAAGCAAGTAAAGAATTAAAGATATGTAAATCGAATATAAGTAAGGTTTGTAAAGGCAAAATGAATAAAACTGGTGGTTATATTTGGAAATATAATAAGGAGTAGATATGTTCAAGATAAAAAAATGGTGGAACAATTTTAGACAAGATTTATTCTTTAATATTACAATGACAATTATGTGTTCAATTTTATATGTAGCAACAATTATGATGGGAATTTTAGCAATTAAGGAGTTGATAGGTAAATTATGTTAAAAATTCGTGATGGGTTAGATTTAAAAGAATTAGAGAAGTATAAGTTTATATATAATAGTGGAATAAACGGATATACTCGTTTAGTAGATGAAAAGAATATTATAAAGAAACAATGTTTTGTATATATTGCAAGTGGAATAAATTCTTTAAATATTGGTGTAATTCCAAAAATAATTTATTTATGCACTCCAATAGGTATGAAAGAACTTGAAGAAGGATTTGAATACATAATTGATGACTTAATAAAAGCAGATTTAGTTGTAAAGGTGTCAGAATGAAATGTGAAATATGTGGTAAAGACATTTTAAGAGATAGTCAATGTATAAATTATAAATATTATCATAATGACTGTATAGAAAATTTACAACAAGAAAACAAAAAATACAAAGAAGTAATTGATAAATTAAAAACTAATATTAAAAATGATATAGATGGTTTTAGAACTATTAATGAATTTGGGGAAAGTAATGAAATATTAGAGTTGTTAGATATTTATTTAGATATTTTAAAAGAGGTGGAATAAATGAATAAAGAAAATATTGTATATGTAAAAATAAAAAATGGAATATTCAAATGCTATAAATCAGAACAAATGCACAAACCAATTTACTATCCAGTTGAAAGTAAAACAAATGGATATATTGATTACTATGATGTAATTGAAATATTAAATATTGATGATTTGTACGAACAATGCAAAAAACAAAGAGAAGTAATTGATAAAGCAATAGAATTAACTAAAAATCTTTTAAAAACCGAAGATAGAGGCTATTATCAAATATTATTTAAAGAAATATTAAAAAGTTTAGGAGATAAAGAATGAATAAAGAAATATTAGAAATAACAAAAAAATTTCACGATATGTATGAAAAATTGGCTAGTGAATATACTTACGAAACAAGAGAAGATACAAAAGTATTTGATATTAATTCAAACAATGGAAAACTTATGTATGCAACAGTTAATAAAATTGTAAGTCCTATTTTAAAAGAAAATGAACAGCTAAAGGATAATTGGAATAAGTTAAAAGAAATTATAAAAAAAGAACAAGACTATTATATGTATCGTAAAGATAATAGATATAGGGGATTTTTATATAAACTTTCGGAAAAGATGCAAGAACTAGAACAAGGAAGTGATAGTAATGAAAATAATTAAAAATAATGTAGTTTTATTAAAAGGCGATTGTTTAGAATTAATGAAAGATATTCCAGATAAGAGCATAGATTTGATAGTAACAGACCCCCCATATTAGGAAGTGCAAGTAGAATAGGGATGGACTTTGGAGAATGGGATAAAGGATTTGATTTAACAAATTATATAGATTTATTTCCACGAATATTAAAAGAAAACTCAAATGTGGTTATTTTTAATGCTTGGGAGAATTTAAGGGAAATAAAAGATGCTTGTGAAAAAAATAATATATCAATAAAAAGATGTTTAGTTTTGAATAAAAGCAATCCTGCACCATTTAATAAAGACAGAATGTTTGTAAACGATGTAGAATTTGCTTTATGGGGTGTCTATAATTCAAAAAATAAACCTACAAAATGGACTTTCAATAGATTAAATAAATTAGAAAAATGTTGTATGAATACAACAGTACAAAGTAGTAAATTACACCCTACTATGAAAGATATAAAAATTATAAAACATTTAGTCGAATTGTTATCTAATGAAAATGATGTAGTATTAGATTGTTTTATGGGTAGCGGAACAACAGGAGTTGCTTGTAAGAAATTAAATAGAAAATTTATAGGAATAGAACTTGATGAAAAATATTTTAATATAGCAAAAGAGCGAATAGAAAAAATAAGTTTGGAGGGGTAATGTGAAAAACAATGATTATAATTTTAGAGTAATATTGTTATGTTTATTAAAAAACGTTATAAGTTTAATTTGCTTTACTATTTTAGCAGTAGTATTTAAACATTGGTGGATAGTATTTTTTAGTTTATTATTTTATTCTTATACGGAAAAAGAAAAATAGAAAGGTTTGTGAGGTTATGAATGAAAAAATAAATACAATTAGTGAAGAACAAGTTTTACATAATGAATTAAGTTTTGAAATAAATCAAGAACTTATACATTTAATGAAACTAATAGTTGAAATACAAAGAGTAAACAAACAATTAAAAGATAATAATATGTCTATGCAAGAAGAGATGGCTAGAACGTGGGAAAAGGCAGATTTATATAAAGAGGTTATTAAGGAAGTAAGGGAATATATAGAAGATTGGTTATTTGATGCGGGTGGAAATGGTGCTTCAATGACTTATGAAGATATAAATGAACTATTACAAATATTAGATAAAGTGATAGGGGATTATAAATAATGATAATAAAACCACACTTTGAATTTAATAAATATGATTTCGGTCTTGGGATTGTATTTAGAAGAGAAAATGAAAGTAAAAAATATATTAGAAAATATAAAACAATAAATTATATATTTGGAGTTATATTTTTATGGTTTAGTTTTGGAATTGAAGTAGAAATAATAAGAGGAAAGCAATATGAAAATAATTAGGAAAGAAATTTTTGAGACTAATAGTTCGAGTACGCACAGTTTAGTGGTGCCAAAAAAGGTGGAAAATGAAAGTTATTCTATATATGATAGTTTAGACCATGATTATGCTTTTGGTAGAGGGGAAAGTAGATTGGTTCAACATTGATGTTTACTTGAAGGGAAATTAATAAAATTTCCCTTTACTTATATTAAAAAGTATGTTATAATGTAGAAAAGATAGGAGGGAATTCATGATAAAACTTAATGATAAATATTTTATTGATTTTGACCCTTGCAATATTATGTTGAAAGAAAGAAAAATAGGCAAAACAGGCAAAAGTAAAGGGCAAGAAATGTTTGATGTCATTGGTTATTATACTTCTTTTGATGAACTTGCAAATTCTATGTTGAAAAAATGTTATTTAGATGAAGGAGATGTCTCTTTTAAATCTCTTAAAGATATTCAAAATTTAATGATAGAATTAAAGAATGAAATAGTAGAACAAATAAAAAAAGTAGTTAATGAGAAAGGAGAAATCAAAAATGAAAGTAATAAGGAATAAAGTTTTTGAAACTAATTCGAGCAGCACACATAGTTTAACTTTTAATAAGAAAGAAAACGATAATTTTTTAAGTCCAAATAGCGAATTAGTAATACACTTTATAGACACAAATGATTATGGTATATTTTCAACACTAAATGAAAAAGTTTCATATTTAGTTTCACAAATTATTAATAAATATAAATATGGAGCCTTAAATTATCAAGATTTAATTAACGATGTGGAAGAAGATTGGGATTTTAGAAGAATAAAAGAATATATAAGAAATAATTATAATAAAGAAGTTGTATTTCCTGAAAAATATTATGGAGATTTGGATGACATTGTTCAAATCAATCATCAATTAACTGATTGGTATGACTTAGATGATTTATTAAGAGATATATATAGTTATGACCACGATTTTTTAGAGGAAGTATTATCTCCAAGCAGCAAAATTGTTATAGGAAGGGATTAATATGGAAAAGAAAATACATTTTTATGAAGTTGAATATGCTAGCGGAATTTTAAGAAATAATGGAAGACAAAATACCATCATTTATTCTACAAAAAAATTAAATGAAGGGAAATTTATTATAGCAGAACATATTGATTGTGGCGTTTTTATCGCAAGAGTTGTCAAAGATGTAACTGATGAAAGTTATTATGATAAATCTAGCGTGGAATATAGATATTTAAAAGATATAAACCTAAATGATTGGATAGAAGAAATAGATAGAAAGAAAAGAAAAGAAGAATTAGAAAGAGAGATGCAATCTAAATTTGCTGAACTCGATAAAAAGAAAAAATATGAATATTATGCCCAATTTGATGATGAATTTAAAAAATTATTTGATGAATATTCTGAATTGAATAGCAAAAATGTTTATTAATTAGGAGATAAAATATGAAAATAATAAGAAATAAAATATTTGAAACCAATTCAAGTTCAACTCATGTAATAACAATTCCTAAGAATATAGATAAAGATAATATTGGAAAGCACCCTTCAATTCACTTTAATATTGGAGAATTTGGCTGGGAATATAGTAAATATGATTTAAAAGATTATATATGGACGGCTATTTGTTGTCTTCATCCTAATGAAATTAATGACTATAAAAAAATGATTATTGATATAATTTCTCCATATTTTAATGAAATAACATTTGAAGAGCCCGACTTTGGGTTTTGGAAAGATGAAGACGAAAACAAGCATTATTATTTAAATAGTGGATATATCGACCACAGTTCAGAATTAGAAGATTTTGTTAGTGATATTTTTGAGAACAGAGACTTGTTTGTTAATGCCATTTTAGATGGATATGTAAGAACTGGAAATGATAATGATGATGGCTATGATTTAGATGATTTAGATGATAGTCCGGATTATTATCATTACTATAAAGGAAATTAAAATGGAACCAAGAAAAAATTTTTATGCTAATGAAATGAATTATGAGAGAATGGATAATCAACTTAATGAAGTAATTAGCAATTTAACATTAAAAGAAATCTTAAAAATGATTAGGGAAATAAGTTATGATATGGTTTGCTATTATGATGAATATAATAAAGGTATAATTTATCAAAGTGATGAATATTCAGAAATAAATAGAGAACAAGCATGTAGATTACAAAGATTATTATCTACTGCCTGTGATTTGTTTGCTCAATCAATAATAGAGAAAAGAGAGTTTGAAGAGGGTTATTTAGAACAATGGACTAGCGGTGGGGCATTGTTATTAAAGATTTCAAGATTAGAAGAAGAAATAAAAGGGTTAAAAGAAATAATTAAAAATTTAAAGGAGGAATTAGAAAATTATGATTAGTTTAGAAGATTATTACAAAGAAATTTATGTTGGAGAATATAGTCCTGAACAAGGATGCTATAATATTTGTTCAGTTAGTGAGATGTTAGAAAATAATAATAATCATATGGAAAAGAAGGAATATAGTGGATATATACCTCTATGTTTTGGGAATTCTATGAAAGAAGTTTCAGAAAAAATAGACATATTAAAAGAGAAATATGGAAGACCTGGAACTTGGCTAAAAAAAATGAAGGAGAATAAATAATGAGATTAGTTAGAAAAAATGTTTTTGAAACTAATAGTTCTAGTACACATTCTATTACTATGTGTAGTGAAAGCGATTTTGATAAGTGGAAAAAAGGGGAAATGTATTGGAATAGATGGAATGAAAGTTTAGTTTCTAAAGAAGAGGTAGAAAAAGAAATGGCTAAACTTAAAGAAGAATTTATATCAGAACATCCTGATTATGACAAAGATGATATAGATTGGGAAGAGCAATTAGAAGATTATTTAAATTCAGATAAAGAATATTATACATATGAAGAATTTAATAACTATGATTATATAGAGTATGAAACATTTGAAGATAGTTATGATGGCGTAGTTGCATTTGGTTATTATGGAATGGATATGTAAATGATAGAAAAAGAAATTTGGAAAGATATACCTAATTATGAGGGTTTATATCAAGTTAGCAATTATGGTAAAGTTAAAAGTTTTTTATCAAATAAAATTCTAACGCCAAGAATTTCTCGTTATGGTTATTTAAGAGTAAGTTTAAGAAAAGATGGATTAACTAAAGATTTTTATATTCATCGTTTAGTTGGAGAGGTATTTTTAAATAAACCAAATTATAAATGTGAAATTAGTCATAAAGATACTAATAAGCAAAATAATGTTTATACTAATTTAGAATGGGTTACACATAAAGAAAATCAAAATAATCCAATAAGTGTAAAGAAACAATTAGGAAAAAATAATCATAGATTTGGTAAAAGTAATGATTATAATAGTTATAAAAATAGATGTTATAAAATAAAATGTATAGAAACAAACAAAATATATTTATCTATACATAAAGCTTCAAATGAAACTGGAATACCATTTAGTAGTATTCAACATCATTTAAAAGGCTATTTAGATAATGCTGGTGGTTATCATTGGCAAAAATTATAGAGAGGTGATTTTATGAATAAATTATTAAATAAATATAAAAATGGTAATGCTATTATTTCAATATTTGATGATGGTACAAGAATTACTGAATTTCCTGATAATGAAAAAATTAATTTAGATTTTCCATTAAGTATAGATTTGTGTATAACTAATTATTGCACTCGTGGATGTTTATTTTGCTATAATAATAGCAATTCTAAAGGTAGACATGCAGACATAATGAATTTAAAATTTATAGATACAATGCTTCCCGGAGAAGAAGTTGCTATCGGAGGGGGTAGCGCTACAACACATCCAGATTTAATACCTTTTTTAGAAAAGTTAAAAAGTAAAGGACTTGTAGCAAATTTAACCGTTAATCAAGGAGAACTTATAGATAATATGCAACTTGTTAATGATTTAATTGAAAATGATTTAATTCATGGGTTAGGAGTATCCTTTACTGAACCTCAAGACTTAATTTATAAAAATATGGAACAACCAAATATGGTAGTTCATTTAATAGCCGGAGTGCATGATAAAGAAGTTTTTGATTACTTATCTCAATTTAACCTAAAAATATTAATATTGGGTTACAAAGATATCGGTCGTGGATATTATTATAAAGATGCAATGGATGGAGAAGTTGAAAGAAAAATAGAATGGTTAAAAAATAATGTTCAAGAATATTTTGATAAATTCAATTGTGTTTCTTTTGACAACATTGCTCTTAAACAATTAGATATTAAAAACAAATTGTCTCAAAGTGAATGGGATGAGTTTTATCAAGGAGATGATGGGACTATTAGTTGTTATATAGACGCTGTTAATCAAAAAATAAGTAAAAGTTCATTAGAGAAAGAAACTTTGCCTTTAGAAGATGACATAAAAACAATCTTTAAAAATATTAAAGAAAAATTTGGAAAGTAGTTGACTTAAAACTACTTTTTTGTTACTATTAATTTGTAGTCAAGAATTAGTTACTATACACTTCCTGAACTACAGAGTCCCCCTGACTAAAGAAGAATACAAATTCTTCTTTTTTTATTGATTTTTATTACAAAATATGATATAATGTATATATAGACTAGGAGGGAAATGATGGACACAACTGAATTAGGTGCTGGAAGTTATCCTGAACCACCTGAACCAAAAGAAAAATTATATAAATTTGAATTTAGAGGACTAGCAGAAGGCTATGGATATGTTTATGCTGAGGATGAATTTTCTGCATCATTAAAGGCTAGTCAACAAGATTACGATAGTATAGAAGACATACAACTTATAGAAGTAGAAGAAATAACAAGAGTGGAGGAAGACTAATGGATAAAGAATATAACTTAATAGTGAAATTATTTAATGGTACAATAAAAGAAAAAATAATTATATTAAAAGAAATAGAAGAAGAGTTAAAAAAATATCAATGGGAAGAAGTGCAAGAAGTTAATTTAAGAGAGGCGAAAAAGAATGGAACAAGTAAAATCTTGCGACCTTGAATTAGGAAATTTATTTTTTAATCATAATAATACTCAATCTTATATATTGCCCAGATATGCCGGAGTTTTAATGAATGATATTCGTGAAAGGCTTGATAACATTTTAGGAGTTGAAGACAATCCTTTCGACAATACAGGAGAAAAATTTAAAATAGATGGCGTCTTTGAAATAGAGGCTTATAACTGGAATGATGATTATGAACAACCATACAATTTCAAATATAAAAATATTGAAATAAATTGGTACAAATATTTAGGTAGAGACACAACTATTAATGGAAATTACACTCCTGAAGAAATAATTAAAATGTATGATGATTGTGTTGACGCAATTAATGATTATGTAAAGAAGCATAAAATAGGAGAAGATGAAGATGTGTGGATTTAAAAGTAAAATTATTAATGATGAAGATAATGATTTTGGTAATATTATGATTATGGCTCTTAGATATGCTTTAGGGAGAAGAACATATGTTACTAGCGAAGTTTCCGATTTTATTAAACAAAATAAAATGCATCTTACTGAAGTTAATAAATCGGTGATGATAAGGGATATTGAGAAATATTTAGACTCAAGAGAAAAGGGTTTTATTATAGATGATGAATGTGACAAGGACTCTTTTGTAGATTTATTAAATTTTTTAAAAGCAGGTGATGAAATTGAGAAAAAGGAAACTCAAATGGGTAGAAATCAAAGTTTTTAATAGAGTTATTTGGATTAAAAGAGAAGAAATAACTGATGTTCAATACATGGGTGTATTACAAAGGGACGGACAAACTATTAAGTTATATAAAGTTTTTTTAAGTGACGGTAGTGTAATACCTCAGTGTGAACTCGAAAGTGATGAAATTTATGAAGAATTAATAAAAAAAGATTTGACAAAAGATAAATAATATGATATAATGTAATAGAAGTTAAGATATAGAAATTGACTTTCTTCATAGCAGTTGAGTGAAACGGATAATCACATTGGGCTCATAACCCGAGAATAATGGGTTCGACTCCCATAACTGCGACCAAATTGCCTGTTGGTGAAATTGGTAACACACACGACTTTGACTCGTGGATTTCTAGGTTCGAGCCCTGGACAGGCAACCAAAATTTAGTCGCTATTATTTTAGCATATTAAGACCCATTTCTTTTTGTTAGAGCACTTTAGTGCTCAATGGGCGGTTAGTTCAGTTAGTTAGAACGCCTGTCTTGCACACAGGAGGTCATCGGGGCGGAGCCGATACTGTCCACCATATAATGTTATTACATCCTTTTTAGGAGAGAACCTGATGCGGAAGAAGAAATTCATCGAAATTAGGAAAAAGAAAAATTTTAATAGTTACTCTTTGTAAAACGAGCGTCAACGGAAACTAATTAGTTTAAAAAAAGTGATTTTAACATTCTCTTTTATATCAACATTTGCAAAAAGCCTAAAGCGTTTGTTTCAAATATTTTTTCTTCTTATTGTTCTCAGGTTTAAAATGTTTAATCACCCTCGAAGCGGTTTTAAGACTTACATCAAAATTAGGGATTTGAAATGTTCTGTTAAAACATATCAGTAGTCTTATTCTTATTCTCGAGGGTTTAATTATAAGGAGAATATTATGAGTAAAATTAGTAAAGTGGTTAAAATTCAAAGAGAAATTGAAACAAAAAAACCTATTGTTAATTATATGGGAGGGATTTCATATAAATTTGACCCCCTTAATACTTTAAAAATGATTTCTGCATCATCTATATTTGCAGAACCACAGTATTATAGGACTTCTGGATTACGAGATAGAGGCTTCTTCTTACCACATTCAAATGAAAAGAAATATCTAATATTTGATATTCCTGAAGGCATGACCTCTTCTGAATTAATGATAAAAGCAATTAATGAGTCTTTAGATTACAATTTTGAAGAAACTATTAAGTGGGCTTTAGAATTAAGAAATGATTATTATATGAGATTGAATCCTCAACTAATCATGGTTTTAGCATCAGTTCATCCTAAAAGAAAGGAGTTCACTGAAAAATATCCTGGTACTTTTAGAGAAGCCAATATGGAAATCATGCGCAGAGCCGATGAACCAGCAACTCAATTATCTCTATATTTATATATAAACGGTAATAAAAAAAAATTGCCATCAATTCTAAAGCGTTCTTGGGCTGATAGAATAAACAAGATGTCAAGATATGAAATAGGAAAATATAAAAATGCCGATATAGGTTTAATAGATACTATTAGAATATGCCATGCAAAAAGTAATCTTGTAGATGAACTAATGAAAAGCGGAACAATAGAGGTGGATGAAGAGACTACTACCTGGGAAAGACTTCGCTCTGACGGTAAGAGTTTTAAAGAAATATTAAAAACCATTGAACTTCCACATATGGCTCTTTTAAGAAATTTAAGAAATATATTTAAAGAGTTAGATGAAGATGTAGATAGAGAATTTGCTTATAATATTTTAAATAAATTAGTTTCAGGTGTTAAAAATGGTAAGCAATTTCCTTTTAGATATTATCAAGCATTAAATCAAATAAAAAATAATGAAGATGTAAAATTCAGAACTTTGTTAATAGATAAACTTGAAGAGTGTATAGATATTAGTGTAGAAAATATGCCAAGATTAAAAGGTAAGACCGCTTGTTTATCTGATAATTCTGGCAGTGCTTGGGGAACATTTAATAGTGAATATGGAACTATGACAGTTGCAGAAATTGACAATTTAAGTTCTGTTATCACTGCTATGAATAGCGATGAAGGAGAGGTATATGCTTTTGGGGATAGATTAATGAATTTCCCTATTTCAAAAAGAAATGGCGCCTTGACTCAAGCAGCAAATATATCAAAAGAAGCGAAGAGGGATGTTGGGGGAGGAACTGAAAATGGGATTTGGTTATTCTTCCAAAATGCTATTGACAATAAAATAAAATATGATAATATATTTATATATTCTGATATGCAAGCAGGACATGCTGGGCTTTATGGAAAAGGAAGTTCTTATGTAGTTGATGGTGAAAACTATGCTACAGGAGAAGGATATACTAAATATATAGATGTTCTTAAATTAATAAATAAATATCGTTCTGCTGTTAATCCAAAAGTGAATATATTTTCTGTTCAAACAGCAGGATACAATAATGTTTTAATTCCAGAATATTTATATAGAGGCGCTCTTCTATATGGCTGGACGGGAAAAGAATGTGCTTTTAGCAAAACAATTATTGAACAATGGGATACAATAGAAAACAAATAATATGCTACTTTATAGGTAGCATCGGGTAGATATAATTCCAATTTGTGTTTGGAAGTGCTACATTGACCTCTGCAGCGGGTGTGAAACGAATGTTCTTTATATATCTATCCAATGGTGCCTATTAGAGTTGTAAGCGCCTCAACGATATAACGCACTAGCCTTAATGGCTGGTGTACTGGATGATAAAATATAGAATTAAATTGTTTTGCTAGATTCTTCTTTTTATCTCTAGTGCAGCATCTATTAAGGTGCTATAGATATAAAAAATAGTTGTGGTAAAAGGTATGAATTGTGAACATAAGCATCTCAAAACTTATTGTTTGCAAGTAAATCCTCAAAAGTAGTGATTAATATTAGTTGCAAATGATATTAATGTAAATAACCTTTATATCTATATTTATAATCTCCTGTTCTGATTATTTTTTAAAATTTTTATTCATTTTTTTTAAAAAACTCCTTTCAGAATAGATATGAGCCTCTTATGAGGCTCTTTTATTTTCATGATAAATCATATCTCTTATTATTAAACTCTTTTCTACGGGCTTGTAATACCTTTTAAATTTGATTTTAATTATTTAAATGCTAAAAAAAAAGGAATCCTTATTTGGATTCCTCTTCTAGTTCTTTTTTAACCCATTCAAGGGTTCTCATTGCAATTGCGGATTCATTATTATTATCCTCAAACATTTGTAAATCATCTTTTAATGCACAAAGCATTTTATTACCATCAATAGGATTTTCAATACTTTCTAAAACACTTTCTATTTTTTTTATTTTTTCTTCTCTTTGCTCTTTAGGAATAAAAGCAAGAACATCCATAAGAACATTGTCGCATAAACTATTATAATTATAGAAAAATGGTTTAAATTTCTCTATTTCCTCATTAATCTTTTCTTTCATATATATCTCCTTATTTTACATTTTGGTCAAGACCATGTTTAACTCTGTCTCTTTCTTCTGCTTTTTTACCATTATTAAAACGGTCTAGTGTTCCGACTAAATAGCCTGTACATTATTGGACTATCCCTTACCCCTTGGGGTGACCGTGTCTAGTCTCTACGGTGAGATACTCGATATCATAATCATATATGTGTTTTCTATTTTTTGTTAGTTTCCATTCTATAGTTGTAAATGGTACATTATATAATTGTGACAAATATATGGCAGCATCTTTTTTACAATGGAAAAATTGTTTTTGTCCATTTTTAATTATATTTAAAGGTTTGTGAGGAAATTTAGGAGTATAAGTTTCTCTATTATCAGAATATATTACTTCTAATCCTTCTATATATTTATAACTTCTTGATAATTGGTCTAAATAATGCTTATATTTCTTATTATATGTTTTCTCTAGCCAATATGAAGCCTGTCTAAAACTATTAAAATTATAATTTCCTATTTTTATCGGAATATTTGTTCTATCTAAATTTACATATAATTTATCTATAAATTTATCATACTGTCTATTTTTCATTTGTTCACTACGAGTAGCATACCTTAAATTTGTATAATGATTATTTAATTTATTTTGGTCTATATGGTCAACTGTACATCCAACCGGACATTTGCCTAACCAACACTCTGCTACTAATTGATGAACTGATTTGTGGATTGATTTTCCTTTAATAATAAAATTAAGTCTTAAATATCCAAATTCATCTAATGCCGCCTTTTTTTGTTTTTTAGATTTCACATTTCTTATGATACGCCCATCTTCACTTATTTCATATAAAAACTGTAAAGATGGTATTTTTCTCATCTCGGGGTTTGTTTTTGACATCTCCCGACACCTCCTTAATCATTATTTTATTTCTGACAGTTAAATACTGTTCCAATTAAGGAAACTGTAATAACAAAATTACATTTACGATACTTTAAGGACCACTGCTCTATTTCGCCATCCTTCTAATTCTTTCGAATCCTACTCCTTCTCCAACTTTTTTTTCTTTCTTTTCCATATTTTACCCCTCCTTATTTATATTAATGACGAGATATTCATCGTCAATAATTTCTTGTTTTTGATATTTATTATGCCACTCATCTTCATCTGACCATTCAACATATAAACTTTCTACTGGGTCATAATGTTTATCTAAAAAATGAATTTGAGTTATATCATTGCTATTAATTCTGTTTTTTAATTTGTGATGTTCTATTTCTTCTTCGTCATCTAACATATCCGCAAAATCAGTAAGTTTATCAAATGCTGATTTTCTTATTGAAAGCATTAAATTACCAACACTTTTATATATATTTAATTGTCCTTCTTGTAAATTTATACTTTGTTGAATATTATTAGCATAAAAGTATTCTATATCATCAATTGGTAATGTAATACTATCGCAGTTTTCAAATATCAATTCCATATATAATGTTTCTTTCATACTTCCTCCTATTCACTTGCTTTAAAATTATATATTGGTTTAATTATCTTAGTTATTTCAACTGTGTCTTTGATATAATCAATTATTTCTTCCATTGGTTTATATGCCATAGGTGATTCATCTATAGTTCCTTCGTTAACTGAAGTTGTATAAATTCCATTCATTGTCTCTTTAAATTCTTCCATATTTAAAACATCTCTAGCCATATTTCTTGACATAGTGCGCCCTGCACCATGAGGAGCAGATTGATTCCAATCATCATTTCCTTTACCTATACCTATAATACATCCATCTCGCATATTTATTGGTATAAGCACTTTTTCTCCTTTTTTAGCAGATATAGCACCTTTACGAACTATGTTATCCTCAAAATCTATATAGTTATGAATTGTTTCAAAATGTTCTTCTATAAATAAATATAGTCCTAATTTGTTTATTATTTTAGTTGCTATTAATTCTCTATTCTTACTAGCAAATTCTTGACATATCTTCATATCATGTAAATAATCTTTTCTTAATTGTCCTTCTAAATAACATAAATCTTTAGGTAATTTTGTTTTACCTTCATATTTTTTATGAATTTCAATTAACTTTTGTTGTATTTCTTGTTGTCTACCTTGTTCTTTATATTCTTTAATGGTATCTTGTATTTCTTGTTTCATTTCTTCTTTATAAGAACAATATTCAATTGCTTTATTTTGATATATCTCGGCTACTTGTTTTCCAAGATTTCTACTACCAGTATGAATAACTAGATATTTATTATTATCTTCATCTATATCAACTTCTATGAAATGATTACCACCACCTAGTGAACATAAGCTTTTTTCTAGCCATCCATCTTTATTTTTTAATTCTTTATGACATAATAATTTGCTAATATCAAAATATTCATATACTTCATCATTTACATTCATGCCACTAGGAATACTATTATGTATAATTTCATCTAATTTTTTTAAATCTAAATCAATATTGCCTAATTCTACACATAACATTCCACATCCAATGTCTACTCCGACAATATTTGGAATAATCTTATCTTTTAAATCTCCTGTAAATCCAATTACACATCCGGCACCAGCATGAACATCTGGCATAATTCTAATTTTACATTCTTTAAAAGGCTCTTGCTCTAATAATAAGTCAATTTGTTCTTTTGCGCTTTCTTCAATATTATTTGTAAATATTTTTAAATTTTTCATAATAATTCCTCATTTTCTATAACTAGCACATTTACTTTTTTACTGGCCGCAGTTGTTGCATCTATCGCAATTACCTTGCCATCATCACGAATTAATATATCATCTTCGTGCCCTTTTTCAATTGGATAATTATACATCTCCCTTAAAAATCTAGTTCCATAATGACCTATGACAACAGTTTTATCGGTATTAACGATAGATTCACCAAAGAATGAACCATCATTGAAATCCAATGCATCCCAATCAATTAAATCATATCTAAAACAATGAGGATTGTGCCAATCTTCAACTTTTGTATCTATTGCTCCATGAACAAAAATATAATTTTTAGTTTCATAATATCTAGGTAAAGACTTTATCCAACCAAGTAATTCAGGATATTCTTCTTTAATTTCTTTAGAGCATATATCTACCCATTTAATATAATTCATTTGGTCTAAATCACAGTTGCCTTCAAGAGCACACCAACTTTCAAATGGTGCTGTTCTATGCCAAAAGTCTGCTATGGTTTCATCAGTTCCGTTATGCAAATAATTAAATGGGTTTACCGACCCTTGAAGAAAATCAATAAAGAATTTATCGTGGTTTCCCCTAGTTACTATTGCTTTGCCTTCGCCTATTAATCTTTTAAGATATTCATAAACCATTAATGCTTCCCCGCCACGGTCAAAAATATCTCCAACAACAATAAGCAAGTGGTTATCATTATTTTCATCAAACCCGGCCTCATCTAAAGCCGATTTCATTTGTTGGTAATAACCATGAATATCGCTGCATATAAACAGTTTCTTTTTCATTTATTCCTCTCTTTCCTTTATTTTCACCTCTAATTACTGTTTTATAGTATTTTCTGGAGAAAATCTGCTATTTTAATATAAATCCTCTAACCATTAAAACAGTTTCATCTTCAGTTTCAAGTTCTTTATCAAAAACTGTTCCAAAAGTTGATGGATATTCTGCTAAGTCACCCTTTTCTAATTTAAGATTATATATTTCTAGCCAATCATTAATATCAGGTATTGCATCATCTAAATCATCATAAAACCCCATTAAATAATTATTATTCCACTCATCTTGAGTAAAAACTATATATTTTTTATCTTGCATTATTAACCTCCTCCGTTATATCTGCATACATCTTAACTAAAATACTGTGTAATTTATTCATAATAATTCACTCTCCTTAAAAATCTTTGTCTTATTAAAGGTTTTCCTTTAGAAGTAGTTTCACCTTGATATTTCTCTTCAAAGTATTTAAGTATATGGTTTATTCTTGCTAGTTGTTCTTTAGTTGGCATATATCTTTGTTCATTAATTTCTCTCAAAACCCAAGTTATGTCTTCGAAAACCTTTCTTTCTATTCTTTCAATTACATGAAGATAATCATGGCCCGCAGATTGTATTAATATTGCTCCATTTTCTATCGTTTCTTTTCCACCACATCTTTTAGGAATTATTAGATGATGATATGAGAAATGTTCTTTCTTTTCCAATGTATACCCCATCCAGTCCATATTAGACATTTCCCATATATCCATCATTTCTTTTGTTATTTCTTTCATAAAGGCCTCCTTATTAGTAGTCCTTATTTTCTAAAATATCCTCTCTTAACTTTCTTGCACTTTCATATGTATAATCAAAGTCATCTGGTATATATTTTCTAACATTCTTAATATCATCGCTTGCTAAACTATCTATTAATTCTTTTAAAACACTTTTCCATTTTTTAGGCAAATATTTTTCTATTTTTACATATAATTCCATAAATGTTAACCATTTAGATGTGCATAAATTATTCAACGCTTGTTCTAGTTTAGTCATAGTTTGTACTGCATCTTTTGCTTCATAAACTAAATCAAGTTTATCATTCGCTTTCGCTATTAAGAAACTTTCAATTTCAGTCCCTTCTACAACTTTAGCGTTTATATCTAATTGTTCAAGTTGTTGTTTTACTGCTTTGGTAGCAACTAAAGTATTTTCTTCTAAGTTATTTTCTTCATAAAACATGTCTCTATATGATTCTAAAAAGTCATCACTAGCATCGTCTAAAACTTCAATTATGTCTCTAGCATCTACACAACTATCTGATATTGCTTTAAATATTTCTGGATGACATTCTTTTGCCGTGACTAAAGATTGAGCGGTTAGCCCTCTTAGTTCATAATAATTAATTGCTTTTCTATCACGGTCAAGTCTTACATATTCAGTTTTAAAATTGTATCCAAATTCAAAATTATCATCTCTTTGTATAGGCAATCCTTCAACATACATTTTACCTTTATATTTTTCATCAAGGATAATTTCTCCACATTGAGTTTCTATATAATCATATTCTTCCCCTGTAACTGCTTTATCTAAAATAGGAAATTCATCAATTAGCAACTCAACATCATCTTCGCTTAAATTATCTATATAATAAGTTAAATTATTAGAAGGCATTGACAAAGGTTTTACATTTATAGTTAATAATTCTTCATCTAAATCTTCATCAAATAGAAATATTGGCTCCCAAGTTTCATCTGAATTAATAACATTAACACCATATCCTTCTCTCAACAAAACCATTATTGCTAAAAGACTTCCTTCAGATTTTCCACCAATAGAATTAATATCATTAGTTTTAGTTCCATACCCCATTAATAAAGATTTTACAGGTAATTTTATCCCATCATTACTAATAGTTAAGCAATTTCCTTCCAATTCAACATGCATCTCTCCAGAACTATCTATAGCATTTTGCAATATTTCTCTAACACCTTCTATTAAGCCCCAATCTGGAACATAATTTTTAGTTATAGTAAATTTATATTCTTTCATTTAAATCTCCTTTTATTCATAATCATCATCTTTTATATTACATTCTTTACATTCATCTCATAATAAAGATTCGCCTTTTTACCCATAATAAACCCTCACATAATTTTCAATATCATTTTTTTCTTTCCAAAATGCCCTCATAACTTTCAATGTTGCCTTACAATCGTCTAAAGCCCTGTGTGAGTTTTCTTCATCTGTTATAGAATATCTTACAAGCATATCACAAAGTTTATTTCCTCTAATTGTGTGAGTTCTATCTCTAGCGATTTCAAGTAAATCAAGAGTGTCATTATTAACTTCATATTCTGGGTTCATTTCTTTTATAAATGCCTTTACAAACTTCATATCAAATGGGGTATTATATGCAATAATTAAAGTATCTTTATGACCAAATATTGTAGTAAGTAGGTCATAAAATTCCTTTTTAGATATTCCATCTTTTTCACACATCTCATCATCTATATGATTGATTTGAGTAATATTCCACGGAATATGATTTTTATTTTTAATTAAAGTTTGAATTTCTCTGATTACTTCAAATATTCCATTTTCTTGTTTTTCTAAAAGTAAACCTCCTAATTCTAATATCTCAGCATTATCTGGAGATAAACCGCTTGTTTCCGTATCAAATATAAATAATCTTTTGTATTTTTTAAACATTTACTTTTGTTCCTTTCTTTCTAATCTAAATCATCTTCTGCGTAATCTTCCAACATTTCTTTAATTTCTAGTTGGTCTTCAACGCTCATGTAAAATTCATCCAAAACTTCCCCTGACATGGCTTGATTTTCAAGATAGCAATGACGGCAGATTTCAATATTTTTATTAATCATATTTTCCTCTGTTATCTCGCACCCGCAAATTTCACATGTCATAACCTTTTATTCTCCTTTCTCAACAATTATATTATATAAATCTTGTAAAGTTTCTAACGGAATTTCTTTCCCTTCTTCATCCCACACACATGGGAAAGTTTTACCCCAATCAGATTCCCATATATAATATCCAATCCAATCTTCTTCATCGAGCATTAATCTTCTTAATAATTCGACTATTATACTAATAGTTTCTGTACTAAATCCTCCAAAATCAGGAGACATTTCACGAAGAGCCTCATCTAATTTATGTTCTTTTTTTATCTGCTCTTTAACAGCAAGCATATATTTTTCAAAATCTTCAAATTCTAACATAATTCCTCCTCTGTAATAATTTGATAGTTTATTAAGTGCCATTCTGTTTCTGTGGTTGATTTTTGGAATTCCTCTCCAACTTTAATCCACTTAGGCTTTTTTTGAAATTCATTTGCTTTAATTAATGTTCCTTTTTTTAATGGCTTGTTTTTAAATGTTTCTTTCTTTATCTTACATTCTATTTCTTTTCCATTTTGTAAACAATATAATGTTACTTTTGGTTTGAATTTCGTATCTACATCTTTAACTAAACAAATAGTTCTATCAATTTCAGGATAAGTTGTGTTTATATAACCTAAAATCTCCATTTCAAATTTAGTTTGTTCATTAAATTTTAAATTAGTGTTTTCTAAATTCTGTTCATAATCATAAAGTATTTTTTCTATGTTTATATCTCTATATTGCTTTTCAGTCTCTGTAGCAGCATTTTGAGCAACCACATCAGGCGAAATAGATAATTCTGATAATTTATCTTTTGATATAACTTTACGACCATATAAGTCTGAAAATATTTTATAAACATTTAATAACTTTTCATTATGCCCAAATTCTTCAAAAAACTGAAGTTTAATTAATATTTCTATTTGTCTGCTGTTAATTAAAGATTTATTTTCTTCATCTTTGGCTTGAGTTATTTCTATTAAAAGGTCAGTAAATGTTTTATATTCATTATCTCTTAAAGAATATAAATAATCTGAGGCTGATTTATTTAAAAATTTTATAGAACTTGTTCCTTTATATATAGTATTAGTTTCTCTATCCATAAAATATGCAGAGGTCGAATATCTAAATGTAGGTTTTTTTACAGTTATGTTAAAAGATGATAATTCACTAATTAGTTTTTTAGTTCTATCTTCATCTCCATTATAATAATTTAGTGCAACAGTATAATATTCAAGAGGATAGTGACTTTTTAAATATGCTCCATATAAACTATCATAAGCATAAGATAAACTATGGCTCGCATTAAAAGAATAATGAGCAGCATCTTCAACAACTCGCCAAGTTTCTTCAAAGCCATCTGGCTTTCCTACTTGTTTATTCCAACCATCTAAAAGTTGTTCTTTAAGAGCGGCTAGTTCAGGTTCTTTAAATTTCTTTTTAGCAATTTTTTTGATAATATCATATGATTGCGGTTCGCTTATTCCTAACCATATTAAATATTTCATAATTGACTCTTGATATATCAGCCTATGACCGCTGTCTTCTAATACATTGTCTAATGCTTCTACTCCCGTAGTATAATCTCTTCTTTCAATAAAATCATCAAGTAAACTTGCACATCCAGGTCTAATAATAGCCACAAAGGCAGACATCTCTGATAGTGACGTTGGTTTATATCTTGTAACTAATCCTGTAGCATAATCTGAATCTGCTTGATTTATTGAACAGGTTAATCCTTTCTTATATATATCAAATGTTTTTTCATCTAAAAGTTCATCTAGTTGACTAATAGAAGGAATTTCAATATTTGCTAGTTTACAAACATCTCTAATAATAGCCCAAACCATTACTGTTAAATAATCATTTTTAAGATATTTATATTTATCACAGTTGTATCCATCAAGTAAACAACATATCTTTCCATTTGGAGTTTTTATCATTCCTATTTCTCTACGAACATCTTTATCATACAAACACATAGAGCAAGGAGATTCGGCTATACCTTCAATAACTCCAACAAAAGGTTTACTGTCTTCTATGATTTTAGCCCACTTAGGGTCATCTACATATTTGTCTAATTCTTTTGCTACATCATTATATTCGCTAATATCCATTCCAATTGCTTTACAATAAAGTCTAAATCCAGAAGAGTCCTGAAGAGGTTTCCAAGACACCATCCAAGCACAATTATTTTCACCTAGTAAATCTTTGCTTGCTTGAATAAAAGGTTCAGCATCAGCAGTATTCAAATCAATATCAGGTAACGAACGAGCACCTAATATTCTTTCAATAGACATAAATCTTGTTGGGAATAATGTGATAGGAGATTCTAGCCTATCAATGTCGGTTAGTCCTAAAAGTTTAGTTATATAAAATGATGGGGCGGAATTATGAACAATCATATTATTAATCAAATAACTATGATTTTTTTCCACTTCTAAATCATAAACCCTAAAAGATTGCTTTTTCATCTTTTTGACTTCTTTGACTGGTAAGTAATAATATTTATCATCTTCTAAAACTCTATTTAATGGATTACTAGCAGTTTTTGCACGAGGGGTTATTCTTAATTTATAAGACTCTTTACACTTATAACCTCTTTTATCATCCCAAATTGGTCTTACGCTTAATGAATTAACTCCTTCTTCAGCGTATAAACACATTAATTTGTAAGCATTGATAATAGATAAAGAGGTATTATCAAAACTTATTCTATGGTCTGTTTTAGTTGCCTTGCTTCCATCAGAGTTCCTAAAACCAAATATTATTGCTTTTATCATTTTTTTGCTTTGGTTAAACCATTTGTGATTAAATTTTTTATCTTCTCCTTTTTTTGATTGAAATAATTCTTTTTTTATAAAATTATTAAACACCATAGAATGAATATATAATTGACTTGAACTTTTATTTTCATAGACTGGTAGTTCTAATCTATTAGCAATTTGATAAAAAATTTCTCTATTAATGCTATCTTTATGAGTTAAAGGATTAATTGCTAGTCCTACATCACAGTTTTTTGTACTGTTATTGAATCCGTCTCCATACATTAATCCTATAAATTTATTAAATAATTCATCTATTTGTAGATATCTCTTTATTTTTTTATTATATCTTTTATTTCTTTTGTATTCTTCATAGATATAATTTTCATCAAAGTTATATCCAAATTCATTATAGTCATTTAAATCTATAACTTTTAAATGAGCATCCTTAAATTTAACTTTAGGGACACAAACATAGTCTCCTCTTTTTACATTTTGTGCTTCAATCCATTCTCTTTTATTATCTTTATATATTAAAATCTTGTGGTCTCTAGTGCATATTGTAGGATAATATTTATCAGTTCCATAAAGATGTTTAATTTTTATCATAGGTTCGCCAATGTCATAACTAAATGTGTTTAAAACTTTATTGAATTTACCATCTTCTGTAATAACATAATCACCGGCTTCTATTTTTTTTAATGGCTTAATTCCATTAAGAGTATGAACCAGAGCATCCCCAGTAAAGCATCCTCTTCCAGTATTTGTTAAGACACCATTATATTTTTCTTTTGCTATTTCGACTATTTTGTGGTCTATTAAAAAATAATTTGCCATGTTAGTTTTTTCTACAATGTCAACCTCATATCTAATTGCATCTAAATATTTTGGCCATTCTTCTTTTGGTATTCTTTTTCTGTCTTCTATCCACGCTTTGTTAATAATATTTTTTAACTCTTGATTTGGATTATTTGATATGCTTGGTAATTTAATCTCATCATTAATGAAATCGCTACAGTCTACATTCTCAAAAACTAAAGTGCTTTCCAGTGCTTCTTTAATTTGATTTTCATTTAATACTCCTTGAATTTTGTATCTTTCAATAATAGTGTCATAATCAGGATAATCTAAAATAAAGTTTGCTTCTTGTTCATAATATATTCCTTTGGCTTTTAAAAATAAGTCTCTATATTCACTGTCTTTGGGATAAATATAATGGCTATCATTTGCGTGTATTAATTTAATATTATACTTCTTACCTAATTCTATAACTCTCTTGTTTACTGTTTTTTGTATTTCCTCATTATGATTTTGAACTTCTAAAAATAAGTTGCCTTTAAAATGTTCTTTCATTTTTACTATAAGTTCTTCATCATTCCACAAGCCAGCAACACAGGCAGTTGTTATGATAAAGTTTTCAGGAGTTAATGAAAAAAGCAATTCTTCATCAATTCTTGGCTTATAATAAAAACCCGTTGTAAAAGACTCTGATATTATTGAATTAAGTTCTCTGATACCTTCATGATTTAAAGCGATTAATATAATATGTCTATTACTTTTATCTTTTTCTTTTCTATTTGGAACGTAATATCCTTCGGCACCCACAATAAGTTTTAAATTATATTGATGTGCTAAAGTTGTTGCCTCAAATATATCTCCTTGTATTCCGTGATTAGTAGTAAATATGGCATCGTGTCCTAATTCAACCGCTCTTTTACAATAATCTTCAAGTTTAGAAACCACATCTAATGTAACGGGGTTAGATTTGTGGTCGTGCTTATGATAATTATAATATTTTTCCATATTTTTTCTTTACCCTTTCTATATTAATTTAATATTAATACATTTTATAGAAAAAGTCAAGAAAAAAAAGAATGTTTTCACATTCTTTTAGAGGTAATATTTATTTTTTTAACATGATTTTACTTTCTTCTATTTGTGGTTGAATTATGTCTGTTATATAAGTCTACTTTATGAGTTTCTTCTTTTTCAAAAGGAACAGTATTCTCTCTCCATTTTGCTAAAATAGCATCTATCTCAGATTGAGACATAGACTTTTTTTCGACTAATTCTTCCTTACATTCTCTTTTTGCCGGTTCTCTTAATACTTTACGAGCATCTCGACAATTTTTACATCTGATAGGATAAGATAACCATTTCCCATCATAAAATTTTTGTTCCCCTATAGATAATATGAATGATTTTCCACAATCTTTACATATTATAGTTTTTTCTGTGTAGTCTTTCATATATATTTATTCTTTATTTCTCCTTACCTAATTTGTAGATTTCTGTTCTCTACTAATCTAAAGCCAGGTATTTCAGTTCCTACTTTAGTATCATCACTTAATTCTTTATTTTTTAATTCATAAGTGACTTTGTAATATTTTTCTTTTAATTCAGGTTTAGAATCAATATATTTCTTTAAAGCATCTTCATCATAGATTTCACCTTTTGTGCTTTTTCTATAAGACACTCTATAATCATCTGTTTCTATTCCATCGGTTTTTCCATTCATTTCTAATAAAGTATTTAAATATTTTTTTAAATATTCCGCTTTATTAGTATAATGTTTTTGATTGGCATCAATTTCTTGTTTTCTCTTTTTTAGACCATCTGCACGATTTTCACAGAATTTGATGTAACCGCATATACTATTAATTTTTTTATCTAGTGCTTCTTGTAATTTTTCCAAGTCGTCACTTTGAAATAAAACCTCACCAGTCTCTTCATTAATAGTGAATCCATTTTCAATAATTTGGGCTATGGTTTGTGAAATACCATATCCGCTCATTTCATTAACATCCATTATGCTTTATTCTCCTTTTTTTCTTTTCTATAAGTCCCACCGTTAGTAATTTTATGTGGTGCAACTTTTCTCAAAAACATAGCCAATTTTGCTTCAAGTTGAACTCTTTTCCATTCTGGTGTATTTTTATCATCAATTTGTTTCATTAAGGCTTCAGCCTTTTCTTTATTTCTATTTAAACCTTTTATCATTTTTCCTCTCTTCTAATATTTGAAGTGCTTCCTTATCAAGATTAGCACACTCGATTATATGAAAATCTAAAGTCAAAGAATCAAACCAAATTAAGAATTTCTTTTCACTAACTTTTATACCCGTTTCTTTTTCTAATATCCTTTTATATATTGCCCCCTGTAAACTATAATGCCAAAAATTTGAATCAGGTAAATGGTCTAAGGGTTTTAACATTTTTTGGTCTCTATATGCTTCTTTTTTTATTTCTTTGTTACTTTTGTTGTCTATAATTACTATAGCATTAAGTTTTTTGCTATATGCAAGTAAATCAATAGAACCAGCAATATCATAATCTTCAGAAGCAATTACCACCTCTGCACCGATTATTTCTAATCTTTCTTTAAAAATATCATAAAATTTTTGTAATGCAGGTTTAATGTCTTCAAATTTTGGAGTTACAGGGTCATAACCAAATTTGCTAATAAAGTTTTTTCTGTCATATATAAAAGATTTATCCATCCATAAACATTCAAGATAAAGATGCGCAAGAGTGCCATATTCACAAGCCAGTTCTTTATTAAACTTCCATTCATCTAAAACGACTTCTTGCGGAACACCTTTTTTCTTTGCAACTATTTTACTCATCTTGTCTTCATCAAATGGTTCAGAAAAAGAATGTATAAATTGAGTTGTTGAAATTCCTATCGTTTTTTCTTCTCCATCTTCTCCTATATAAGTATATGTATGAGAGTCTTCATGAAATGTATATTTAGAAAATTTGTTATAAACTATTCTCTTAATTTCTTCTATATTATTCATTTAAAGGACTCTCTTTCATCAAAGTATGCGAATTAGGGTCAGTATCACTATATGGCTTTAAGTCATCATTCCATTTATATTTTTTCCAAACCTCCTGAGGAGTTCTATAAAATCTATAACTTGGGAAGTCGAAATATGTTTCAACTTTAGGCATTAATCCCGTTATTCTATTTTTGATGACCTCTATATAAGTGTCATATTTTTTAGGTTCGCACCCTTTTATATAGTCGCCTCTGCTATTAGTTTCCCCTTCTTTTTCTTTATTTGTATATCTATGTACCGCCAATGCCATATGGCATAAATTCCCTATAGCGGAAGAACCTGATACACTTTGAAGATTAAGTCCTCCCGTTTCTGAAGGTGCTTGCTTTCTTGGATGGGCTAATAATAAAATTAATACATTAAATTTTTTAGCAAACAAAACTAAGTCTTTAACAAAGTTTTTTTCCGCCTCTAGTCTTTCATTTTCATTACACATCAAATCAATACACATAAGATTATCAATAGTAATTACTCTACATCCTAGTTTTCTTACGGCCTCTTCCATCTTTTCAAAAAGGCTAGTTGGATTAACACCTAAACTATCATCATATAGAATAACTCTTCCTCTATACCAATTTCTAACTTTTTCTCTAGCATCTTTATCTAAAATTCTAGCAAGGTTATTTTTCATTGTTATGTTTTCTCTTCCAATGAGATTAGTTTCAACCCAACTTTTTAATATTGGGGCAGGTAGTTCTCCACTATATACAAAACAATTGTATCCTTGATTAAGTGCTTCTGCTATACCTATTTGAGTAGCTAATGTAGATTTACCAGAACCACTTTTACCTGTCACTAAAACTACAGTTCCAAACACTAATTTATATATTTGGTCATCAAGTTCTTGTATTCCTGTATATAATCCCTCTGCCTGTTCAATATCAAAATCTTCAGCATCTGCTAAATCAATAACTCCTTCTATAGGTGTTTCAATAGGATTATGTATATATTCTAATACTCTATCTTTGCCATAGAAGTACAAAACCTCATTAGCATCTTTGCATATTTTCCCGTTAGGCCATTTATCTGTATCTTTTATTTCTACATAAAATGTTCTCCAAGTTCCAAGTCTGCGGACACATTCATTTTTCATCTTTATTCCGGGTTCATCATTGTCTGACCATATAATTATTTTGTTAAACTGTTCAAGCCATTCCCAACATTCATTTATCCAACTATGTGATTGTGCACCAGTAGGAACCGATACAACATTCAAATAACCTGCTTCTATAATAGAAAGAGTATCTATTTCTCCTTCTGTTATTACAAGCGGCTTAGTTGGGTCTATTCTATTCATATTGAACAATATAGGGGTTGTGTCACTATCTTTTTGAAACCAGCATTTAATATCACCAGGTTTAATAGTTCTTGAAGGTCTATACTTTGCGTTTAATAAAACATCATTAGTATCATAATAATGAAAAACTATATTACCGTGTTCATCTGCTTGAATATCTGCATAATCAAGAGTTTTTTTACTAATTTTTCTTTGTAATAAATAGTTTTCTACATTAGTCCTATCGTTTTCTATCTCTCTTTTAGGATATCTATATGCCGGTTTAGATTGTTTCCCTCTGCTATCAAATGAATATTCAAACCCAACATTATCAAATAGTTTTTGAACAGCCTGTAAAAAAGTCAATCCTTGGTCTAAGTAAAGGTCTATAATATCATAATTATGATTACACCCAAAACAATGAAAAGCATTGGCTTTTGGATTCCATATAAAAGAAGCATTTTTATCATTATGGAATGGACAAAGCATAGATTTCTTTTTTCCATCATATTCTTGTCCAAAATATTCCATAATTTCTTTAATGGCTTGACCATCATATTCGGCTTTAGCCTGATTAATTTTTTCTGTTGGTATAATCATCAAATGCCTCCGTTATAATCCATTAATTAAAATGGATATTGATTATCATCCACCGGAGCAGGTTCAGGTTGTTTTTCTTCCTCTGCTACAACAGGTGGTTTGTCTAAGTCTCCCCCATTTGCTTGTGGTAATTCAAAATCAAAAACTGTGAATCTTGGATTTTTTGGATAACTAATTTGTTCATTAGATGCATCCCAATAAGGTTCTTGTTGTATTCTCATATTTAGTTTAGTTATTCTGTCACCAGATTTGATTTCATATTTCTTTAATTGATTGTATGCTTTACCTACAAATTGTACGAAACTCCAACTTGTATTTATATATCCGTTTTTTGCTACATGTTCAATTAAAGTCTTTTCATCATCTTTAACTTTTCTACTTGATGTCATTCTCACTGTCGCTTTTTTACCATCATCCTCTATTTCCCAAACAGTAAAAAAGTCTGTCATAATTCCATTCATTATTATTTCTCCTTAATTTCAATTTTTTCTAAATCTTTTATTGCTGAATTAAGTTTGTCTTCATCCAGACAATTAGCAGGGTTTTTAATTCCATACTTTTCTAACACAGAAATTACTTCTGCATTTTTACTTCCACCTTTAGCAACCGCAGTATCAGTTAACTTCTTTTGTAAAGGAGCAAGTTTGACTTCAAGAGTTGGTTCTTTTTCTATACCATCATTAGCCCAATCATAAAGAGATTTTCCATCTTTTTCTGTTAGCATATCATAACGGTTTTCAAAAATATGTGTATTATCTTTAGTTGCATCAGCCACATGAGTTGCTTGGTCAATATTGAATGTTACTGTATATTCAAATTCAAGACCATCTCTTTGAGTGTAACCTAGTCCAACCTTTTTGGGAACTTGTTTTCCATTCTTATCTTGCTCAAGTACATATGCATCTTTTCCACGAACAGTTGCAATAATATGAATAGGTGCTTGTAAAATTTTCTCTCTGAATTTGTCATGTCTAGGAGTAATTTTTGCCCACTTAGTATATGAGTTTGTTCCAGGTATTTTTTCAATTTGGTCTAAGCACCAATTCCACTCATGGGTTAAACTATCAATAACTAATACAGAATATCCGCTTTCAACGGCGTTTTCTATAGCCTCGATATAAGACTCAGGAGTATAAGGGTCGGCTAATTGCAAATCATCAAAAGTGAACTCATCAGCATAATATCTAATTCTGCCATTTTCAGTATCAATGACTGCAATCTCACCATTAGTTTCTTTAGCAATTCCTTTAGCAAGTCTAAGAGCAGAGTAACTTTTTCCGCTACCGCTAGGCCCAGCAAGTAAAACCTTTAGCCAAATTTTCTCTTTTTTGGCTCTTTTAAATCCTGTCATTTTTTTCCTCTCTTTCCAGAATTGACCTTTACCTGTGTTCAATTCTATATGCAT